AGGGCTGGTTGGTGTAAGAGCTCTGGATTCGCAGGTACAAAGTTTGCTCTTGACTCAACACATAACGCTATTGAAGTTAAGCTAGGAGCAACAGTTAGTGGAGTTAGTGATGGTTTTTATAGAATTATTCTAGAGCATAATGATGGTATTCCAATTGAGGCAGAAGTTGTGGCAGCAGATATAGAAACTAAAATTAGAGCTATCGCTAACATGTTGGCTGATGATGACATTGGTTTTAAATTATCTTATATGAACGCATCAGTGGAATTTAAGGGTGGGCGTTTTTGGGTAGTTTCTGGTTCTTTAGGGCAGTTTTATTCTGGTTCTAATAAGTCGTCTGTACAAGTAAGGTCGTCTGTCAACAGTTGTAGTGAGTTACTTGGTTTTAATCTAGATACTAATAGTGAAGACATAGATGGTCAGGGAATTAAAGAAGCTTTAGTACTGACAGATTATGTAGCTACTGCTAGTGGTGTTGGTCAGATTACAATTTCTTCTAATGTCGGGGCTCAGGTAAATGATTGTATGTTAATTACAGATAGAGTTAATTCAGAGTATTTTCAGATTGATAATATTATTGGTGGTACTATGATTGAATTCGATAGTTCTAGGATTATTAATAATTACGAACAGTTAAAAACAAAGGTTCAGTTACTTAGAGAGCAAGATCCTGATGCAGCCCCAACACTTTGGTTTAATGATATAGACAAAATTCATAGACATGGGCTTAAAACTATGATTAATCAGATTGACTATAGTTCATAAGGAAAAATAAATTATGGCTCAGTATCTCCTTAGAAATATGCTTAATCCAGGAAAGGTTGTTGGTTGTAGTGTTACTTTTCGTCAATTAATTAATAAAGACGAAAAGGGAGAGACTGTGTGGCTTATAGAGGCGGTAACTCCAGAACCACATAAAGATGGTACAGGGGATATACTTCCAGAGTATGTGCATTATACTGAGGATCAGAATTTAGATGTTGCTATTAATGAAGCTACTGAGAGGATAGCTGCTCAGGTTGATTGGGCCCCATTAACAAACGACTTAAGGCCACCATTTGTCGTAGATTATGAACCAAAAGCACCAATTGTTGGTATATATTCTGATGTTGTAGTTGTTATAAAAGATATTTTTCCTACAGGAGGAATTGATCCAGACAGTATAGAAGTTGTGATAAATAATATAGATGTAACTGATGAGATAAAATTGTTAGGGGACCCACTTCAATATAGTGTAATGTGGGGTCCTCCGATAAGAGTTTTTGATTACGAGTAGGGGGAGGGGTTTTGTGATAAGGAAATTGTGGAAAGAGTTATGTGTGGGTTTTGAGTATAGGTTTTTTACAGGGATACCATTTGAAGGCAGTTCTGATTTATATTCTTCTATGAATTCAGAAATAATGCATTATGTACCTGCAGCAAATGAACTAATAGCGTTACGTATGGCTTCTGGTGCTAGAGTTTCCGGGTTTAAGTCTGGGGTGTTACTAGAGCCTTTAAAGATTAATAAGCTAGATATGGGTTTTAATATAGAATTTGAAATACCAATATTAATTATAACTGCGGTAAAGGATATTCCACTTAGAAAGGGGTTGTATAGCAATAGTAGTCTTTCAAAAGTGGTGGCTTGTATAGAGGAGGATAAGAAACCAGGTGTTTTTCTTTTGGGATAGGAGTGGTTATGCGAAGGTACACTGGAGTTAGAATACTAACTCAGGCGATTTTAGATTGTGATTTGGCTGTTTATATAGGTAAAGATGTATGTAAAGAAGCTTACCGATATAGACAACATGATAGTAATTTGTATTTTTCTGATGAAGAGGAGGGACTAATAAGTTTTGCTTTAGGGATGGCTATTGGTACTGATAAACGCATATTTATATTTTGTGAAGACCAGTATTTTATAAGAAATATGAGTGAGTTTATGCAAGCTGGTGTTAGTAAATGTAAAAATTTCGTTGTAGTGTTACTTGTTAGTGGCAGTTACACTAATGTTCCAAACACTCCTTTAATATTTGATGAGGTTAATTCTCAGCACGGTATTTTGTATAATATGGGGTTTATGGTACATAATTATAGTAATTTTTTCAAACAGTATAGAAATCCAATTAAGCATATACGAGAGTTTTGGGCCAGAATTAGAGGACCTTTGGCAATATTATTATTTACAGATAACAGGAAGAAAGACTTTCAGGATATTGAGTTAAGTAAAGATATGATAGCGACAAAGGAGTTTATAAGAAATAAAGATATTAGTGGGTATAGTTATGTTCCACCATTTTCAATTGAAGGATTAGTTTTGGGGGGAGAATAAGGTATGGCTTTTGAAAATATACGACTTAGAAAACAAAATTTTGCTGTAGTTGGGGGCTATTTCTGGACTGTAGACGATGATATAGATAGCCTTATTGTAAAGACAGATGACGGTACACTTGCGTACTCATATCCATTAGATACTGTTATAGATAATGAAGTTATAAGTTTAGAATTTGACGGATATAATATATGGACTCTTCAAAATATTGGTACAAACGCTGTTTCTATAAAGAGGTGGCATATAAATAATTATGTATGTACACTGAGAAGTACATTTGATTTTGTACCTGGTCCGTCACATAAGTATAGTGCTTATTGTTTTACAGTTGAGCATTACCACACAGAATTTTCTTCAAATGCGTCTGCTGGTTCTCAAATTCTAAGTATCCTTGAAACTGGTAAGATGGAGAGTGGGTTTACTTTAGTTCTAGGGCCAAACCATTTAGGACAGATGGAGGAGGTTAGTGTTAGTTCTGCCAGTGGAGGGTCAGCCCAGATAAATGGAAGTATTTTATATGAGTATAATGCGGGAGCACCTATATCTTTTTATAATAGAATATGGTTGTTTAATAATTATGATGGTACTGATTTTAGTACTGGTGCTTTATACCATATAGACGCCTATACAGGGTCTGTTGTTACTAAATATCCAGGTGGGGCTTATAAAGACATTGGAGCGTGTACATTTTTTGACGTTCCGAAGTATATTTTTGATAGAGCGGTAGGTACTGGAGTTACAGATCCTAGATATAATTCTATATGTTATGTTAAGGGTAACAATATGTTGTTTCTTAATCCAGATGATTTAGTCAACAGTAACGGTTCAATGACTATGGATAATATTGAGGATGATCAGGCAACTAATATTCCAATATATGATCTAACTATAGAAGGCACAAATGTTTACCGTTTGCAGTCGAAAGCTACTTATTACGGTTCAACTTCGGACTTTGTAGGTACATACAACTATCAGTTATCCTCGTTAAATCCGTTTATTACAAGTATTAGTTTGAGGGCAAACCCAGCAATATTACCAGCTAACGGGGTTAATCCATCGATCATTACAGCTATTGTTAAGGACCAGTTTAATTTGCCTGTTGAGCAACGTCAGGTATTCTTTACAGATGATGACCCTAATGGAGCTATTACATCATCACCAGTTAATACTAATGCAGATGGTATAGCTGTAACTACCTATATAGCAGGTACGTCTGCTAGAGAGGTAAGAATAACTGCCACAGCACAGCAGGCATAAGGATAAAAGATGGCTCACGAGAATGTAATGTTACAACAAAGTAATTTTTGTATGGGGCCTCAAGCAGGTACAGTGTGTTCTATTGATACAACTAACCCGAAGACTGTATTAAGGGTTAAAAATATGACCGGAGCAACTATAATAGATTTAGAGTTGTCGTCTAATATACTGAACGACAATGTGCGTGTGGAGTATGTTGGCCCACCAACCTTGGACGGAGTACATGATGGGCTTACTTTTTTCACATTTGAGAAGGTCAGTGATTCATCTTGTATGATTAAGAGATGGGAAACACGTATTGCTTATAGAGAGCTTCTTCTAAAAGAGCAAGTTGTAAAGAGTACATCCGGAAACGAAAGATATAATGCCATAGATTTTGCTGTGGAATATTATTATAGGGCTTTTACAAGGTCAAACGAACAGTATAATTATTTAGAAATGAATAGTGTGTTTAATGTTAAGAATAGCACAAGGCTTTTTTTCGGTCCAAGTACTGATACAGATAATATAGGAGCAACAGAGGTAGGTGTTGTTAGTCATATAATAGATCATATAGACGGTAAGAGAGTATATTTAACCGCTCCTCTTAAGTACCAGTATGTTATAGGGGATTTAATTACTTTTTACAGTAATATATATATCTATAGTTCTGAAGGGTATGCTGATGACCCAAACAAAGGTACTCTGTTTAAGATAGATGCTTATACGTGGGATACAAAGGAAATAGATACTAAAGCTATTTATAAGCGAGCTAACGCCTCTAGATGGTGTCCAATGGTTGGCGGTATAGCCACAATTATTGGACATAATATGTTGTTTGTTAGGCCATATGATGAGTATTTAAATTGGCGTTCTATGTTTTTAAATAATGTGATGTCTGACAATAATACAATATTTACAGTATATGATGTTGGATTTGATAACTATAGTATTTATAAGTTGCAAGGTATGACAACTTTGGTGGATGATACTAATAAAAAAACAACACATGATTGGGATAGTTACAATTTACAACCAGATAGTCTGTTACCACATACTCAGTCAGTAGCTACTTGGTTAGACCAATCCATAATTACAGGGTATAATAAAAATGTGGATATATATGCCCAGGTTAGAGACCAGTTTTATGTTGGGCTAAGAGATGTTTACTTGACTTTTTATATGCTAGGTGATGGTGACGCGTTGTTTGACCCTTTAAGTGGTAATGTTGTTACAGATTTAAACGGAAAGGCTACTATAAATTACAGATCAGGTCAAACTTATAATGGACACACTGAGATAACAGCTAGAGCTACTGGGGGGTCAACATCAACAGGAAGTGCTTATGTGTGGACTTCTAATAATGTAATAAGTTATCCAGAAACAGAACCAATTAAAATACTATTGTGGGCGATATTTTATATTTCAGCTTATAATCCTAGTTTGAAACAGATAATACAAATTTATAGTGTATTTAATCGAGAGGAAAATCCTCAGTGGAGAGCCCCGTTTTATACTTTAAGGGGTTCACATTATTTTACGTCGCCTGGAGGTAATTGGTCACCAACTAAAAAGCTTAAAGAGTATGAACCTGAGTATGTTGGTGGTGGTGGGAGTGTATTAGAGTATTTGCCTATGTTATACGAAGGTGAAGATCATTTAGATGCTCCGGCCTGTCTTTCCCCTGGTTATGGGTTCGAGTATCCATCCCCGTTTCCTGATGATTTCGAAGATGGGGAGTTTCTTTTCAGTAATAGAATTACAGTATTTGAAGAATTAAAGAGTAAGTTTTATACATTTGGTTTAACTTATTATTTATTATATAAAGGTAGTAGTGTGGGTCAAGTACCTTTTGCAGTTATAGTACAGCCAGATGAATCTGGAAATGGACAAATAAGTCAGTTGAAATTAAGTTTACATACACATTGGGTTGATGGTTTACCATATGATGAGTTGTGGACATATTCTAATATAGATCAATTTGTTTTTGTTGAAGATGCAGTGCCTAAATTTTGGAGTTCAAAAAATCTTCCAGCTACAAATATTTGGGTCAGACTAAGACCATTTGCGTTTAGTTTGAATAATTCAACATTAAGAATGTGGGTTAGAGAAGACTCTTATTTGAGCGATACGGGGTATTGTGAAGTAACTGATAGTATACAAATAGTTAATTTCGACGCCGGCGGTGGAATGTTAGGTATAGAAATTACATATAACCCAGTAGTAGATTTTAAATATGGTTCAACAGTTTATGTTAGAATAGAAGTATACGATATTGCACATGTTTCTAATTATATTTTTACAGAATATTGGTTTAGAATTGTTCCTGATTATAAGTCTCCTTACGTTAGTTATATGGTTCCAGACAATGGGGAAATAGATGTTTCAGTGGATAGTCATATTTATTTTGAATTGAAAGATGAAGGAACAGGTATAAACATAGAAACCTTAGAGATTTTATTAAATTCTAGACGCATTGATGTGAATTATTTAACCATTGAAGAAGTAAGTAGACGTCATTTTAAAATTACTTATATTTCACCAGAAGGTCTTTTTTATAATAAAGATTATAAGATAGCAGTCAAGGTGGAAGATACTTCATCAAGGAAAAACGCACTTAATACTTCGTGGGAATTTTATACAGTAGAGAGTACTGGTGTTCAGATGGTGTTACCAACTCCAGGTCCGTGTAAGGCGGGTATGAATAGGTTTGAGGATGTAAGTGTTGTAATTTTAGGGGATGGTAATGGAGTTGATAAGGACACTATTAGAATGCAAGTATTTAATAAAGATATACATTCTAGAATTACACCTATTATTTATAGGGTATCTTAGGAGACAATTGTAACTTACCACGGGATAACTCCCGAAGCTTTTAAGTTTCAAGGTTACCAGATCATTAACGGGAGATAAAATTGTTAATAAACGATAGAAAAAAAATTAGGAACGAAAGAGTGACGCACCAGCTCTTTCCTCTTCGGACACAAATTAAAAGTTCTGTGATGGTAAAATAGTGGGTTTTGATCAAATAGTTTATTATAAAAAACATGTTTCAAAAGGAGATTACCAACAAACTAAAGGTGTTAGAAGTCAAATGAAAATACCAACAGGTAAACTATTTGGTTTGAGAAAGTTTGATTATATTCAAACATCTAAAGGAATTGGATTTGTAAAAGGTAAACGAAGCACTGGTTTTTTTTCATTAGCAAGTTTAGACGGTACTGTAATAAACTCGTCTGTTAATGTGAAGAAAAACTGTACTAGATTAACGGCAAGATCAACAACTTTAATTGAAAGGAGGATGGCACATTTTTCCACGGGGTGAGTCCACGTGGTTCTTCGTGCCTAGATTTTATGGCAGAACCTGAATTAATTTTTGCATTTAGTCACGATTCCGCTGGTGATACCCCTTGGGGGTTTAACGGTGGTAATGAAGAAAGTCCAAATAAGAATGGTTTTATGGGGATTACTCCAGCTACTGATTTGGTTGTGTTTACTGGTGGAGGAATATTAGGTTCTTTACCAACACCTACTACTATATCCGGGCATCGAGATGCCACAATTAGACCAGCAACAACCTCTTATGTTATTCCACAAACATATGTTGAAAAAGATCAGATGTATATTTGCCAACATGTTGGTTATAATAATAATCGTTATGCTATGGCTGTACATATTAAAGGGCATATGACTTCAGATCTCTATTTAGAAGCTTGGGATGATAATACTTTTAGTACAACTAATCTTGAAATATTGACAGGAACGCCTAATAGTTTGAGTGATAGTCTAATTAGTGCTATTAGGACTACTTATAGTGAACCACCTTGGTATCCAGGTTGGGACGGTACAACTGATGGTGCTGCTTTTTTGAGGGGCGTAGAGCACCGTGTTGGTTTAAACAATACGTCTACTATAACAGATTCTACAGTTTATTATAATATTTATATCCGATTACAGACAGATTGTAGTACGTTTCACGTGACTCCTGTTCTCGGTTTTAGGTATCTTTATACGTAATAGGAGAAGGAACATGGATTTATCAACAAAAGAATTGCCTAATTTCGATAGGTTAGATTGTACAGATGGTACAATATTAGGACGTTATAATAAGGTTAGCAGTGTTAATCCACATAAATGTAGATTTGTGGCTACATACCCAGGCGATACTGAAATTAAGGGAATAGATTTATTTACAACTGGTTGGGAACAAATTCCAAATGGGCTAGTAAAGCTCAGATATGAATTAAGTACAGGGCATATAATAGAAATTCCTAAGTTTAAAGCATATTTACCTATGATAGAAGTTAGTTTTGGTATGGATGGAAGTAAAGTTTTTCATTATATCAATGTAAATTGTTTGGCAGATAAGGAAGTTATCATTTACAAGATAGTATTGCGACAGGATCAGCTCTTGCCACAAAAGATAGGTGACGTAATTATGAGTAGAAAATTAGTTTCTACAGAACGAAACAGTTCTTGGAAATATACTAGTTAGGGGGTGGTATGCTATGGCTGTTGTTATTACATCAAAATTTTATCAAGAAAGTGAGTGGAAAGACATTTCTAAGATTGTCTTTACAAGTCCAAATATGGATAGTCCAGCCATAGCTGGAACTAGATCCCATATTCTTCCTGGAGAAGGTAATTTAGGAACTTGGTATGAGGACACCTCAGAGATGTTTCGTATAGAGGACCATCAATTTACTACTGAGTCAGATTTTTATAATTACCGTATGGTAGCGAAAGAAGATACCGATTTGCAAGTTGGGGCAGGTTATATAGATGTAAAAAGAGTTAATTATAGTGGGTTTGATACATATGTAAAAGAGAACACTGGGGTGGAGATAATTGGGTATAGTGACGGTACTGGTTTTATTGTAGATCGTAAAACTAAACTGGAGTATACTCCACATCAGAAAAATTTGAACGAAATTCATAGTCGGGTAGACAAAAAGGTTACCGAGATTACACTCATAGAAAAAGCTACTTGTACTGATGGTTTTTCCACATCAGTCGGCGTTTTACGTGAAGAGTCTTATGCTAGAAATTATGGTTGGTACACTCAGGTAATTTCTGAATTTTCACAATGTCATATAACATTTGAGTTTGAGGATACAACTAAAATTACTGCTGTAGAAATGAGTAGTGTGGAATTTGAATTTATCGAAAGGACTTGGGATTTTGCACCAACAGATTCTTGTTACGATATAGGAGTTCCAGATGGAGAAGCTGTAACAAACAAAGTTTATTTTATAGGTAATTATACAATACAGGGTAGTATAGACGACATTAGCTGGACTACTATATATACAGGGTCTAACACAACTAACTTAAGTAAATTTATTTATCTTAGTAATAATCAGTATTATAAATACTATAGATTAAACATCACTAATAATTCTAGTTTAAGCAGTGGGGTGTTTGACACTAGTTTTTACGGAGTTAGGAAGCTTAGATTTTATAATTATGAGTTTTCTACAGATGCTGGTAATGAGAGTATTGCGTTGTATGAATTTAATAATTTAGATGCTCCTAAAGTAGTCAGGATTAGTAACGCTTATCCACAAGAAGCCGCTATTCCAACAGTTACTAATGAAAGTACAGATAACAACGTGGAAGGGGCAATGATGTTAAGACATACTACTGTTTCTGGTGAACCAGTATCGTCTTCTTATTCTGTAAGTCTCAGCAGTTACGTAGATCCGTATGATTATATGATAACTGCAGTTTGTGTTTCTTCCACAGTAAGTGGTTTGGGTGAAGATTCTGTTGGTCAGACATATGCTAAGCAGGATAAAATAAACGTTGTTGTTGACGCAGCATTGGAATTTATGGATGTTGGTTTAGATAGCGAATATGTATTGTTTACAGCACAAGGATCCGCTGTGGTGCAAGTGGATACTGCTAATTGGGTAGGTGAGGATACTATTACTTATACTACAATTGCGTCAGGTACTGTTACTTCTGGTACTCAAACATACCCATTAACTGGCTATACAACACGTTATGTAGAGTCCTCTTTATATGCAAGGCGTGAAAATTTTAGATTAGTAATAGACGAGTACATAACCAACAGTGGTATTGTTGCTGAAAATGAGCCTCTATATGTTTGGGGGTATAATGATAGGTTTCTTGATTTAGATGTTAAGAACGCAGTAGTTTTTGAAGTTACAACAGGTGAGGCTTATAACTGTAGATTAACTGCGTGGGATGATGTTACACACAGTACAACAATAAATGAATTAATACAAGGTGACCACGTTAGGTGTTCGGCTATGACCTATTGTTGTAATGATAGTAAGCTAAATCCAACAGAGTCTAAATCGCCTTTAAACTTAGTATACCCACCAGTGCATAATAGAATTTTTAAAGGTAATGTAGAGATTGGGGGAAATAGATATTATTATGGCGATTTTGATCTTGTATACAGATATCAATCTGATGTGTATGGAGATTATTTAATATTTAAACCAATGCTATATAATATTACTACTGATATTTCATACGGTATACATGATTATATTATAACATTACATTATTCATATACTTAATTGGAGAGAATAGCTTGTGCCAGATGATACTAGTCATGTATGGGTTGATACAACATTTATACCACCAGTGGATGAAGAGTTAGATGTTCCAGTACAGGTACATCTTGCTAATAGTGAAAATATTGGAAGTTACTCTATGCCTGTTATTTACTCTCAACATGAGCTTAGATATGCAGCAAATGATGTATTAGTAGCATATTTTAATGAGTTAACTTCTATTAGTGGTTTAGAAAATGTTGCTGGTGAATATTTTGCTTTTTATCTCCCTATGATTTCAGGGGTTGAGGTTGCACTAACAGAGTTTACTGCGGGACAAAAAGATTTGGAGTTTGGGGTTGATGCTCCTGTTATCTACACAACCGGATTTAATTCTGTTTCTGGGACATTAAACGAATTAGTTGTTTTTACTGGGGGTAAAGAATTTCTGGCAGTAGACAACATTCCGGCTTATTGTAGAACATCAGTCTCTGTAAGTGGAATAATGGAATGGTGGGTTAACCACACTAATTTTAGTGGTAACTTAACAAATAGTGGTATACCTATTCCGTTTCATTTAGGAGAGTATAGTTATCAGACAAGGTATAGTACTGGTTCTACAGCAACTTCTGGGTTTTTAGATAATATTGTTGATATAAGTTTTGCTGGTTGGGTAGGTTTTCCAATGTTAGCGGATGTCTGTTCGTCGGATGAAGGTTATACATTTGGGTATACAAGTGAAGTTACAGCCATTAGCGGTGCAGTAGATGTTAATTATACAGATACGGTTTGCTCGTTATTAACTACAAGTGGCATAGACACAGATATATATTGTGCTCTTACGGACTACGCACATGTTGGTGGTGAAGTTGAAACAATTAAAGGAAAATTAGGGTTTTTATATGAAGATGTTTATTCAACAATAGAAAATGAAGTTGCTTTAAAATTAAATATAGACCTACTTTCATTAAAGATATCTAATTTTTCACTAAATGAGGGGGAGTTTGTAACTAGTTCTGGCTTTATATCTGTGGATGTAACTGATGACGAATGTCCAGTATCTGTTTCAGGAACTTATTTTATGGTTGATAATGTTAGGGTTCTTGTAACGTTTTCTGGAATAAAAGATGGGTATAGAATGTATTACAACCCAGAGGATGACTTTGGTTCTATAGAAGGGCCAACTACTTTCACAGTTCATGCAGAAAACGAGTGTGCTGCTGTTTTAGAAATGGATTATTATCTAACCTTTGGTTATATAGTAGAGTATGAAAATAATCCTACTGTTGGTATGGATTATGGTTTTTATAATAAAGTAGCTGTAAGAGTGACTGCTGAAAATTATGCGAGTTGCCCAAAAGTTGGGTCGTTAGCATGGGATTTTAAAAGTGTAGGGCTTAAAAATAATGATTTAGGAGCTAGCATTGTAGGAAGGTTTTATGCTTGTGGTGATGAAAATTTGTCAGCTGAAATTTATCCGCACAGTACTGCTTACTTTTACAGTAAAAAGTTTACTGTTGTGGTTAAAGCTAAAGATTTTGCTGGTAATGAAATGGAGCCTTTCGTTTTGAGTTATAAAATCGAGAATAAGCCTGAAAATTGATACTAGGAGGTAAATTTTATGAGTGCTGTAACGAGATGGGTAGAATATGCTGTTGACGCTGCAGGAATTGCAGGAACAGGTGGGGGTACCCAAGAAGGAACCGGTATCCGTGGTTATTCATTGGCAACTGGTGCTACAGATAAGTCTAAATTTCAAATTGGAGCCGGGAATAATCGATTACACTTAGGTATAAATGGGGATTCGGCTTATATTACTTTAGCAAGTGGTATTGACCTTGACCCACGTTTTATCGCGAAAGATATTAGTGAAAAGTTGCATAATTTAGGTAAGAATGACCCTTCTTACGACCAATCACAATGTGTTTGGGAAAATAATAGGTTGAAGTTGTATTCAGGAAGTTTAGGTTCAAGTTCGTCTGTAACAGTTACTAGTGGTACTAATACTGCACATACTGAACTTGGTTGGGGGTCTAAAACAGAAGTTGGGGGGACTAATAATAACCCAGCAACTGGCTCTCTTAATCAGTATAACGGTGGATTGACCGTGTCAGGTACGTATAGTGGATTTTTTGATGAAGTTTATACAGTTGTTATTCATAATGGTTGGACAATTAACACTCCTGTTAAAGGAGGGTCTAATTCTTATACAGGTACTATTTCTACAGGTGGTATTTTTAATCATACTTCTGATATTACGTATACTATATATACCGATACTACAAATGGTACGACTATGGGTGGTGGATCTGGAAACGTTCCTAAGATGTCTTGGATATCAACTGGTAATGCAGATAATAGTGGTCAGGATGTAGAGTTACTTTATCCGAATTATTGGTATAAGTTGGGGACTAAAGGAACTATGGTTAAGTTTACTGATGCCGTGTTTAGTCATAACCAGTCACCAAACAGTGCGTGGACAATTGATTGTGTGTTCCCACAGACAACACATGGTTCGAATTCTCAGGGGTCTGACGGAGATGCTAGATATGTTTGGGGGAGTACACGTGGGGATGATTCTGGAAATAATCCAATTGTAACAAGTAATTCGACTTTCACACAGCTTGGTAGTAGGGGTTTATATATTAAAGCTACTGGGGCTAATATGTACAAAGCCGGTGATCAATTTAAAATAGTGTGTACCCCACCACAGCCTAAATCATACGAGATCACTAATTTGAATTATGGAAATGTGACGGTTTCAACAGAAGCTGCTGTTAAGTCAGTAATTTTTGAAATAATGTCGGGTGCTATTGAAATGAGCACTGTAAAGTTCGGTTTACAGAGTCATGGTTCTTTCGAGCACCATAATGAAAATAATTCAGATACTTTTTTTAGATTTGGAACAGTGGGGCCTGGGCAGTCAGCTGGCTCATTTCCTGTTGATGGGTTGGAGTGGCACGCGAACACACAGTCTTCAGATATCGCAAATGATATTCCGCCAACATATTTACATGCAACAAAAGCAAATTTAGATGTTGTTTCAGATGCTGATGATTCTGAAGTAATAGGTTCAAGTAGTTTTATGGGAATGGTTTCAGACCCCATTTTCTTGAATATAAAACTCGGTGCTAGTGAGGTCGGGGCTAATAGTACAATAAATTATCGCATCTTTTTTGATTATTCGTGATATTTCAGGTACTTACGTCCAAAACAAATACTATACTCAATAGTTGATAAACTAACCTCAGTTTAAGTAGGGAGTACATATACGTATTTCCATAAACAATTAGGAGGTAATTTATATGAAGAGACTAGGATGGTTGGACGGGAAGAAAGACGAGGTAGTTAAATTATATGATTCTGGCAAAACTCAAGCTGAAGTAGCAAAACACTTCAAGGTTTCACAAGCGGCTATTAGCACTCGTCTGAGGAAGTGGGGGCTGAGTAACCCTGACGGAAACCGATTTAAAAGATTTGATAATATAGATAAGGAGACTGTTAGACGTCTGTATTGGGATGAGGAAATGCATCCTGTACGGATAGCAGAAAAATATGGTTGTCATAAACAAGTCATAGTTAACCGTATGAAAGATTGGGGTATCCCTTTGAGAACTAAAAGCCAAGCTCGTATGGGTGAGTTAAATCCTATTTACGGTGTAGGACATACTAATGGGGCTAAAAAGAAAATGTCAGAGGCTTTTGAAAATGGAAGAGTTATAGGGTTTAACACACATTGGGGAATTGGTAGTTTTTATGAGACACCAAACCAAGGTGATGTTTGGATGCGATCTGGTTGGGAAACTGTTACAGCAGATTATTTAACTACTCAAGGTAAAGATTGGTATTATGAGTATGAGTGGATTAAGTTAGCGGAGTCTTTTCGTTACTTACCGGATTTTTATTTACCTGAATATAATTTATATATTGAAGTTAAGGGTAGAGTAAAAGAAAAGGATATAAAGATAAAAGATATAATGTTAGCTTCTGGTTATAAATTTTTATTTTGGGATGGAGAAGAGCTATTAAAACGCGGAATTATAAGTAATTCGGGAAAGACTGATATAAATAAAAAATATGTCAATGAGCCTGATTTTGTAGAAAATTGGGAAAGTTATAAGTAACTAAAAGGAAAAGGGGGATATTATGCCGTTGTATGATTTGGTTTGTGATAGTTGCGGGCATGTAGAGGAGTGTTTACTAAAATTAGACGAACAAGAGCCGGTGTGTGACAAGTGTGGACTCCGTATGCGGAAAGCCATGTCAGCTCCGGCTTTTCATTTGAAGGGCAAGGGTTGGTTTAAAGTTGACCGTTATGGACTAAAAGAACCTAAAAAAGGAGGGGGTAAAAATAATGCGTAGAGGATTCAGAGGGTGGGAAGTAGAATATGTAGATGGTACTAGTATTAATGAGGAACAGGCTGAATGGCAAGATGTTCCTAAGATTGATATTGTTAGGCTGACTCTACATTATGATGGGCGTAGATGGGATATTAGTAATAAAGAAGTTTATTACCAAAAGAAACATGCTTCCGTTATACCAAATATAACTGATAGCTTTCGTATTGAATCGCGTTCTGTTGGTTATTACGAAGGTAACAGTAAAATTCTGTACACAGTAAATGAGTATACTGGTAGAATGCAGATGGAGGTTAAGGAGGTGGTTTAATGGCTATTGATCCTTGGGAGCTTATATTGGAGTGGTGGCAGAATTATCAGGCAGATCCGCGTGCTGATGCCGAAAATATTGAATCAGGTTTAAGAAAACAACAAACAGCATCAAAAAGTTCGTTTAGCAGCACTGATCCGGCAGTGACTAGTAGTTTACAGACTGCTTCGTGTCAGTACTGGGTTAAAGGGTTGCCAAATGTTTGTGCACATTGGGACAGTACTAATATGGTTTGCGGATACAGGAATTCGTCGGACGATATTCAGTCAAGTGATATACCAACTGGTAGTGCTACCGGAGGTTGTGACGGGTTAGGTAGACGTCAGTGGTGTAACAGGTATAAAGCTCCGGTAGACCAAGCAACTGGTGAAACTATTAATTATGATCATGAAAAGTATGCGTGTATATTACCGTGTATAGAACGATCAGGATCAGGGCGTACTATACATCACGAAAAAGGTATACAAACAGTTCCTTGGGCCCCAAATGAAATTGCTGGGTATAATCCAGATGATAAGAATGTAGGTCAATGTGACAATAATGGTATGGGTAGGGGTAAGGAGGGATTTACTCAAGATTTTATTGAAAATTTACAACTGCTTCCACCAATATGTAAACATTATAAACCACACATGATGGGTTTTGGTGCTGTAGACCCAAGACCTTACCACGGTAATCCCCCATCTTCTATATGGAATGATGGACAGACTTATATTCCTAGGACACCGAAAAAACTACATGATGGTTCTATAGCAGACCCACTAGTTATGATGAATAAGCGTCTGCCTTTTTCGTTTCAAGTATATAATCAAAGATCACAGTTTCAAAAATGTGCTTTTTGGGATGCTGATTTTGGTGGGGCATTTAGATTCGGTGATTATGGGGCAGATCCGTCATATTTTCAGATACAGATTAATCAAAAGGCAGAGTCTTACTGTTTGTTACGTCGTGAGGGTAATATTTCAGTAAAGGATTACACAGATATTGATCCAGATACTACTAATATTCCTTGGGTATTACAAGATGTGTGGACAAAAGGCGGTACAGTTGTTTGTAATGGGGCTAAACCAGAATGTCCGTGTTACACTGGAAGTTGGGTATTTTGTAGGGATAGAAATATGCAAGATGGTATGCGTATTTCTGCAGATCAGCTTTTTGAATTAAGATTTTGGGCATCTGATTGGTCTTCTCAAGAAGAGTATGATAAGTTTTACGAAGAAAAGCCTGGTATTACACATGAAGGTTTTAGTGACGTAACAACAGCGGATATATACACATTTACTAAATGGGTACAAGACGAATTAACTGATGAAGTAAGTGCCAGTGACAGTGTAATGAGAGGCAGCAAACACCATATGTGCATGCCAGCTCCGTTACATATGCGTGAGTATGATCATGCCGCTTATACGAGTATTGAACCTGTTATTTATCCTAAGCATGATTATTACTCAGGTACAACTACTAAATCAGAAGTTGCTTATCCTACGTTGGTACGTGAGTTAGCATCTTCAGATAATATTTTTCCAAATATATTAGTAATACATCCTTACGCGTCAATGGATTCCTGGAATATGACAGTTTGTAATCAAGAAGATTATGTTGAATTTAGTTATCATAATCATAATCTTATGCACGATAAGCCTAAAATTTCTGTAGTAGGGCAGTGTGTACGTAATAGTAGGATGTGGGCAATAAACGTATCTCATGAAGGTGTTTTGGACTGTTTAGAAACATATAGTGTGCTTAATACTATGAGGGTTAATACTAGAGCACAACTTATTCCAGATGCACAATATGAATTTTTTTGTAGAGGTGTTGAAAAATTAATTGTTAAAGCAGACTCTGGTGGTTCTGCTGGCATTGTAGAGGGCCAAACAAATGAATATGGGTTTTTTATGTTGGAAGGTCTTGAACTGATAGCTAATGGTGATAATGAAATATTTATTATATGTGAGTTTGAAGGTGGTGATTACCCATTATTTGTTTATAGGTATAGAAGGGTTAAAAGTAAGTATTTTGGAGCATTAATAACACAAAATGAGTTTAGTCATAAATATGTCGGAAGTATTTGGGAAAATACAACACCAAAGATGTTTAGTCCGTCATGTACCGTTTACGGTTCGGTAAGTTCTATTAACGGTGAAGTAGCTTCTGTTATTTCTTGTTATTCTTTTTTTAGGCCTGATCCCCTTTTGGGGGATCAGCATTATTATTCTTACAGTTTTAATGCTTATTCAGAAGAAGAAGAGGATCTTGACCAATGGGTACAGGTGGGGCCAACAGGGTATATTTGGGCTGAGCTTCCAGACATTAATATTTCTTACTTGTTTGGTTTTGAAGTTATAGAAGCTTTTATGGAGCCAAAAAATTCTGGTACTGAGGAGAGTCCAAAATGGCCAAGTTCTTGTGGTGGGTTTGAGAATGAAAGCAATATTGCTATAGAATTAGAAGTTGTTGAGACTAAAAGAAAACAAATACCACCAAGTGGTATTTTATTAGAATATAAGAAGGGCGGTAAGCATCGTCCAAGAGCTTTTTTTAATAAAGATTGGCGATTGAGGATTAAATACAAATTCGTGAAACTAGAATCCTCACAAGCTTTGGCTCATAATGCTGAAGATTATTGGCCTATATGGAACGCATATGGGGGAATACACTTTGTAAATTCACCTTATGACATAATATTTGATGTTGGTAGTGCTGACTTTACAATTACTGGACTAGGCGGTATGGCTTCTAGAGGTACAGCTGCTGTAATGGCTCTTGTAGTAGATCAAAAAGATGGTAGGTTGCAAGCTGTTGCTGCTTCAAAGATGTTACTGACTGGTATGAGGTTCACATGTAGAAGCATTGACATTCTTTACTCGTATATGGCGTCAGCCACTGTGTATGATTTGGAGCCTGCATTTGGGTTTTTTACATGGAGAGGTTCTCCACAGGTTAATCCGTCAACGAGTCAAGGGAGATCTCACGTTACTCAAGCACCATGTGGTGACCATGAGTGTGGTAGAATTGGGCCAATGTGGTTTCCGTTTAATGTTTGTACATCTGATAATTTTTATAATGTCCTTAATGGGGCTGGTCAATGCACTATGCCAGTATCTGAGGGGGATGCTTCTGTTAAAGTTATGGGAAATGGGGCTTGGCGTTATTGTATGGCTAACGAGTTTAAGTCTTGGATAACCCCTGGCGGTAATTGGGCCGCTGCTTGTGGTACAGGGTTTTATTATCATTATAGTCAAGCTAACACTTCTACTATGCAGTTTATAGGTTGGGCAAAAAAGAAGGGTAAGATTGAGAAGGATTATTATCTTATGTATGATTGGGCTTTGCCTCCGTTTGGTAATACTGGTAGAAACATGGTCGAGCGATGGTTATTTAGAGATTATGCAAGTTTTTCTGATTTCAGTGGTCCGAAACCAAAAATATCAACTGAATATGTGCCTTTAGTTTTAGACAGAGAGGACTTTATAGACGATTTAGACGCTTTTACTTACCCTGGGATTAGTTCACACCCTGAGCTACATGAACCTTTCTCTCACAGATCAATATTGTCTACATTAACAGCTAAATGGATAAATGAAGAGTTAGTACAAAACGAAAGACATAGGTTTGAAGATATCATTGAGGTAGAGACTCATTCTGGTTGTATGTATCCATGGCCTAATCTTATAGGATACGGGGTAGCAAGATATAAGTTTAAGTATGAAAATTTGGCATGGGCTTGGCCTGAATATTGGAAGTCTATAGAAAGGGGAGTAGGAACTGATAAATTTAAATGGCTAGAGTTGTCTGCTCCAAGATATCTGATTGATGGAATTAAAAAAAGGCATAGGCTTATTACTGATGAAGGTTTACATACTATTGCATTTAAAGCCCCTATAGTAGGAAATCAAAGTGGTGGTAGTGATGGGTATGGAGATAACAGTAATGCTTTAGATTCTCCAGATAATTTGGCTGGTATTTGTTTAGATGGGCCATATTGGAGATATTTTAAATTAGAATATGAAGATTATACATCTGGTTATATTGAGTGGGTAGATGAAAGTGCTTCAGGAGAAGATGATGGTTCTGGGGGGTCAGGGTTTGAGGAGGGGAACTATAACATTTATGAGGAGGCTAATAATGGGACAGGTTCTGAAGTTGAGGAGAGTGAAATCTCAAAGTGGGTACATGATTTTGATACTTTATTTGATTCTGATGCTTCTACAGGACTAGTTGCTGATAGAAAAGTAGCAGCAGGGTCTGGTTTTAGTCGTTTTAATAGAGGTTTAATTGCAAAAATACCTAAGAATAGACTAAATCAACTTCCTATGACAGAATCAAATATGGGTGTTGGGCAACTCATTGATGGTGATCTTTCTTTTGATACACCTTACGGAAATTCTGCTATTTTCGTTTGGGGGGCTAACGATTTGAAATCTTCAGCAACTAGATTAGTTATTGTTGGTGTCTGGGGAACTGGTGGAAATCTTAGTGAGGAAAATTTAGTTAATTTATGTAAACCGTCTGTATCTTTTATGGAAAAAGAAGGCGGTGAAATGAAGAACGTGTATTCCAGAGGAGGACGTTCTGGCTGGTGTTTATCTTCTACAGGTGATAAGAAGGAGACATATACTCTTGAAGCTGAGTTTAGTAAATATCCAGATAGGTTACTGCATCCTTCAGATTATCACGAATTAACACTTTCACCAGTAGCTACTGAGTTTATGCAAATAACTAGCGTTACGTTGTATGGGTCTAATTATACTACTCAGACTGAAGAAGTAGTAAAAGTTTGGGAACAAAAGTTCTATGTATCTACTTTAGATATAGGGGGTGCAGCTAACGCAGACGGGCCTGATACAAAAAATTATAGGGATTATGCGAGAGATGGTAGAAGAGCCGGTCAGTATTTACCAGTAGAAGATGGTGATTTGTGGAATACTGGAGCTCCTGGTAATGCTGTTTCCAAAATGGTTATGATCTCGGCAGGAAAATATTATGGGGTAGATGAGGATGAAAAGATACCAGTTACTTTAGGAAATTTAAAGACAGTAGAAGCAGACGAGCAGAAATTGTTATATGAAGAGGCTGTAGAGTTAGATGGACATGCTGAACTTTTTTTTGACCCAGTATTACCTCCAAATATAGCATATTTTATTAAGGACGTTTTAAATATTTCTGATAGTTTAGAGATTAATGCGTGTAAATTAAAATATGATATAGTAGATTGGAAACATAATATACATAAATGCCGTTTTCTTCAAAATGGCGAATTTTTCTCACCAGGTGGTCATTATTTTAAATGGTCAGACTCATATTTTAAAAGTAGGTGTTATATTTCCGGGCCAATAGAAACAGTATATACTCCGGTTTGGGTGCACCATAGACATGGAGGGCCAGACGGTGGCTCAAAAACTGAGAGTATTCCTAGTGTAGGGGACTCTTATGCTGGGGTAGTTAGGCTAGATTATTATGAAGGACGGTTGTGGCAGCTTGGGGTTTTAGGTTTTAGTGAAACAGGTCAACCAACAGATGTTTTAACGGGGGCTAAAAACCAGGTTTACGAAAGGAGTTAATATGTTGGAAAATTTTTTAGGTGTAGTTAAATGTGAATTATGTCAGGGTCAGTTGATTGCTGATCCAAAAAGTACCATGGAGGATTATGTTATAACCACGAATACTAATGTTACAAATATATTTGAAAATATAGACGTGTTACTAAATAAGTATATAGTCTATACATGTATGTCTTGTGGTAATAAAGTAAAATATACATATAAGGAATTAGAAAAGAGTTTTAGAAAGACGTTAACAGAAAAACTTTTAGTGTTAGTAGCGAAAGGGGTAATTGTTGGTACAGAAGTTACTATGGAACAATATTTTATATATTGTGGTAAATGTCCAGGGTTTGATGGGTGTGGTGGGTGTCCAATATCGGTATTTGATGAATGTAAGGTAAAGAGGTTTCCAGTAAATGAGTTATAATCTTCTAAATCATGGTGGTAAAATAACCACAGCTAATAATTGCGTGCACGACTCAAATATAGGCTATGAGGTAGATTTATCTAATAATGGTGATGTAGACGAGTGGTTATACTATGATGGTATTCATACATATGGTTGTTGGAATAATTATTTGTTTGGTACATTGTATGATGATCATGTCGTTATAGGTAGATATGACCCTTTTCGTCCTGTGGAAGCAGAAGATTACTATTTTGTAAAGATAGTTATGAAACTTGTTTTAAAGGAAAGAGTAAGTTCACGAGCATACCCATCTAATGGTAGAATTATGTGGAGAACTTTAAGTGATCCTATATGGTCGGATAACAAACAGTATGATTTTGAACTGTATAATGATGAGGAGTGGCATACTTATTACTTAAATATGGGTGAGGTCCAATGGTGGCAAGGAGATATCAATGACTTAAGAATCTATCCAATATTGGAAAATGGTATAGCTGGTGATGACTTTTATATTAGAACAATAGAGATTTTATCAGTTAATACTTATAAGTGTTTAAATTATAGTTGTAGTTATTTTTCTCAATATGAACATAATTGTCCTGGTATTGGTGAACGAGGTTATTGTAAATCAAAGGATTTGGATGCATTAGTTAGAGAAGGGACTAGATTTGAGTTTGCTGGAGATATACTCTATACAATAGAGGAGGGCGTAAATGATATTCTCTATGTAAACATTAATGAATATGGGTTTGAAAATATAATTCTCAGTCCTATGCAGAATGTTTCTGGTAAATCTTTGGTTATTGCATTGACTAAGGAAATTTCCAAGCTAGATGTCGGTGGTTATGCAGAATGTGATGTAGATTACACTGATCGTGGAGCAATTATAATTTATGCTGGTAACTATGTAGATGATAGTACAGTTCGTATAAATGATTCTCAATTGGCAAGGGAGTTACAGTTCAGAGATTATTATGGTAACGATGTTTCTGTGAAGCATGTAGGTAGAAATCCTGCTACTGGATTTAGGCCTCTTTCTTCTTTTAAGATTAAGACTCACCAAATCTATGGTTTATTAGACACAAGCACAGGTTCCGATTTTTATTTTAATCCTTTTATACCCAGTGTTGAAGGTGGTCGAAGGGATTGGCTGGCTACTGGTTTAGGAGAACCATCTAAAGATGTTAGGGGGTCTAGTACAGACGATTCAGGTATTCTGAGTAGATCATATGACTATGTAGAAAATAATAACAAAACTATTATAGATTTTAATCACCCATTCAATGCTAGTGGAAGAATTACTAAAATATATGCTGGAGTAACGTTGGATAATGTTGGGGGTAGTTTCCAGAATCGTGGAACTTTTGATTTAAAAAGAATAGTGCACCAAATGTCTGATGCTAAAATAATGTTTTTTAGACCTCTTAAGAACGGAAATTTTAGAGTATTACCGATGGAAATTCCTATAAATAACAGAGACCGTGATTTAGGTAATATATACTCTGCTACTCAGGAGTATGTAGAGCTGGATTGTGATGTATTTATTAATAAAGGGGATCTTATAGGTGTTTATAACGCCAACGTTTACAGAAGTAAGTCAATTTCTGGGAGTGAGATTGATGCTCTTTACTACCAGGTAACAGGTAAAGCTGCTGGTAATATATCTGTACGTCAACCTCATGGTAACGGGCAATCTGGTTTATTATTGTATGCTAGAGGAGATTTTCAACAAAATCGTTTGGTTTTGGATATAGATTTAGGTAAAAGAGTTAATATAAAAAATATTTATACTAAAGGTGTTGCTGTAGAAGAACGTTTGGAATATAATATAGCCAGATGTTTGGATGTAAATTGGAGTGTAGATTTGTTTGATGAAGATCATACAACAGGCTATATACACATCACTGACCCTTTAATACTACGTTATTTTAATCATCCTAATATTTATTATGGTAAGGAATGTTTGACAGACGGTATAAAAACTGTTCCAGATGGATTGGCTGCAGATGGGTTTTCAATAATTGGGGGAAATCATTATAACTCACTTTCGGGTGCTATGCATAAAAAGGATGGTGGTACTAATGTAATTTTGTCCGGACCAAAATATTTTTCAGTTAATGGTGATTGTGAGTGGGTAGGAGTATATCTTCATGCTGGTAAAATAAGTCCATTTTCTGGTAGGGATTTTAGTAGTGACCCAATAGCTTTAACTTTACATTTTCCATATCAAGTGGAAAAGTTGATGCATAAATCTCGTATTTACTTTAAGGAAAGATTTAATTTTAGAAGTTTTGCTGTATCTCATTATAGGGGGGAGTTTTATACAAACGGGACTGCAGATGATGTAAGATATGATTTACTTCCATGTAGAAGTCAATCAGATTTACCTGAAGGTGTAGAGCCTACTCCATGGCAGCAGATATCGTTGGATGGGTTAGTATATTCTCCAGAATTTTTAGAAAGATGGGATAAACTAAATTTATATTTAGCACAGAACCCTTCCATAGGTCATTCTATAACTGAAAGTACTGGTGTTTTAGAGAATAATTATGATAGTGATTTTGCTTATTGGGATAAGGAGGGCGGTCTTCAGTATTATGAGACTGGTATAATTATAAATAATAAGCAGTTTGAGCAGGCTACTCGACTAGACTGGACTATTATTGAGCATGAATGGACTCCAATAAGAACTAAAGGTTATAGACTCTATTGTGATTTTCATGAGTCTACTAAAATATGTGAGTTTGAGATATTTTGTTTTGTAGAGAATATACGGTCTAGTATGGAAGGTACTGTAAATATAGATTATTCAGCTTATGAAGAAAATTGGTGGACTGGTCAAAATTTTACAGAAATTGATGGTATTCGTACATTTATAGGGGATACTCCACAGTATGCACGTATTACTATAACCCCTATTACTGAAATAAAGTTTTCAGATATTGTTTTGGAAGTTAGTTATGAAGATGTTTATATGGGAGAAAAGGGTTGTCAACATATGGTTTTACCGGTTGATGTGCAACGTGGTAAAACTAGTATTTCCCAGAAAATTGATTTTAAGAATATATATGGTTTGCCATACGATCTGTATGTAGACGTGGAAAGTAATTCTATAGTAAATGATGGGGTTATATTTTATAGTATTTTGAATAACGAAGAGTCTATTGATAATCCAGTAATCGGTCCAGATGCTTATTATAGAAAACACAGTGATTACAGAATAGCTAATGATAATAAGAATGTTGCTATAAATTGTCCAGTGTATGCACTTAAAAACTTATTAGACGGAGCTGATGCTTGGTACTCACATGACAGAGAATACTCGTGGAAGTATTGGGGTAAGATTACTGAAGGTAATAATCTTAATTTCAGTAACTTGCCTAATTCGGCAATAACTACAATTAATGTACCAGTATTTACTAGAAGTAAGTGGTGGAAAATAGGGTTTTTTGACCCACGTATAGTAATGACTGTAAGAGAGGTACATGTATTTTATCGGGATGAAGAAATACCTGATGTTACTTTTTATCATCACAAGAATCAGAACGTTATAACTGGTGCAAATACAGATATTGCACCGCATTTACAAGATGGGATAGTTGATGGGAGTTATTACATATTAAAAGGGGACAACTATATAGGTTTTGAACTTCCAGAGGTGCAGGAGGTTGATCGAATAGTATTATATCATGATTTTAAAAATGACTATGAAAATAGTCATGATATTGCTGGAATAGACGTTGATACTAGCCTGTGTATACATGGTGAAGGAGATCATTATCAAACAGATTCTATTGTTGACGAAAGTTATTACGAGCACACCATTCAAGTAGTCGGTAGTGGTATATACACAGATGAAAGGTATACTGATATATATTATGATTTTACACAAGATTTTTCAGACTGTGTGAACACAGTAGAACTATTTGACGGTCCTGATATAGATACTAGTAGATGGACAGATTTAGTTGGTGCAAGTATAGAGAGTGGTGAACTCAATATTACTAATTCTGGTGTTGTCGGCGAAGTAACCACTGTGCCATATTACTATGGAGATTTTGATGTTACTGTAGACTTGAGTATTGATGGTGAATTTGAAGATAATCCTGGTTGGGGTTGTTGTTTGGAAGCAAGGACAGACGATAATAGATATATTAGAGTTGAACGTAGTTACATGTTTTTACATGGTCAAGGTGTTTTTGGTTATGTAAACTCACTTTTAGGTACAGATTTAATGGGATATGCACAAACTGATGTCGAAGTGGGAATACAACTTAGACTGTGTAGAACTGATGAGGGAACATCTGCTTATGCAATTGTAGACGGTTTTCAACATTTTTTAGGGGATACTACGGTTTTGGGTACAGATGCTATAAAATTTAGGCTTTTGTCAAATCTTTCACCGTTAGCCATGAGTGTAACTGTTGGTAAATTTGATAATTTTACTATAGATAATTCAGACGCAGATTGGGGGGTAAACCCCGATTATAGTTCTTCATTTACTTGTACAAGTGGCTTACCCACATCAGTTTCGGGTGGGTGGGGGTACTATTATAATGTAGGTACAGGAAATTTTGCTTCCGGTGCTGGTTATAAAATTCCAAGAATAAATGAAGTTCAAGCATATCCTATGGATCAAGATTTTGAATTTACATTTAAATTTATGTTTCAAGGTGAATCTTTTATGGATTATCTTGATAATTCAAGTGATTCTTATGGAGTATCAGTCGGTTTACTTGGGTATAAGGTTCAATGGCCTTCAGGCAAGCGTAGGTTGAAGCCTTATTTTACAGGAGTACAAGTAGTGTTACGAAGGGATAATATAGGTATAGCTACACAGAATACATATTGTCAAAGTTCTTCTTCGTATACAGCACTCAATACGGGGGGCTGCCCTTACTATTGTAAGTTTACTGGTAATGGGGAAGGTCAGTATGTCTTGGCTGTATGGACAGATAATTATGACGGTGTTGATATTGTAGCAACAACTACTCTGAATACTACACTTACATGGGAAGCCGATAAAGTCGGTGTTGGTTCAGGTTATTATAAAGATTATTATTTTGATAGGGTTGGTAGATGTAAGGGTTGGGTAGCAGATTTTGATTTTACTTGTCATAAAAAGTCTTTACATCAAAAATTTGGTTCTGCAATAAAATTTAGTAATTTTCCAGGTGAACACTTATGTGTAAAGTATGAAAACAGTTCTTTGTGTAACATAACTAAAGAGGGGTTTGCTTTCGATACTAAAAGGTTTACTATAGATTTTCATATAAAATTCAATTCATTACCGACTGTTACAGGTGATTACGTTTGGCTAATTGGTTCTTGGCACAAAGATCAGCTATTAAGCGGTATTGTGTTTCCACTAACTCCTTCTTCTTGGATTTTATACTTACAGAAGGTGTCTAGTGGTTATAAGTTAAAATTTAAAGTTAATTGTGATGAATATGTGACCAGTATATTTGATAAATCGTGGTCACCAGATTTACATAGATGGTATCATATTATGTTGGTAAGGGGGCCTTCTAGTTTGACTAATGTAGATTATTGTGTGATGATTAAAGATGGTCATGGGATTTCTTGGCATGATGATACTTGGGGAGATAATATAAGTTGGTCTGGTACAGATGTTACTATCGGAAAAGGTTTAGATGGCTGGCTTGAGGAAATAAGGGTATCTGCAGATTATGAAAAAGGTGGGGGTAGGGTGGATAGTTTAGGTTCTTATTATGAATATCATCTTAAAACTGTACCAACTAAAAGGTATGAACGTTATTACACTATATCTCTTTATGATAGTTCAGATAATGTATATTACGGAAAGAACATGGATGTAGATGTTATGTTTGATAATACATACAGTTACCACGAGCTCTTTAGCACTTGGAGTGAGTCATATTATACGGTTTTTGCAGTAGATTTTGGTCAACGACACTACCTTGATATAGTTAGAAGTTTTCCGGTAGATAGTTCTTATCAGTTCACTAAGACCTCTAATATACTATATTCTAATAAAGATACGGTAGATCCAGTAGAGGCTTTTTCTCTTACAGAGGAAGAACAGGAATTAAGTACAGGGTTTAACGGGCAGAATCATAATTATCCTCATAATTTTATAAGTTATGATACAACAAAAGCTACTTCTTACATTATAGATGATACTTTTTATCAGATGGTTAATCCTAATGTTGGTCAAGAATACGCTAGAGCTGATTTCAAACCATACTTTAAAGGGAATTTTGATGTACAGATAGATTTTGATTTGGGTGCCGATAGTCCTTCTGGAGGAGGTACATGGCAATTACAATTACAGTTTGAAGTTATAGATAATTCTAATTTTGCAGTTATGGTAGAGAGGTCTTTTAGAGATAATTCGGATCAGTATGCTTTTTGGGTTAAGGACAATAACAGTTCATGGGCCAAGAAGTCCATTGCTTATTACCAACATCAACGAGGTTCTTTACGGTTAATTAGAGAAAACCAGATTTTTAAAGCATATTATAAAGAGAAAAATGCTACTAAATGGTCAGACTTAGGGTTTTGGCAGATGAGAAATACTTTCAACCCTGAAACTACTCTTAAGTTATATACAATTAGTGATGCTCCTTTATACCCTAAAATAGAAAATTGGTGGGATAATTTTATTGTCAATTTTGGAGAGCCTTTGTATAGTACTTACACAGATACAAGATGGGCTAAAATAAAGATGTTGAATGGTGATGGGGTATCTCGTATTATAAAGAATGCGGGGTTTTATCCTAGTATATACGAGCAGAATAATGAAATAGGGCAGTATAATTGTATTTGGGAATCATTGGGCACGGCTATTACAAGTTATGCAGGTGACGATAATCTAGCTTTAGGAGTTACTTGTTCTGGGTCATCTTATGTTGGTGTAATGACTCCAGATAAGGCAGTTAATGGCGTAACAACAGAAGGGGATTTTAGTCAATGTTGGGGTTCAGAGGAAGAAAGTACCCCTTGGATTACACTGCATTTAACTGAGTTAGAGCAAATATATAGGATTAGAATACATCACGGATATGAAGATAAGAATACACTTAATATAATTTTTGATTATAAAGTTCAAGTTTCTACAGATAATGAAACTTTTACGACTATATTTAATATAGAATCTAATACGATGTCCATAAGGACTCATGATTTGATTTATCCTGTTTGGGCTAAGCAGATAAGAATATATGTAACTAATTACAGGGCTATTAATCGATATGTTTGGACGGGGGAAGAAAGAGGTTTTCAGTTCTGGAAGGGGGCAATTCTTAGAGAAATTGAGGTGTATAAATATTATGGGTTTACAGTTATAAATAGTGAAGATACCCCAGTAATTGCTATAGACCTGAAACAACAGTTTTTTATAGAAGGGCATTCTCTTATAGGTATTGACGCACATCAAAATGGAGACGGTAGTTATAGTGCATGCTGGAGTAATAATAGTAGTAATTTTACATATTGTAATAGTGACTTATCAGATCCAAAAAAAGTTGAATTTCGTCCTTGGGGTAGTACTCCTAAATATGATAAGTGGGTGGCTATAAAGAGGAATACGGCTTCAAAGTACCCAGAAACTTCTCCAGATATACCTGATTACTTAAAGCATGTTATTATTAAAGGAGCTGAAGATGAGGATGGTACAGCACCTAATCCTTTTGAATATCCATGGTTTTGGGAATCTACTGTCAGCCAGTTAAGCTATGATTATAGTATGTTAGCCTCTAATCCATCCGGTGGTTTTGGGCATTCTCTTTCTAGATCTTTAAAAATAGAATATCCAGCAACTACAGAAGCAGAGCATATATATTTTATTGAAGGTGACGTGTTTGGAAAGGATGAGGTGTGTTCTTGTAGAGATGGTTTTGGATTCCATATATGGATTGATGACATAAATAATATAGACTATGATTTTGGTTATATCTATTTTGGAGGGTTTGATTACACTACGGAACGAAATTCGGTTGTTCATAGTTGGAACTGGTCTACTATCAGTGGTACGCTACAAAATGGATGGAATAATCTAAACCTTACGTTTTTGTATGCAGATGAAATATCTTATACAGAGTTGTCTAATACGTATGGTGATGATTCTAGAAGACTTTGGACAATTGATTGGGGAAAAATAGGTCTTGTGTTTAGAGGTAAGGGTAATCCAATTACAATGTGTATTGATGGTAGTTATATAGAAAGAAATCATTTTGAACATGGGTGTTTCCAAGACTATGGGCTGTATTTGCATGCTAATGATATTATGAAAATCCAGGTTGGGGCAATGGATTTTCATTCTGGTACTATAGAGTTTTTTATTAGGCCAGATTGGGACTGGGATGGTAGGGATGCATATGGCGAATTTAAGTATAGAACTTTATTTCATTTAGGAAATGTCGCAAATGATATGTTGGGGGCTGCTATAGGCCCACGAGGAATTGAAGTTTATTATGGGAATTTATTAAGTGATTTGCATATGTTTGGTGTAACAGGAATGAATACTAAGGTTATAGACACTGTTACACATTTAGCGTTTGTGTTTTCTAATGACGGGTCCGGTATAGCCTCAGACAATAGCACAATTAGAGTGTATATTAATAATTATCTAGTGGCCAAAGAAACTAAACCCTGGAAAGTAAGTGACGATAAACATTTTAACTTTATTTTCGGTGGACAGGGGGTATTGGTTGTTAAATCTAAAGGATACTCTCCAGTGAGTTCTGCAGTTGACGGTGTACTTAGTCGTTTAAGAATTCATAATTACTGTAAGACTGATTTTTCAGATTCGTTGGGAAATAGCGAATCTCTAAATGATAGATATTTAGATGACCCCAGCCAATTTGTAGAAATTTCTAAAGATAATGTAACCTTTCATAAGGTAGGAAGTGTCGAGTTACCATTTTTCTATGAAGAGGTTTCTAACGGAGAATCAATACCTGTATGGGTTCGTTTTAATCTTCCTAAGCATCTTTCAGGAGTAGAGAAAAGAACAGCTAAGATTTTAGGTAACTGGGATATAGGAGTTTAGTATGGAATATAATCTTTTGTCTGGGGCTATATGCACTGTTAATTTAACAGAAGGTAATGTTGATATGCCTTGGAACTCTTTACGAGATATTGTTGAGTATAAGGGTGTATCCACGTTTGAGCTTAATGAGAATGACACGCTTGTTCTTGATTTTGATCTAGGCAAACGTATTAATATTGATCGTGTAGAATATGAGTTTGAAACGCCTTACGTAGAATCATTCGCTGTTGCTTCGGGAATAAAGTTTTCCTGCAAAAATGAGTCATTTGATACTGAATATGTATCGCTTGTTACTTTCATATCTACAGAAGACAATAAATATTGTGCTACAGTTTCAGGTATATGGGCTCCTCGTTATATAAGAGCAGAACATAATATGTCTGCTACTTATGGCGTAACCACGATTACTGGTTTAGCTTGTGGTTTTCAAGTCGTGAATAATGAGGATGTGGTTAATTTTGGTGAAACAGGAGAACTAGACCAAGTTAGTGTAGAGGTTGCTAGAGGCGGTTATACTGATATTAAATCTATACCTATATTTAATAGTGGTGCTAAACTTGCAGATGCTTTAATTAATATTGAGCCTACTTTTACAGGGCTAGATGATGTTATTTCTGTGTCTAATAGTCCAAATGGTCCGTGGGCATATCCACTAGATTCTGATATAAATGTATTTAAATATGATACTTTTAGTTATGGTAAGTATACAACAACTCAATCTCCTTATAGTAATATACAAATTACTTGTTGGGAAGATAGAAATGGGAATTCTACTTCTAAATACGAATCTGGTACCTATTTGACACGTATATTTCGTGATGATTCTAATGATGGTATGCGTTTAGTTATAGATAGGATTACACCACAGGTGGGCAGGATAGCTGTAGATAGAGACGATATAACAGAAACTATAGAAGTACGTTCTACTAATACACCACCCAAAGATTATGCTGTATTCAGAGAATTGTACTCTTGGGGCACATCAACTATATATTATGGATATAGAGATAGGTGGTCTTTAACTAATGAACTGAAAAAAGAGTCTAACAATTCGATTTTTACGACTAGTGGGTATAACACATTAGATCGTTATCAGATAATCCAAGATTCTGATACTGAAAGGTGGGTAGGTTGGGCTACGACGTACGGTACGAGTTATCGAGCTAAAGCAGAACTAATGTTATTTAATGTATCTGGTAGTATAGAAAAAACTAAAAGACTATGTTACCAGTCCGCTAATGGTGCTTATAAAATAAATGTTTCTTGGCAAGAAATAAAACTTGATTGTGAGGGGGGTATATGGGTTTACCTTTTTTGTCAGGGGTATTCTTCTAGTTATTGGGTAAATAAGACAGGGTATTATTTAGCACATTTTGACAATGATTTAAATGAGACATTCAAATGGTTTAACCAATCAAAGCAAATACAAGATTTGGACGTTGATTATGCATTTTTTAGTGTATGGTATACTAGACCCGAGTTTAACACTATATATAAGTTAGCTGTTAATGGTGCTACTTTAGTGAATTATGTTAATGCTTCCGGAGGAATAACACATGATTTACAGGGTATAGCCGTATTACCTAATCAACAGGGTATATGGTTTGGTAATGATGGAAGTTTGCATAGATTGTCAGATAGTGGTTTGTTGTTGTCTGAGTTTACTATAGAAGGTGTTGCTGGTGGTCATATTAACGGTATAGCTTTGGATGGTGATGGCAGTGAACGATTATGGATACTTGATGGGTCTACATTAGGTTTGTTTTGGATTACCGGTAGTAAGAAAGGTACGTATGACTTTCGGGTAACTTTGAATTATCCACTTAAGTTGGAGGCAACTAGGGCTGGTTGTTGGGTATATTGTATTGATTTAGAGTTTCCAGGTAAAACGTATATAAAATTTATTTCCAAAGAAAATAGACGAGAAGAATCCTCGTATAGTCCTGTAGGTGCATCGAGACCTGGACCTTTAGAGCTAACTTATGAGCATTCTACTTATATAGAAAAATTACCTTTAAGTATAGACGAACATTGGTCATGGTTAGAATGGAAAAAGGTCGCTATAGAAGGATATTTATCCCCAGAAGACCGTTATTACCAAGCTTTAATAACCCTTAGAAGACAAGAACCTGTGGATAAGTATGATTTTGTAACAGATATAGATAAAAATTATTTTACAAGAGATCAATTTAATCAAGATGATTCTAAACCAGATGAGTTATTGTGGTCTGATTGGAGAGATAAGGACATAGATGATGGATTAAGTAGGGTGTATGTAGATACTACTAACAAAGAGCTTATAATGGTGCCTGACTGGAGCGGTACAAAAAATTCGTATATAAAAACCTCTAGTAGGGTTGTTACAGCTAAAAACAGTAATAATAAAATAGAGGTTAGAGTTAGTTACAGGTTCGGTGAGGGTAATACTGGTTTAGCAACCGGTCGAAATGAATATCTCTATCTTTATGGGTATGCTATGGATGAAAATAAGGATGGTAATTGTATAGGTGCTCGCTTATATATACCATCAGATCCAAGTACTGTCCAGTGTGAATGTAGTGCAAAGGTTAGTTCGTATAGTACTGGTGGGTGGTATACTAATTTTTTGGGGTATGGTCAGTATGATTACTATGAAGGAACATTGAGGATATATGCTGATACCTCTGTTAGTCTTCGTGGTCAAGTGGCGAAGGGTACAAGTACCTCATTTGTTGGAGGTACTAGTTACTACTGGGAGAGTAACGGGACTCGTTGGTATTGGGAAATAGTTACAAATAAAAACAGTAGTATTGTAGCAATAACAGACTTTTGGATACGTCAAGGAGATAACTATTTTTATATAGAAGGTCCGAAAATTACTTCTATGGACACACAGGAGTTAGTCAAGGTTGCGGGAATATACCCTAATTCATACAAGAACGCATACTTGAAAACAAAGGCCCCTAATGACGCTGAACTAAATTCTAATTATGAAACAGACCTTAAAGTTAGATGGAGGACACCTGTTTACTAATGGCTGATTATGCACAATCTATAAATTCAAATGATTTCTTATATCAACGCAAGGTATATTTTACTAATCCTTATGTTGTGTTTAAGGCCTCTTTAGTAGTTAAATTGACGTTGACTAATGACAATTTTAATTTTGATTTATCTCAAGATGATGGTTCGGATTTTAGACTAGTTGATGGTGTAGCTACTTTAAGAATGTGGAAAGTCCATTGGTCAAAAACAGATAGACATGCTGTGTTGTTTTTTAAGTTACAGAATGTAGGTGGCGGTGCTTCTGTATCATATAAAGCTTATTGGGGTAATAAAACTATATCTGCAAATTCAGAGCCAGAAACTCTAGATGTATTGTTTTACGAAGATTTTAATAATTCTCCACTTGACAGTTCTAAATGGGAAGGTAGTATAGCTAATGGTGTTTCAACATATGGTTATTTGCTAAAGTATGGTAGTAGTTTTCGGGTTACAACTAAAGGTTCTCCTTTAGAGGGTAAATCAAGTTGGACAATTGAAGCTGGTTTATATTGCGATTGGGATACGGACGGTGCTTGGGCTATTAGTGATTATGCAATGGTGTTTGAGTTCAGAGGTACAGAAAACGACATGGTTGTAAATGTAATGTCTAATACCAGTATTGAGCATCAAATTATACAACCTGGTGGGGAAACTTACGAATATAGTGATAAGACTCATGGCGGTTTAGAAGGTAGGTCACAGAATGATGTTTTTATCTCATATTATGAACCAAATGATACACTGGAGATAAGGTTTTTAAATAGAAAAACTTTTGGTGATGTTTCACATGTTATAAGTAGAAAAGTAGAGGGGGATACAAGACCAACTAAATTAAAAATTGGGGGTGCCGTGCATATTGAGGCTCCTAAGCCTTCTTATATAGATTGGTTAGTTATAAGAGAAGGTAGTGATACTGGTTTAGGGGAGTTAGATGGGAATGAATTATATATACCATATGAGAATGTACCACATCAAACTCAGGATTACAAAAAATATGGGCCTGATATAACAAACGCTATGTGTCACCATGAATCTACTTTTGGAGGAGATCCTTATTTATTATCAAATAATATACATGATGATGATTTAAATGTGTGGGTAAGCGGTATTGACGCTGTTACAGTATTGGGGGGGATAAGTTTAACTATAGATATGATGGGACAATCTAAAACCAGTGTAGTAGATCGTTCGTTCAAACATTATGATTCAGGCCACGAATATTATTATAATGCTTCGAAGTTGTCTGATTTAAATTTGGATAGATTGGGTAGAGATTTCTGGCATTGTAAAGCTACTAGTGGTTGGGCAGCTATAAGATTTCCAGAATCAAGAACTATAGGGTCTTTTAAAATTAAATTTAATGAAGCTGGAGGGACAGGCCCAAAGAATTATATATTTTTAGGTAGTAATTTTTACCCTGGAACTTATATGGAGCTTTCCAAGGAGCTTGATAGTGGTACGTTTAATAATACATTAGAATGGCAGTCTAGAAAGATAAAAGTCCCAACTCGATTCAAGTATTATATACTTGATATTAAAGACACTTATGGTAATGGAGATATAAGGCTTCAGGAATGGCGTATGTCAGATGCTATTGGTAATGATACATTGGTTTATCCTGTACAATTAAGGCTACACCCAGGTACATATGGGAGTTATATGGATAATTTTCCTAAGGAAATTATGTTTGAAGGATCCTTAGATGGGGTTAACTGGGTAACTCTTATACCGTGGGTATACACGTATACACCTTATGTTGAGCATTATAAGGGTTATGAACACTGGCAAAGGTATTCTTTTGTAAACATACAAGGATTCTGGTTATTTCGTCTTAGATGCCAAGGTAATTGGGGGGCTTCTAATGGGAGGATTATTATAGGTGGGTGGTCCATTCATGAGTTAGCTGAAGAAGCTTATACTTATAGGATTTTAGGCGGAACTTCTAATAAAATACAACAGATATGGGCACAAGAGGGTACTGTTTTTGGTGATTCACATAAGATGTTTTATGTGGCTAATGAAAAAATAAATACAATAATTGAAGGGGCTACACTTAGTACTAAAGATTTACCAGACTATTACGAGGATTTTAATGTGGTATAGGGGAAGTATAATATGGCAGTTTCAAGTTGGGTAGAGTCGGTTGAATTTGTAGATACAACTATTGCAGGGACATCTACGTCAAGAAGCATTAATTTAACAAAAGGGCAGAACTACGAAAACTGTATACCATTTTTCACAATTTATGGTAGTCAGGATTATTGGGACTGCAAGCTTACTGATGTTTATTTTTCTGGTACTACTGAATCTGGTATAATAAACTTTAGACGTTGGGATATTCGAAATGCTAACGTGGTTAATGTGAAATGTTATATTGTAGAGTTTAATCCAGAACAAGTTAGGGTGCAACAAGGTTCGTTTAATATATCTTCATCAACAACACATACGGTAACTTTGGGTACTACACTTAGTGGTACTGATAGAGCAGCAATGACTTTTGGTTGGAGGGCTAACGATGGTCAACAATATCCACAAAGGGTTTTTGTTCGTGGCCGTGTTACTGGTACCAGCTCCATAGATTTTTATAGAAATAGTTCTTCAAGCAGTTGTGATGGTCATTGGTTTTTATTTGAAGATTTGGGGGATAATTTTAGAGTTATTCATAAATCAGGCTCATTCTCTGGTTCTGGTCAAACTACAACTATAGATGGCGGTAGAACTATAGACCTTTTTAGATCATTTTTATTAGGTTCTTATGCTTCAAGTAGCACTAATGCTGGTTATGCAGATCGCTGGGCTACAAGGCAGTTTTTTTATTCAGATGGGTCAATGAGGTGGGATAAAACTAGTTCTAGCTATAATACTATTTATTGGGCCAGTCAAATATTCGAGTTTGTGGATAAAACTAAGGTGTACGTACCGTTTGACCACTATCGTGATGGTTGGACTTCACCTGCTATAATAAATAGGAATGTTGGTGGCACTTCTACTAGAGTACCATGGAAAGTCAATCTTGATACTAGTTCGGTGGTTGTTGGTTGTATGCAAGGAATAACAAGAGGAATAACTACAAATGATACTGGCCAGATAAATGAACTCATGACTGGAGCCTGGTTGACTGCTAGTGGTACTATAACTAAAGCTAAAACAACAGGAAGTTACACTACTTACCCAAGCTACATAGTAGCAGTGGATTGGGCTGGTATAGATATAGATATTGGTACAGCTGATCCTGTGGATATTATACCTGAAGGTAATGAGCCCAATCAATCTTTTGTAAGGACAGTTGAGAATTTTAGATTTACTCTTGAAGACCATGTGGGTGCTAGAGTTTTATCTAAAGGACAGAATTGGAGAAATTGTGTTCCTTTTGTGTCTTGTAGAGGTACGTCTGGTGACCATGTCAGAGAACACATGGCTAAGGTAAAAATCTTAGAACCAGGTATAGTATACTTTAAAAGGGGAGATCTTACAGGGCAGAATTATATTGATGTAAGTATTGTTGAATTTTGGCCTGATCAGGTAAAGGTTCAACATATAGATAGATATACACAGCTTACTCAGACAATTAACCAGCCTATAGAAGAGGTATCTTCTTTAGATAGGTGTTTTATAAGATCTACTATTTTTAATCCACATAATGTCCAATATGGTAGGGAGGGGTTTGCAAGAGTAAGGTTTACTTCAACATCAAATGTTGAAATATACAGAGGTGGTTCTGGATATGAAGTAGATGTATCATTTTTTGTTATAGAGGATTTAGGAGATAATTTTAGAACTGCTCACACTACTCCAAGTTCTTTTTCTGGTCAGACATATAAATGGTATAATATGAGCCGTCTTTGGATGTACCATAATTCATTTTTGAATGCCAGTTATACGACTAGTGCTTCTAGTGGTTATCCATCAGCAAATTTTATAAGATCTTACAAGAAGTATGAATTTTTTCCAGCATACTCTGATAAGAGTAGTACTTCTTCTTACACTATATACCCTACGTATACAGTTGTTGTTTTTTTGGATAATCGTAGACATTGTGCACAATACACCCCTACCATGTCAACAAACAATCCACAGTTATATTATTATTCTTCATCTTTTATAGGGCATGAACACGCTATTTCTTTATTTCATACTACTAATAATAGTACTGGTAGGTGTAACACTAGTGATGTTGCTGGAGTATCAGAAGCGTTCTTTACAGCTAGAATAACAGATTATGAGACTAGAGAGATAGAAATAACAAAACAAGGTACTAGTTATACTAGTTATGGTACTTTTTCTTTTATAGATTGGATAGGGGCACATTATCAAGATGAGATTAACATTCTTCCAAGTGTGCCTACAAGATCTAAACCATTAGTATCTATAGAGCGTTATTATAGTGATTCTACTGATGCTCACCACGTGGTTTGTTTAACAAAAGGCCAAGATATTAGTCAATGCGTACCATTTGTTGTGAACGCAGCTGGTCGTACAGATAATGAGTTTCCAGGTTTATTTAAAGCTGTTTATAGGTTTGACAACTCAGATATGTTTATAATTCGTTTTGGTTACAGTCAGCAAATTAATAGAGATTTAACAATGTGGATACTAGAATTTGATCCAAGTGTTAAAGTACAATATGGTTTTGTAGATATGACTGGAACTTCTAAACAGGTTACAATTGAGGAAGTAAATATGGATAGGACTTTCTTACATTTTTATGGTTATGGGTGTTCTGGCGAAGATTACCCAAGGTCCCATCTTATTTGTGGCAGAATTAAAGACTCTACGACATTAGAGTTTTATAGATACTATTCTTCTGAGTCTTCAGGTATTTCTTGGTATGTTGTAGAGTGTGCTGATCAAGGTGAAGATAGTTATTGGAGAGTTCAGAGTGACTATAGAACAAGTCTTGGAGGTTCTAGTAGTGTATATTCCTATTTAAGTAAATTACCATATGTGGATAGAACCATGTTCTTGGCTTCTTATACTTCTACTGCACCTGGTGTAGGCCCGAGTTATAATTTTTATAGAGGCTATAACAGACAAGATGAAGTTATACAATTTAACAAGCATAACAGTTCTAGTTACGATATGCAAAATTTAGCAGTACAGGCTATAGAATTTAGTAAAGATATGGCGGTTAAAGGGTTTAAGGTGGTGTCTGACTTCTTTTATATGAGCACAACTAACCCTGTAACATTCGAGCTTAAACAGTTTGAGAGCGAAAAGTTTCAGATATATAGGTCTATAGCTATGAACATGAATTCACAAAACATGACTCGTTGTGACACCATAGACGAGAATGGTATTAGGGAAAGTTTTCACCACTATGAATTTATAGATGATGGTGATGGGTACTCTGACAGCATACAGGCTACTAAGAGTCACTCTTCTTATACACAGGCTAACTATATTTATGCTATTCAGTTTCCTGAATTTAATAAATATTATTTTGAAGGTTACACATCAGAACGAGGTGTTCATGTACCTAGAATAGTACGTGCATATAGGGCTGATACACATAAACTAGTTGATACGATAATGTCGGTTAGTGGTACAGGTTACTTCTGGGTGGAAACTCCTTACGAAGGGGAACATTACATAATATGTGAGGATGACGAAGCTGGTTTTGATTATAATGATTTAATTTATAGTAGAGTTTATCCTACAGTTATATCAGGAAGTTTTGCTTATTTAGAAGGAGACGTAACTACTTCAGGTTTGTCTATAGGTGTACCGTTAGGACTTCAATAGAGGGGAATAATAAATGATAGCAGCATATATTAGTGCAACTCAATTTAGGGTTGAGGAGGATCTTACTGCCGAATTTCTGCCCGGCCGAAGAATTAAAGCTGATTGTGGTGGAGATGGCTATAAGTATTCTACAGTAACCAGTAGATCTTATTCTAATCCATATACTACAGTTACTATAGCAGAAGGAGAACTTACATCTAACTTAATTGATGTACTGTATGGTATCGTTAATGTTGGGTCAGAAGGTTCTTTCCCGAAACATACTCATGACAGTTCTGAGGGGCAAGGTGGAGTAATATCTTTTGACGACCTTGCAGATAATGATATAGATTTTTTACAGTTGATAGACACACCATCATCATATGAGTCTAATAAGGTACTTGAAACCACTGGTTCTGGTATAGTTTTTTCAGATAAGCTAGATAATTTTCTACAATTGACGGATACTCCTACAACCTATTCTGGGGCTGAAGGAAAATACATTATTGCTACAACTTCAGGTCTTGAATTTACAACAATTTCTGGTGGTTCTGGTTCCTCAGATGTTGAATCTTTTCTGGATTTAAACGATACACCAACAACTTATTCTGGAACTGAAGGGCAGGTCGCTACATCCACTGGCTCTGGCATAGTTTTTTCAAATATAGATGTTACAAATGTTCCTCTAGTAACAGGAGCACAAGGAATTAAAGTTGAATATAAATCAGATAATGAAGTGTATTTTAATCCAGGATACGTTCATTTAAAAGATAGCAACTACGACACTTATGTACTAGATCAGAGAATCAGTATACAGAATACAGGCCTGGAAGCGAGCACATGGTATTTCATATATGTGGAAGAACCTGGAGTTGGTAATTTACTATCAGCTGAAAATTTTACATTTTCCAGTATAGTTCCTACTTTAGACTATGTAAATCAAGGTTACTATAACGGATTTAAGAGGTGTGTAGGGTTTGTAGTAACAGACAGTGGTTCTGATATTATAAGGTTTGAACAAAACGGTAGTGACTACTGGTTTGTTCCTAAAATACAAGATTTTTCTTGGGCACTTGTGTCAGATTCAATAGATGTTGCTTGTACTTCACCGTTTGGCGACTTAATTGTACATACACGTGTTCGTGGTAGAAACGATAGTGCTACTCATACTACTTTTTTTATTGGTACTCCAGGATTAAATAACCAGACAGAACTTATTTATTCTAACCAGGATTCCAATATATTTGCAACCAGTTACCAAAGTATTCTAACAGATAGTTCTAAGCAAATCCGTATAACTGCAAATTATTATGATATTAAATTTAATTTGAATACTGCTGGTTTCCAGATGCCGAACTATATTTATGGTACCACAAATATTGTTGATAATGATTTCACTACAATTAGCGGAGTAGAATCGTCGTTCATAGCAGACACTCTGGTAAAAGAGTGGAATTTTACTACCGCCAGCGGATTTGACGAGACTTTCACATGGGATGGTGATGAAGATGATATTCTTTATTTTGAAACTATAAATGCTAATATCCCAGCTGGTTCCAATATTTGTATGCAGTTTAATAATGATATTACAAGTAATTATGGTAAGGCTTTGTTGTCCCAAGATGGGACAGATGTTAATGCTTTCGAAACTTTTGCAGATACACATATTATTATTACCAATAGTGTTGGAATTGAGAGTAGTAAAATGACCATGTGGCTAAAGAATACTGGCCAGAAGAGAATGGGCATTACTCAGTTTGCTACAAGAAGGACTGATTACTCTGGTAAGTGGCACACAGGTACTGTGTCTCATTTTTGGGATAATACCACTTCAAAGATTACATCTATTAAAATCTGGTCTGGGAATAATGATGTTACCGGTACTTTTAGATTGTATAAACGTGGTAAGGTGCAGCTCCCACTGCCCTCAGGAGCAGGCAGTGGTACGTCTGCTGTACAATCATTTTTGGACCTTACTGATACTCCAACAACTTATTCTGGAACTGAAGGGCAGGTTGCTACATCTACTGGGTCTGGTATAGCTTTTACGGGTCTTTCTGGTTATGTTCCGTGGGATTTCGGTGATGGTACAATATCAGGTACTGGAGACATCTACTGTAATGACCTTCATACAGCGAGTGGCACAGTATATATTGGTGATCTAAAACTTTCTTCCACCGATGGAGAAAATCTGTTGGTGAACGACGATCCTATAGCAGCTGAAGCACAATCTTTCTTGGACCTTACTGACACATCAACAACCTATTCTGGATCGGCAGGTCGATATTTAACAACAGCATCCAACGGAATAGAATTCTCAGATGTTTTAGCACCATCATTTGCTGCAAAAGGAACTCAATCAATAAAAGTTGAATACAAGGACACTGATGAAGTATATTTAAATCAAGGAGTAGTACATATAAATGACGCTTCTGTTGATGGTTATTATAAAATTTCATCTCGTTTAACAAAACAACTTACTTCTCTATCGGCCAGCGTTTGGTATTATATTTATATAAAAAAACCAGTCACTGGGAATGAAATAACCGTTAGTGAAATAGAGTATTCAATATCTGTCCCAGAAAAAAGTCTAACAAAATTAGGATATTATCATACAACAAACACTGGTTGGAGGTGCATCGGTGTATTTAAAAGTGATGCTACGTCTGATGTAGAAGAATTTCATAGCCAAAATAATTTATTTATATATTCACAATCAGTCGGCCTATATGGGGCTGGTATAACAACTACATCTTTTTTTGATATTACAACAAAAGTCCCGTTTAATGAGATTTCTGTAGTATGTACATTTGATTGTGACGTTGGTGCTTCTAGCTATCCGTGGGTATATTGGAGGCCAAAAGGAACTTCTAGTACTAACTGGATTTTTAGACCATCAGTAGACGGGAGAGACACAGTAGGGCTTACTGTATATATAGACATTGATAAAAAATTCCAAATACAGTTTACAGAACAACCGGTTCAGTGGATTAATATATTTGAAAACGGATTTTATTTACCGGATGAATTGTATACTGGTCCAGTTTCTTCAATACAAGAAGATGTAGTACATACTTTCACAGAATTAACGGATACTCCAACAACTTATTCTGGCGTGGAAGGAAAATATTTAAGAACAACAGCTTCAGGTGTAGATTTTGTATCACTTACTAATTTAACGGAAGTTAATGTGATTGGTATACAATCAATAAAAGTTGAATATAAAGATGTCGATGAAATTTCTTTAGGTCGAGGAGTAGTTCATATAGATAACGGGCTAATTGAAGATTATTATAAAATTTCCTCACGTATAACAAAACAACTTACATCACTTTTAGCAAGTACTTGGTATTATATTTATATAAAACAAACAATTTCTGGGAATGAAATAACTATAAACGAAATAGAATACTCAACATCTGTCCCAGAAAAAAGTCTAACAAAATTAGGATATTATCATACAACAAACACTGGTTGGAGATGCGTAGGTTTTATACTTTCTAATTCTTCTAATAACATACATATGTTTTCTAACTCTGCAAATAAATATAACTATCACCCATCAATAGCAGATAAGGAATGGACACTAGAAGCCAATAACGACCCTGTTATTACACTTACAGTTCCTTTTGGTAATATAGAAACAGAAGCTTTTTATCTTGCTCGTTCTAATGATGATACGAATGGTGATTGGTTTTTATATAATTCAATCGTTGGTACTGATAATGCTACTTATGTATCAGCATCACATAACACGTATTTTAGATATTTAAGTACTATTACAACTTATCCATGTGATTCTAATAAACAAATTAGTTTGAAGTATAGTGTTTCTAATGAGATAGGTTATAAAGTATATACTAGGGGGTTTATTACACCTGATTTTATTTACAATGGTCCAGGTAAAATAGGTGGTACTTCTGATGTTCAAATTTTTACGGATTTAACGGATACACCAACAACTTATTCTGGAACTGAAGGGCAGGTTGCTACATCTACTGGGTCTGGTATAGCTTTTACGGGTCTTTCTGGTTATGTTCCGTGGGATTTCGGTGATGGTACAATATCAGGTACTGGAGACATCTACTGTAATGACCTTCATACAGCGAGTGGCACAGTATATATTGGTGATCTAAAACTTTCTTCCGCCGGTGGAAATATGCTTGTAGATGATGAGCCTATGGCATTTTCTAAAGATAATATTATTTTAACCTCACCAAACGGCAGTAAGTTTAAAATTAAAGTGGATGATAGTGGTAATTTAAGTACAGAGGCTATTTAATGTCAAACGCGTGGTATGATATAGGTAGTTGGCAGTGGACGGATAATAACGATGATCAGTGGGGGTTTTCCACTGGTCTTGCAGCGGAAGGTCTAGTTCAAATATGGACAGACAATAAATACGTCTATGCAGCCACTTCTAGTGGTTTAGCAATAGTTGATATAGAATTAGAGCAGCAGATATCTTTTGCAACTAATCGAGAAGGTTACACTACAGTATGGACAGATGATGAGAAGATTTTAGTTGGGAGTTCTAGGGGTATAAAGGTTATGGACAAGGAAAATGTTGGACCAGAAGAAGTTTTTTTGTATTTACAGGATTACGCAAGAACACCCGATATTACCAGTGAAGACGTTAGATACATACACGGCAATGAAAACAAATTGATTTGTTGTACTGCTGAAGGTGTTGATGTTTTTTGGAGAAACTCTACAGGTTATAGAGTATACACAGAATTGTCGGGGGCTAAGAAATGTTTTGCAACTCCTAATAATTATTTTTATTACACTGTATCAGGTACATCTGTTTCTGGTACACCACCATGGTATATATGCAGATTAAATGATGTTACAAGTAATTGGAATGAGCCAGATGTAACATACACAACCGGTAGTGGGTTCTTGGTAGATGCTGCTTGTCTAAATGATTTTTATGTAACAGAACACACTTCTATTAGTGGTATGAACAATACATTGTTTGTAGCCACAGATGCTGGTGTTTATGTATATGATGAGGGTGCAGACCGATACGCGGTCTACACTACTGTTTCTTAGGAGGTTATATGGCTTGGCTCTCAAATTTTAGTAACAGATTAAAATTAACAATACCTGCAGACGGTGTTGATAGTAGTCTTACAGATTTTCCAGTAATGATAAACCTTTCTTCTTCTTCAGGAAAAACTGGAGCTGATGTCACACCTGTTTTCGATGAATTAGGAGACGATCATCAAAAAAGATTTGCTATTACAGAAAATGACGGTACAACTCAATGTTATATAGAAATAGAATATTGGGATGCTACGGAGGAGAGAGCTATTTTATGGACGAAAATTCCTACTATTTATTCTTCTGTTGATACAGATATTTATTTTTACTGGGATTCAGCTGCTAGTGGGAATACTGCTTACGTTGGAGATACCGGAGATACTCCAGCACAAAATGTTTGGGATGATAATTTTAAACTTGTAATGCATATGGCACAAGATCCTTCAGGAGGTTCAGGATGTATGAAAGATTCTACTATTAATTCTAATCATGGGACTCCTGGTGGTGGCATGGTTTCTGCTGATTTGGTTGATGGTAAAGTTGGGAAAGCTATTGATTTCGACCCAACAGACGATTATATCAATATTGGTGCACTTAATACACTTAATGGTCAGACAAGTGTCACTTGGGAAGCGGTTGCTAAAAATAATGCTGATTCTGCTGATCGAGTAATAGCTGGGAGATGGGCTGCTGATAGTCAATTTCAATTATGGATGGATTCAGGAAACAATAAATGGCAGGGTATAGTTAGAGATGGTGTAGGCGGTGAGTTGAAGCTGGAGCCTGGACTGGTTGGACCATCTGGTGTTTATCAATATATTGTAATGATTTTAAATGGCCAAAATTTAAATCTGTATGTTGATGTCGTTAATGGTGGCTCTATAAACAGCACAGCATTTACTACACTAAATTCTGGGTCAAGTGGAGATATTTATGTTGGTGCTGATCAAGACGATGAGCATCATTTTAATGATGCTATAGATGAAGTCCGCATTTCCAATACAGCCCGCTCAGTTGACTGGATAAAAGCAACTTACTATAGTAATTGGGATGATTTCATAGTATTTCAACAAGAAGTAGAAACAAATTGGCTTTCTGACTGGGCAAAAAGAATAAAATTAACAATTGATAAAGATAAAATTGATAGTGTTTTGGTTGATTTTCCTATAAATATAACGCTGTCTTCAGATACTGGAATAACAAACACCGATGTTACAGATGTTTTTACAACAATTAGTGGTAGTTCTAAAAAAATAGCCATAACAACAAGTGATGGTATAACACAGTGTCCAGTTGAAATAGAAAGATGGGATGAAGGGGTAGAACAAGCAAATTTATGGACAAAAGTTCCAATAGTTGATTCCAATGAAAACACTGTTTTGTATTTGTATTATGACAGTTCAAAAAGTGATAATGATTCTTATGTGGGAGATACGGGGAGTACTCCAGCACAAAATGTTTGGGATGATAATTTCAAGCTTGTGATGCACATGTCCCAGGACCCAAATGGAGATGTTGCCGACGCAATAAAAGATTCTACTAGTGGTGTTAATCATGGAACTCCAGCTGGAGGTATGACTTCAGTTGATATAGTTGATGGTAAAATTGGTAAGGCTATAGATTTTGACGGTAATGATGATTCCATAGCTACAACTGCGAGTGTTGCTTTTAACGGGGTGGCTACCATCGATATGTGTATAAAGTTAACTCAGCCAGCATCAATCAGAGGAATAAGCATGAGTTTAACTAATGTTTTTTATACACATAGTGCTAATGATTTTATTTATTTTCATGGTACTAGCGATTATTTCAGAATATCAATAACAACAGTAGAGTGTCAGTTGTCCATAGTGTATGATGGTGATACAAGCACAAGTAGAGTGTGTTGTAATGGGGTGTTTTATGACATAACCCAACAACCAGGACCTACTCACGATATCAGTGCTTGGAGTGGTTATATAACTGGGCATATAAATAGTAATATTACTAATATGAGTGGTACAATAGATGAGGTTCGTCAGTCTGATATTGTAAGATCAGATGCATGGATAAAAGCAACTTATCACAGTAATTGGGATGAACTAGTCAGTTTCGGTGCCGAACAAGAAATGCCAACACATTACTACTATGGATATATTACAGAGGGTGGTGCCCCTGTTAGTAGGACGGTTAGTTTATATAATAGAAGTACTGGGGAACTAGTATCTAACACAATTTCCAATGTTAGTACGGGTTATTATTATTTGACCACACCAATGAGTGGGGAGCATTTTATAGTAGCTATAGATGATGATGCTGGAAAAGATTACAACGCATTGATACTTGATAAATTATTGCCGCGGGGAATAGAATAATGCCAAATAATTTTAATTTTACTGAGACAGGATACGATCCTTCCAATTATAATTTCAATTTTGGGTACACTGTACCTACTTTAAGGATTTTGGCTGGTGCAAGTAAGAATTTTTCTTCCATATGGGCAGACCCAACAGCTAATATTGAAACAGCGAGAATGTATATAGGGTCAAGAGGACCAGGAGCAGCCTTTTCTGTAGTGGCTTTGGCAAACGGAGTGCTAGTGGATAGTTATACAATAGATAAGGAAGGAGAACATGGAGAACTTTTAGATAGTGAAGATATAGTAGACATTAATGTAAGCATAGCAGGACTATAATGAGTAATGAGTACTTACCACCAATAGGAACAAGACTACCTTTTAATTTTTCTAAAAGTGGATATTCATCTCCTAGTAGTACTTCTACACACTTTAATTTTACTCCACAAGGTAATTTTGGTGTTTTAAAGGCTGCAGTTAATGTATTACAACCGTACTGGTATGAAACTTATACTTATTCTAAAGAATGTCCTAAATATGTAATAGGGTATGGCCCTGGTGGTATACAAATTATCAAGGGGCGTTGTATATTTGGTGGTATCAGGGATCTTCAAGGTATAATTATAGGTCAACCTAAGGGCTATACAGAAGGGAGTTTACCTGCTTACATAAACAGTGTAATAGCTTCCGGTGTAGGTAATTTGTCTTCTCGTTGTCTGGCTGTAAAACCACAAGATTTGACAGCTTATATAGATAAACACGGTCCTGAAGATTTGGGTGGTGAGATTATTCCAGAAAAGTGGAAGGATACTGGTAGTTTACCTGTGTTTGTAGGAGCTCATGCTCCTAGAGATATCGCAGCGTGGATAGATGTACATTGTCCAGGCGATCTTGGCGGTGTTTTAGAAGGTATAAAACGTAAAAGTAGTGGTAATTTGGGAATGACTTTGGGTGGTACACATACCCCTGTTAGTTTGAGAATGACACTAGAGGATACCCATTTTCCAGAAAATGTACGTGCGTCAATTAAAGCGTGGCAGAAAGATTTTGTTACTCTTAGTGCTTTTTTAGATGGTTTTAAAAATCGTAGTAGTCAGTTGTTTCCTGCTATGGTTGGGATACATGATCCGATTAATCTTAGTTCATCAATACGTATGTGGGGTGGTGGTTCTACAGACTTACTTGGGTCATTGAAGTCGTGGGTATCGAGTGACTTGGGAGCACAAATAGATGAGCATCAATGGGTAGGGCTTAAAGCTAAGATTGGTGGTTCTGGTAAGGGTAGAGAGGATTTTCCTGCCATACTTATTGTGGATAAGTACAAGGGGTTTAAAGTTCTAAGTGGTTATATAGATACGCATTGCCCAACAGACCTTAGTTTAAGTATTACAGGGGTTAAGTCGTCTTCTAAAGATTTGGGCGGTTTAATGCATAGTTGGCACGAAAGGTGTTTTGGTGGTTTAATCGATACACACGGACCAAGGAATCTTGGTTCAGTTATTCGTGGTTGGTTTTCAGATGTAAATAATTTGGGAGCTGCTATTAAAGTGTGGCGTTCTGGTACTAAAGACCTTGGTAGTTATATAGATATGCATTTACCAGTGGATTTAGGTTCAGACGTTGGTATGCATGCTCCATCTAACCTTTTTGCGTCTGCAGATAGTCATAAGTATGAAGAGTTGTGGATTATATTACGTACATGGCATCGCGGTATTCAAGTTGACTTACATTCGTACATTAGAGGTTGGCAAGACGGAAACATTTCTGCTACATTAGGTGCTCATAATCCTAGAGATCTTAGGGTGTACATGAGAGCTTGGCAACGTGAAGTTTTTTTAGATTTTCCTGCCAATATTTATGGTTGGCAACAAGGTCAAGATATTAGAGCAGAAATTGATGCTCATTCTCCAAGGGATATCAAATTTATAATTAGAGGTTGGAAGCGTGAAGCTCAGAAAGATCTTTCTGCCGCATTTTGGGGTTGGGAACAAAGAGGTTTGTCTGCTTATTTATTTCCACACCCATACCACGATTTACTAGCAGTAATTAGACCATGGTACCGTGGTTTAAGTGGTGCTCTTGCCGCTCAGTTAAGGGTATGGCAGGATGGTAATCTGTCTGCCATCTCTGCTGGTCACGTGTGGGGAGTGTTGACAGCAAAAGTATTACCTCACCCACCACCACCATTACCAGCAACTATTCGTGGATGGCAACGAGATTTACAACAAAATTTACTAGCAAATACTTATGGTTGGGGTAAGGGGGATATTAGTGGTACTGTAGGGGCTCACCAGTGGAATATGTTGACTGTTATAATGAAAGGAGTATTCCTTGGTGCAGAGAGGGATATTACTGGTAGTATGTATGGCTGGGATCGTGGAAACCTTGGCGTTATAATTGATAAGCATAGTCCTAGAGACTTGGGTATATTATTAAAAGGCGTGGTTTTAGGAGTAACTACAGACCTTTCTGCTAATTTCTGGGGTTGGGAAGAGAGGTGTTTGGGTGTAACCACAAAAGGCGGGCATTTACCTAGAAATCTTATTGCACACGTACGTATATGTCAAAGGGATTACCTAGATTTGTCTTCTAATATGCATGGTTGGGCTGAGATTGATCTTGGGGCTATTGCAAGTGGACATTTACCAGGAGAAATACCTGCTACGATCAGGTCTTGGTATAGGGGAAACACCAAGGATTTGGTTGGGCTAATTTACGGTTGGCAAGATGGAGATTTGGGGGGTATTATAGGCGGGCATTCACCTGAAAATTTAAGGGGTATCATTAAGGTTTCTGAGAGAACGTTCCGGTTATTTCCAGCTAGTATCTGGGGTTGGAAAACTAAAGATCTTAGTATGACTTTAGGAGGTACACATGCCCCTGTCGATTTACAGGCTTACGTAGATGTAGCACAGCGTAAAACTAGATTACTTAATGCCCTTATACGTGGTTGGCAGCGGTTAGACTTGTCGGCTTTTATTAATGTTGTACATCTATATGATTTATCAGCAGTGTTGCAATCTATACCACCAAAAAATTTGCCGGCGTATTTAAAAGTACGGCCACAAAGCACACTTTCAGCCAATACTTACGGTTGGGGAATGCTTAATTTAGGTGCAGTAATCATTAGAATTTATGATGTAGCTCTACCTGCTAAAATTCATGGCAGAGATGATATGTTTAGTAATCTTCAGGCAAAATTGAGAGGTGTAGGTACTTCTGTAGTAAGAAACCTCACTTCTTTTGTAAGAAACATGCATTATCGTACTTTATCAGCTTGTTTAAGAGCTACATACCTTGCTAGTATACAGGCTTATTTACGTGCAATACAGCCTAGAGACCTTAACGCTAAAATACATGCTTGGCATACTAGAGATTTACAGGGTATATTAAATGGTTGTGATTACCCATGGAATCTAACTGCAGCGATTTGCCCTACAGGTGGGTGGGATTTACTGACAGCTAATATTTTTCCTAAAACAGCTATTGCTATTTACACTAATCTTAAAGCCAGTGTACACCCATGGGAAATTCGACATTTAATGTCAAGTATTACAGGAGCAAATGCTCCATTCCTTAGAGCTATAATAACCCCTTTGGGTTATTCAAGTGCTTTACACGCAAGTATTAGACCTAAGATGATTAGGTTGACTACTGTCATAGATATACCTACTATGAATCATAAGGATTTATCTGCTATTATTAACTATCCTTGTTTTAAAACTGGTTGGAGTGACCTTGGTACTTATATTTGTCCAATATTTAAGAGTGATTTGTATGCTTACATTAAAGCTATTAGGTATAATTATAAGCCTGCCTTGCTTGGAGCCAAAACTGGGTATACAGACTCAATTTCAGAGGTTGACAAATTGAAATTATGTATTACCATATACCCAAACGAAGTTATTTCTGAAGATAAACTTAAGGTATATTTTACTATATTTAGTGCTGGTAATTTATTAAGTGCATATATAAAAAGTATTATGATGCACAAACAACTCACAGCCACTATTGTTGCTGAAGGTATAGATCATTTTGTATATCCAACACTTGTTAAGAATAGAGAAGTTGTTATACATAAAACATACGAAGGTGTTTTTAAACAGTTTGAATATGTAGAATTTGCTTTTAAGTCAATAGTTGAGGATTATTACTACAGCTCGGACGGAAATTATGTTTGGAAGAAAGATAGAGTTGATAGGTGGGTGTTGGATGTTAAATCATATCTCCCAACCGATACATCTTTAAGATTGAAGAGAAGATTACATAAAGCTACTACACTTTATGACTTTAGAAAATTTCCATCGGTTGATGCTGCAATGAAGTATGCTATAGCTTATGTAACTGAGCATCCTTATGGTAATTTAGGGGCCACAATATATAACAAAAGCAGGTATGAGGGTTTAACTAGTACTATTAATCCAAAATATGTACATAGCACTTTGACAGGTTTAGGTGCAAATATTATTCCAGAAGATTTTACAATAATTCTTAGTGCAGGGGATGGAATTTTAAAAATTTAAAAAAAAATACTTGACAAATAGAAATGATGTATTATATTATTATACAGGAAAAGGTACCTGCAAATAAACTGGTCATTGTAGGGTAGATAGACATTTATATACGGAAGAGGTAAGTTAATAACTCACGATTAGTGTTTATAGTTGAGTATTAACAAATTATATTTAATATTTATGATTATAAGAGAACTAAAATTACGATTAACAACCAAGCAGAAAAGATTACTTAATCAGTGGCTATTCAATTTGACTGGGGTGTATAACTGGGCGATTAGAAAAATTGAATTAAACGCCCAAAATGGGGTTTATTTTAGTAAATTTGATTTTGCTAACAGTTTACCGAAGCATAGCAGAACACTTGAAGTTCCATCCCATACTGTCCAGGGTATTTTGAATCAAGCTTATACAACGTGGCAACGGTGTTTCAAAAAGATTTCTAAACAGCCTAAATTAAAATCTGTTAGGAATAAATTGAATTCGATTCCGTTTCCAGATCCAATTCCTTCAAATAGATTAAAAGATAGACTTATTAGAATTCCAAGATTAGGCTGGGTGAAATTTTATAAACAAAAGCTTCCTGATGGTATAATTAAGAATGCCAGGATTATCAAAAGAGCTTCTGGCTGGTACCTTCAGTTAACCATAGATACAAATTATAAGTTTCCAGTGAAGAAAACTAGTGCCAAGGTTGGAATTGATACTGGTTTCAAATATCTAGCAGTTCTTTCTGACGGTATAAAAATCAGTAACAAACGGCACCTCGTTAAAGGTCAGAAACGTTTAGCTCAAGCTCAGCGTGGTAAACGAAAGAAACTAACTGCCCGTTTACACGAACGAATTAAATTTAGACGAAGAGACCATAATCATAAGGTTTCTAGATATATTGTGGAAGATTATTCGGAGATTTACATTACAAATGATAACTTAAAAGGACAGTCTAAAATCTTCGGAAAGTCTATTTCAGACGCAGGTATTTCCCAATTAAGGCAATTCATTATCTACAAGAGTGACATTCACAGTAGGAAATGTTCCTTAGTTGATTCAAAATACACCACCATGACTTGCTCGATTTGCGGAGCCAAAACTGGCCCCTCAGGATTGAGCAAGCTTGTTGTAAGGAACTGGGAATGCAGTGCTTGTGGGGCACAGCTCGATCGCGATCTTAACGCGGCTAAAGTAATTCTCTATTCCGGGCTGGGATACAGCCTCGATAACGTTAAAACTCACGCCTGTAAAGGGCCGGAGAACTTTAAACTGGAATCATCGGGAGGTGTTTGATGGGTATCAATTTTACTATAAGTACTGACTCGCTTCAGCGAGCTATTAAAGTTTTAAGCGTTGTTGTAAGAGCCAACGCTGTAGATGCAACTGGACGTATTTTGATTGAAGCGACTGAGAATAAAGTCGATTTAATTGCAAACAATGGTATTACTGCAATAATTTTTAGTGCTGATAAGGTTAAGGTAACTGAACCAGGCACAACTTCTATAGCATTCAGCAAAATTAGATCTTTTGCCATGTCTTTTAAACAGTGGGACGGAGAGACTGGAGCAAGAGAATTCGGATTTACATCTGATGAGCGTATAATTAAGGTTTCAGTTAGCAACATTTATGAGAATGGTAAATCCTCAAAAGGCAATCTAAAACTCCCAGTGTTTAATCCTGCACTTGTTTCAAAACCATCAGCTTTTGGAAAACCTGAATTTGTTATGAATTCTTCTATATTCAGGGCTGCCACAAGTAAAGTTTTGTATGCTATTAATCCGCAAGTAGATGTAAATTACATAGCTTTACAAGGTATGAATATGAATTTTGATGAAGATCATATTTATTTTGTTGGTTGTGATGGTGTGGCTTTGTCTGAGTATCAAGTAAATAATGTAACGGATAAAATTGATGGGTCAGTTAATCTTCAATATGATTTCTTTATGGGGCTTAGACGCTTATTAAATGAGAACATGCAGTCGTTTTGGGAAATTACCGGTAACAGAGTAGCTGTTAAATTTGACGATATTGTTTTTATCGGTCGTACTATTATAGGGCATGAATATCCTGAATATAGAGCATCGTTGGATAATTATACAGATTATTTGAACTTAAGTAAGGAATTTCTTATGACAACATTGGCTCCATTCATGGATGTTCTTGAGCCTGAAGATCATTTTAGGTTGACTATGGAAATTAAAGATAAAACTTTGAAGTTCTTTAATGATTTTGCAAATATAGAAACAGAGCAGAATATTCAGGGTGGTTTAGACTTCTCAATTGATATAAATGGTAAGCTTTTGATTCAATCAGTAGATGCTATTAGGGATGATAATGTGTTATTTAAATTTTCAGACGGAGAGAAACCAATCATATTTGATTCCAGTACGTTTAACGATCAGAAATCTCTTATACAGCCACTTATTAAGAGGTAATATGGAAAATGACTTAAAAGAACAAATTCGTAAAGCATTAACTCTACAAGACCAAACTACTATTTTTTATAGTGGGGTTGAACACGATTTAGAAGAAGCTTGTGCTGCTTTTTTAAAGTTTAAGGGATATAGGGTTATAAATCCTACGGATTATAAGTATAACATTCGTAATATAACTGATCTTGCTAGCTTTTTCTACGCTATGCTAGATTCTAGGCACCCTGAGTACATAAATGTGTACAGAAATTTGGGCCGTGACAGAAAAATAGCTTCTTTATTCGTTAGAAACAGAATGGAAACCACAGGTAACAGTAAAGAAATAGCTCTTAAAGAGTGTGCTGCTATCATCGATACTGTTTTCAAATACGAAAAGAAATTTAAGTTTAGAACTGACATATATTTTGGTATGTTCGGACAAGCTAATCTTAGTTGGGTTACAAGAAGGGCTGTTGAGTTAATGAACAAGAAGATGGATGACGCACGTAGAGAAAGAAGTCGAAAAGACGTAGAACGTATTGAGCATGAACAACAAGCAGAATATGATTTAGGGTTTAATAACATTGATTCTATTCTTGAACGTATAGAGGGGGAGGAGAATGGCGAATAAGAAACAGAGTAAGTCTGTCAAAGGAGATGTCAAAAAAGAAAGCAAGAAAGATGTCAAGGAAGATTCAGCAGAAGCTGCGTTTGAACTTGCTAAAAAAGCAGTGGAAAAGAAATACGGTGAGGTAGTTTCTACTTTGGCAGAACATGGAGACATGGATATTCCTACTGTCAGTACAGGGTGTCTTAGTCTTGATCTCGCTCTTGGTTGCGGAGGTATGGGATTAGGTAGGGTTTATGAAATTTATGGGCCAAGTAGTAGTGGTAAGAGTACATTAGGTGTAAATGTCGTGATTCAGGCCCAGAGAAGAGGTATGCGGTGTTGTTATGTCGACGCTGAACATGCTGTGGACCCGAAACTATTTCGTGCCTATGGAGTTGATACTAAGAATTTACAATTAGTGCAGGGTTATGATGGTGAGGAAAACCTTGATATCTTGGAGAGATTTATTAAGACTGACGCGTTTAGTGTAGCTGTTGTCGACAGTGTCAGTGCTCTTATACCACGCGTTGAAGCAGAATCAGATATTGATAAAGATCAGGTTGCTTTACAAGCCAGACTTATGAGTAAAGCTTTACGTAAAATTACTCCTATTGCAAACCAAACTCAGACATTACTTATATTTATTAATCAGCTTAGGATGAAGATTGGGGCTTATGGTAATCCAGAAACTACAACTGGTGGGGAGGCTCTGGCGTTTTACTCTACAGGTAGGATTTCTGTACGTGGTCCAGAGGCTAAGAGTAGGCGACTTATTGATGATGTAACTGGTGAGGTATTTGGACATAGGGCAGAATTCGAGATTGTTAAGAATAAATTGGCTGCACCTTTCAAAAAATCAGCGGTGAAGCTTATTTATGGTGAAGGTTATGACGCTGCTTGGGAAGTACTTGATATAGCAACAGGGCTTGGTATTATTGATAAAAAGGGTGCTTGGTATAAATACGAAGGGGAGAACGTTGCACAGGGTGAGACAAATGCAGTAGTTTTTTTAAAAGACCCAGATAATGCTAAGGTATATAAAGTTATTAGGGATAATGTGATTAATCAAATTGGTTTAAAGGATGTCTATGAGCGTCATGGCCACAAAGGTCCACTCTATTCTTAACAATATGTTTCCGGCAAACCCGCATAAGAGGGTGTTCCTTGAACATTATGTTAAGTATAAGGGAAGTCGTCTGTTCTTTGACTTTTATATAAAAGAGTTGAGTGTGTTTATAGAAGTACAGGGAAGACAACATGTGCAATTTGTGAAGCATTTTCATGGGACTATTGACTCTTTTTATAAACAAAAGATAAGAGACAATTTTAAGATAGAATATGTACAAGAGCACAACCAGTGCCTTGTTAGAATATATGATACAGAAGAAGTTACAGAAGAATTAGTACGTGAAAAAATAACTAAAGCTATGGAGATGTGTTTTTATGAGTGAACTTCTTATAAGTATACCTAAAGAAGAACGTGAGGATGGTAGAACTCCTGACTCTATTAAGTATAAAAAAGATTGTCCAGATTTTGTTTGTTTGGAGGATGGTACTATTACAAAAGAATATAAGTATTGTAATTTAAGTTTACAGTGTCGTCAAGTTGATATTGTAAAAAACTGTGAGACGTTTCCTATGGAAGCTAATTATTTACCAGTTTATGATGCTGATGGACGTCTTCGTTCTCACGAGTTATTTTGTACGGGAATGCATGATATTCGTTCTTATGTGGAAAGACTTGAAGACGACAAAGTGTCTTAGGAGATTATATGAATCCTGATGTGTTATCATTTCAGAATATAAAAATCAATCATGATCTATTGAATGAGGTTTGGAAGTTTGACCCACGAACCTTAGATACTTTAAAGGGAGCGAAACTAAGTTCATACGCTATGGCTTTGGCTCAATATCTTATTTACTTTACATATCAATGTAATCTATCTAAGGCAGAAATACATAGGCTGAACACGTTTATAGAGAGAACTATTTCTTTAACGTTATCTGCTGACCCGTCATTATTGAAAGAATATAAAACAAAGAAGGCAGCTGCCGAATATCTAGTGTCTATTGATATGAAACTAATGGAGGCTCAAAGCAAGCTAGAGGCCCTAAAAAAGGAGATAATGCAAACAGAGGGTATGGATAAGGTAATAAGTGAGTTAATAGCCACAATCAAGCGTGAGCTCACTAGAAGGGAAAATGAATTGTATCAAGTAAGGATGGAGCGTAGATAATGGATCAAGATATTAAAATGCGAGAGTTGTTTTGTAGGCCAGCGGATGAGAGAGCCCTGCTTGCTTATTGTATGCACGATCTAACGAGTTATTTTGCAGTTTGTGCTAGGCTTGATGCTAATGATTTTTTGTATAGTCAGCATGAAACTATGATGTTGTTACTTCATTCATTGTCAACTAAAGGATCGGAAAAATTCGATACTCATTTGATAATGTCAGAGGCGTCTGCACAGGGTATATTAGAAGATATTGGAGGAGCTAAGTATGTTCAAACTATATCTAATATGAATGTATCGGCACAGAATTTTGAAATACATTTGAATGCTGTAGTTGAGGCGACTACTAAATATAAATTATACAGGTTGTTAAGTGAGCAAACGGTTAATCTAGGAGATAATGCTAAAGATGGGTTATCAAGTGCAGATTTACTAAGCTCTGTGGAAGCTGAGATTATGGATTTGTCAATGAGTGGATTTAATATAGATGAACCTATTAATTTGGCAGAAGGTTTGGATGAGTTTCTTGACAAACTTAAAGATAATAAGATAGATTTAAGTGGGTTGTCGACTGGTTACCCAGTTCTTGATAAACAGATAGATGGTATGATAGCAGGTACGTTGTTAGTGGTAGCAGCTCGCAAAAAGATGGGAAAGAGTGCTTTGTTAACTAATATAGCTACTCATGTAGCATACAATCTAAACACACCAGTACTTTATGTTGATACAGAGCTGTCATTTGCTGAATGGAGGACTAGAGCATTAGCTAATTTGTCGGGTGTTAAGGAACGTAGCATTAAACATGGTGGTTACGATGATTTTACTTATAACAAACTTAAGAAGTGTTCTAAAATTGTAGGTAATGGTAAGTTGTTTCATGAGTTTATGCCAGGTTATTCTGTAGATAAATTAGTAGCTCTGTATAAAAAATATAGATATAAAGAGAAAATTGGTTTAATAGTATTTGATTATTTAAAAGAGCCTGATAGCACATCAATTGATAGGCAGCGTAAGGAGTATCAGGTACTAGGTGATGTTACTACTAAACTTAAGGATTTGGCCGGCCAGTTAGATATACCAGCTATTACAGCTGTCCAATTGAACAGAAGTAATGATGTTGCGGATAGTGATAGAATTGCTCGTTATGCTGACGTTGTATGTCATTGGGCACAGCGTGACGACGAAGAAAGAGATGAGGGTGGGGATGTAAGTGGTACCCATAAACTCATCATTAGAGACACAAGACGTGGTGGTGCTACGAGTGAACACGGTATAGGTTATATGTTCTTTAAAGAGACTTTAAATATACGAGAAGTACCAATTGATAGGCAATATTTTACTAATTTCGAACGAATTGTAAATGAAGATAGTGCAGGAGAGCCTTGTGATTACGAAGGGTATGAAAACGAAAAGTTATCTTAGATATAAAGACAAAAAATTAGAGAATCTCAAGGAGAGACTTGATTATCTAAAGCACTCGGTAGACCCACAATATCTATTAAAAGAGTTAGGGTTTGAGTATACTAGAGAAACTTCTAAAGAGCTACGTAGTAGATGTATTATTCATGGTGGTGATAATAAAACTGCGTTTAGATTTAATAAAGATACTCGTACATGGGTGTGCTTTACTCATAAGTGTCATGAAGAGCACGGTAACGATTTGATTGGGCTTATAAGGGCTGTGACAGGTCGTGATTTTCTACAATCTGTTGAGTTCTTAAAGCAGTTTACTCCAGATCTTGATGATATAGACTACGTAAAAGCTAAAAGAAAGAGAGAGATAGATGATTTTATTAAGTCTCATGACCAAGTAAATGTAAAACCCAAGGCTGTTAATGAAAGTTCTCTTGAGAGTTTTAGAAGCATGGGAGCTAATTATTTTATTGGTCAAGGGTTTAAAAAAGAAACTATGGATTATTTTGAAGTGGGGCATGGTTGGACTGATACACACGGTGTTACTAGAGCAGTAATCCCTATTAGGGATGAACGTGGTGAGTTAGTTGCTTACAGTCTCAGGGATATAAGAGAGGGTGTTGATGATGATTTTAAATATATTTTAACTCCAGGATTTAATAAACAAGGTAATCTTTATAACCTAAATAACGCTCAAGAATACGGCGATAAATTACCTATTATTGTAGTAGAAGGGTTTAAAAGTGTATGGAGATTACATGAATACGGTATAAAGAATGTAGTAGCTACAATGGGGGCAGGAATAACTGAAGGACAGCAATTCTTGTTGTGTATGTACGCTATGAAGGGGGCAGTAACACTCTTTGATAATGATAGGGCTGGAGTTGAGGGCACTATATCAGCATGTAAAGATCTTTCAGGAAAGCTCGACACACGACCTGTGTTTATTCAAGAAGTAGATGAGAATGGTAAGGGTTTAGACCCAGCAGATTTAACTAAAGAACAAGTATATGAATACTTGGAAACATATTTTTAAGGAGGAAGTTTTATGGAAGGTGAAAATTTTGTAAGTTTAAAAGGTAGCATTCAGTGGCCGGAGCTAAGAACTGTTGGCGAGAACAATACGTCTTTATTTAAGGGTAAACTGGCAATTCCTTTTGGTCAAGATAAGTCTCAGTATCTTAAAATAGCAGCATGGAACAGTATTGCAGAGGGTTTAGGTGCTCTACCAAAAGATGCTTTTATTCATATTCACGGTCATATAGAAGAACGTTCGTATGACGGGAATTGTAAACACTGCAAGGGAGTTGAAAAAAAGTACTGGACTGAAGTTATTGTAGATAATTTTTCTCCACTGGAGGCGTAATGACAGAAAAAGCTAAATTAGAAGAAAAATTTATTAGGGGTACACCACCACCAGTTTTAATGCCAGCAAAGAATTACATCTTTAAGATTACAAACGAGCATTTCGTGATTGAGTTACCACGTTCTGGTACTTATCACGATATAGCCCCAGAGTTTTTCAATGAAGATGCAGGCTCGTTTAATATATTCGATGAAGAAAGTAAGATTTTGTACATGCCGGCAATTACTAAAGTACTGTTTGCGGCAGCTAAGTACCCTGATTTGGAGTTTAATCAGTTTTTTACACCTTATTCGATTAAGATCGATAATGATAAGGTACTCATTTCTGGAATGATTATTGATATGGTACTTCCAATAAAAGATGAAGAAAAGACTGAAAAGGAGGTTACTGAATAAATGGAATGTCTTAATTGTCAAGGAACTGATGTTATGACTTTTTTTAATGAGATTATTACTTGTTCTCATTGTAAAGAAGACAACGATGTTTCGTATAATGTATGTCAAACTTGTGGTTTGATTTGGAAAGCTGTGAATGATAAACCTATATCAGAGTCTGTTTTCACAGATACTGATCTTGGCGAGGTGTTAGGGGATTCTCTAGATAAATTTATGGAGAATATTAGTCATGAAACAGCTTCTACTGGTACTATGAATGAGATAGTTCATAAGTGTTTGCGGTGTGAAACTATAGCGTATGAGGTGGCCCCACGTCTTTACCGTTGCCCAGAATGCAGGTTCGAGTGGGAGGTTATTACATAGTAATCTTTCATTACTAATTATTAACATATCTTAATGAACAGATTTAGAGCCGCAATCCTCAGAGGGTTTCCGGGGTTAGGCTCTTGACAAGTTAGATTTAATACTTATTATTAAAATAGATATTAAATTTACAGGATAATTTATGATAACAAGAGAATTAAAATTACGATTAACGACCAAACAGAAAAATTTACTAAATCAATAGTTATTTAATTTGACTGGAACGTATAACTGGGAATGCAGTGCTTGTGGGGCACAGCTCGATCGCGATCTTAATGGAGCTAGAAATATCTTCGTAAGATCTTTGGGAGATTCACTTGCACTGAAGAGAATGTTAACTTCCTCAGTGTGCATTGTTAATAATTGTTAACGAAAAAGAATTGGAAAAATTATGACAGAAAATGATATTAAGAATTTAAAAGAAATAAGAGAATTTTTAGAAAAAAACAATATTAAGTATAGTATTGAATTGGACAATTTTTGTTTGTTTTATGATGAGTGGCCAGAAAAAAGAAGATATGAAATAGAGTATGTGCGGGCATTAGATTTTCCTATAGAGTATCCAAAATATGATATAGGGGGAGTGAATAAGAATTACTTTTTTAATAAATCTATAGAAGCAGAGGAAAATAACTCGTTTAAGATGTGGATCAAAGATTTTGAGTGGGATGATGATAGGAAGAGACCTATATTGAAGTCACAAATACTTCATGCTTATGGGATTACACCTTATAAATTCTATGCTCGTGAGTGTATTGTCAAAGAGGTAGGCACCAAAGAAGGAAGGGAATTCGAGGTTGAGAATTGTTTTTATGGAAAAAGAGGGGCAAGTCTAAGTCTTGGTTTGTATTTGAAGAAGGATAAAAATGGTTTTAAAAAAGACACACTTCTTATGTTGTATACATTCGGCATGAATTTTTTTGGAAAAAGTAAAAACATGTTAGAAGTATTGCGAGTAGGTACTTTGAAAAAATCCTATGTTACTGGCGGTGCTTCTAAGTTGCTTAAACATTTTATTAAGAACTATGAAACAATTAAGATTGGTAAGCGTGATGTTGAAGTTTCTGTTTTAAAATTTTATAGCGATTATGACCATAATTTGGGGTCTAGTATGCAGGGGATAGGGTTTAAATTTCATAATTATTCCAAGGGGGGTTTTATGAATTATTGGGCCGAGAGTGGGGAAGTGCGGCATAGACAGCCAATGAAGCATAAGTGGGTGATGGCACAAATAGCTGATGGAAAATGTAGAAGTATTCCTAATGCAGGAGTTAAGACCTTCTTACTGGATGTTTCAACTTATAAAAAAGAAGTCGGTATAACTTAAAATAATGTCTAAAAAATTAACATATTATTTATAGAAAGATCAGAAAGTCAATAATCACTATCCTAAAGGAGTAGTAGTTTTACGCCAGTTATATAAAAAGGTTTTTTGTAATTAATAGGTAAGAAAACCTCAAATATTTTAAATTAACACTTGACAAAAGCTTTTGCATGTATTATATTATAATTAATAAACTTTAACAAAGTCTAAAGTTATTTAAAGCTCGATCGTGATCTTAATGGAGCTAGAAATATCTTCGTAAGATCTTTGGGATATTCACCCGCACTGAAGAAAATGTTAACTTCTTCAGCGTGCGTTGTTAATGATTGTTAACGAAAAAGGATCGGTGATTTAAAGTGGGGCATTATAAAACGTTGGGTGTTAGTTCTCAAGCTACGCAAGAAGAAATAAAAAAAGCTTATCGTAATCTTTCTAAAGAACACCACCCAGATGTTGGTGGTAATGAAGAAATATTTAAGAGTGTGTCTGAGGCTTATTCGACTCTATCAGATGTTGAAAAACGTAGACAGTATGATAATCCTAATCCTTTTGATGGTATGTCTGGCGGTATGGGAGGGTTTCCGTTTGGTTTTCAAAGGCCTCGCCAACAGAAGCCTGACCTAAATGCACCAAAGGACGGACATTTTATAGGCGTAGAAGTGGAGTTACCTCTTAAGCACTATGTTTTTGGTGGTAAATTTAAAATTAATTTAAATTATCATGAAGACTGTGCTGATTGTGGGGGTAAGGGTTTCAGTACTGGTACTGAATGTGATGTTTGTAATGGGGAAGGGTATGTACAACAAGTAGAAAGGAGGCCTGGTTTTATGTCCTCTGCAACACGTCCTTGTCATAAATGTGGGGGGCTGGGTCAAGTTTCTACTAATAAATGTGAGACATGCTCAGGAACTGGAAATCATTCAGTTATAGATAAAGAATTTATTTTTGATATCCCTAAAGGGTCAGGAATAGGTGCTAAAATAATACTTAGTGGTGTAGGTAGGGTTGGTATAAATGGTGGACGGAACGGAGATATTGGTATAATGATAACTAATATAAAACAACCAGTGTTAAATAAACTATCCCCTGATAAAGTAGACATACTAAAAGACTTATTAGAAGAACTAGACGCTTAATTAGTCATACGTCTTCTGATAAATAATTTCAGGGGGTACTTGACAATGATACAAAGAGTGCTTAGTTTAGATATAGCAACAACTACTGGTTGGGCGTTTAATTTTGTTCAGACGATAGATAAGTTTGAGTATGGGTTGATAAAAACTAATTCTAAACATAGTGAAGGAAGAAGGTTGGCTTATTTTAGGAAAGAGTTAATAAAGCTTATCTCGAAATTTAACCCAACACATGTTGTTATAGAGGATATTTATTCCGGTATAAATGTAAAAACCATGAAGTTACTGGCTAAATACGCAGGGGTTGCTCAAGAATGTTGTGCGTCGTTTGCAAACATAGACCCATATATAATTCATACTAGTACAGTAAAGGCTTATTTTAAAGCTAAAAATAAAAGACAGTTATTTGATTTTGCAATTACTCTTTTAGATTGGGATACAAATGTAATAAGTTTTAAAAAACATAATGATATTGTGGATTCAATTTGTCAATTAATTTGTTATTGTGATAAAGTATTGGGTGTAAAAAAATGTAGAGAAGAAAAAGATTATGGGTATTTATATAAGTTATAGAGAAATTAAAGTTAACATTTATGTGGGGTATTAAATGGCAAAAAATATTAAGCTTAGTGCTACAAGAATTAGTACATTTCTGTCATGTAAGCAGAAATACTGGTTCAATTATTATGAGAAGTTACCTAAACTTTCTAATCCAGCGTTTAAATTAGGTTTAGCCGTTCATGAATCACTCGAATTAGCAGGAAATATTTGGATGGAGAAAGAAAAGTTTAGTAAAGCAGATATCAAAAAAGTTATGGCGGAGTACGATAGGATATCTATTAGAGAAGGTATAGAAGAGTATTCTTCTCATCTAGAAGGTAAAGAGTTAGTTAAGAAAAGATTAAATAATTTTATTTCTGGCGAAAAACTTATAGGTTTAGAGACTAAATTTGGATTTTGGGGTAAGGACGCTGGACCACAAGTCACAAGTAAGTATGGTGTGCCACTAATAGGGGCAATTGATAAAGTCGAGAAGTATGATGAAGATACTGTACTTATAGTAGACTATAAAACTTCTAAGACCGCACCGACACCTATTCAGATGAAAAGTGATATGCAGCTTTCAATTTATGATTTGGTAGCACGTCAAGTATGGCCTGGATATAAAAGGGTTGTGTTGGCTTTAGATTTATTGAAATCAGATGTTTTATATACATATAGAACTGACAAACAACGTGAAGAGTTTGAAGTTTATATTAAGGTTATCTATGATGAAATGTTAGCTTTTACAGAAGAGGAAGCAGCTGCTTCGTTGAATATGTTTTGTCCGTGGTGTTCTTATAAAGATTATTGTTCTACTTATCAGAAAGCTTGTAAAAAATCTGACTATAAATTCTTACCAACTGTTGGTTATACGGATAATCAGTTGATTGAGGAGTGGGATAGTGTTAAATCTACCAAGAAAATTTTGGAGAACAGGGAGCGTGAGCTTGGAATGATCATGATGGAAAAAATTAGACGCACGTCAAATAATTTAAGGGGAGACAAGAAAGAAATTTATGTACGACAGAACGCAAGAATAAATTATGATCTCAGTACAGTGGCAGAGAAAGTTCCAACAGAGGATTTTCCAAGTCTTGTTAATATAAACAAAAGAGCTGTGGATGTATATTTGAATCTTAATCCAGCAGTAAAGGATGACATTATTGAAACAACTATTACAAATTATACATCTCCGTTTTTGGCTGGAAGGGATATAAAGAAAAGCAAATAATAACTGCAATACAATTTTTTTAAAAGAAGTAAAGGAGAAGGGAATGACAAAAAAGAATAAGAAACCTGCCACAAAATTTTCACAACCAGTCCCCAAGAACAAGATTAAAGTATTAGCATACTGTGACTCCCCTACTTGTGCAACAGGTTTTGGAACAGTGTCACGTAATATTTTATTAGGTCTGTATTCTACTGGGCGTTATGATATTGACGTTCTTGGTATTAATTACTGGGGAGATCCACATAATCTTCCGTTCAGAATTTGGCCTACTGGTATTAACAGTGAACGAGATCCTTATGGTAGAAAGAAAGTATTTAAAATGATTCAGCAGATGGATTTTGATATTATATTTTTTTTGCAGGATACTTTTATTTTAGATTTTTTACCTGAGCTTCAGAAGTCTCTTGTAGATCGTGGGAAGCCTTTTAAATCTATAGTTTATTATCCAGTGGACGGTGTGCCTAAAGAACAGTGGCTTCATAATGTAAATGCTTGTGATTTTCCTGTGGCGTATTCTGAATTTGGTAAAGCTGAGAGCATGCGTGTACTGCCTATAATGAAAGAGCCTCTGGTTGTCCCTCATGGAGCTAATACTAAAGATTTTTTTGTTGCAGATAAGAAAGATGTAATGTCTTTTAGGTCTCAATATTTTGGAAACCAGGCTGATAAGTTTATCCTTTGTAACCTTAATAGAAATCAGCAGAGAAAAGATATCCCTAGAACTATTGCTGCTTTCAAAGAATTTAAAAAACAGGTTCCTGAATCTCTTCTGTACTTGCATATGGCTAAACAAGATCAGGGGTGGAATTTGACTGATGTATGTAATTCTTTTGAGTTAGATATCACTAAAGATGTTATATTTCCTGAGAATTTTGGGCCTAATCAAGGGTATCCACGTAATATTGTTAATATGATATACAACGCCAGTGATTGTGTAATAAGCACAACTTTGGGCGAAGGTTGGGGTCTTTGCCTTCACGGTGATTCTAGTGTTATGACAGTATCTGGTCAAAAAAGAATTAAAAATATAGTAGTTGGAGATAATGTAGTGATTGCTGGAGATGCTTTTCCAGTTAATGGGGTAGAGTCGTCTAATCATACACAAGAGTTTAAAATTAAACTTTATAATAATCAAGAGCTTGTTGGTAGTGGTAATCATAAAGTACCTACTTGTGATGATGTGTATAAAAATTTATCAGAGATTTCAACTAATGACTGGTTGCTTGTTGATAAAGCTGTTTTGAAAGATGATGCTGGATATACTTATGATTTAAAATCGTTTGCAGATACTCATGATGATAATTTTGTTTGGAATAAGATGGGCTTTAGTCCAAGTGTAGAATGTTCTATTATGGCTATTATGGAGGCTACAAAAGAAACTAAGAAAATTATTGAAACAGCAATAAAAAATTACGATACAAATACAGATTCTTCCAGTAATAGAGTTAATAGTGTTATAAGTTATCTTGAGAGTATTTGGTATAAGAAAACTCAGCCAGTAAAAATGAATAGATATGTAGAGTTTGATAGTGATTTTGCGAGACTTCTTGGGTACTATGTTGCTGAAGGTAGCAATGAGTCAGGAAACGGTATAGAGTTTAGTTTTCATACTAAAGAAACAGTCTATCATGAAGATGTAAGTACACTTATAGAAAAGTATTTTGGAGTTAAAACAATAATTAAAATTAAAGATAATAGATGTGCCGTCCGTGTACGTTCTTCTATACTTGCTAAATTTTTTGGAGATTTATGTGGTATCGGTTCTCATAATAAACATATTCCACTTCTTTGTATGCAACACAGAGATAAAGCTAAAGAGTTCATTAAAGGGGCTTGGCGTGGTGACGGACATTTTGGAGATGTTGAGTTTAGTTATTCAACAGCTTCTATTGTATTAAAAGAAGAGATGATGTGGTTATTATCTGGATTTAATATATTTTCCAAATGTAACAAAAATAAGGTAGGTAATTGGGCTATTTATGTTAATGGAAAAGACTATAATTTATTAGCCGAAGTGCTTGACCATACAAATAGTCATGATAATTACAGAGAACGTAGTTACATTAAGAAGCATGATAATTTCTTTATGGTTAAAGTAAAAAGTACATCTTGTGAAGAGATAAATAGTACATATTACGATATAAGTGTAGATAGTAAGAGGCACTTTGTTGTTAATGGTATTGTTGTTCATAATTCTTGGATCGAGGCTATGGCTACTAAAACTCCAGTGATTATGCCTGCAAATACAGCGTTGGTTGAAAATATTACTGAAGATAGAGGGTGGTTATGTAAGAGTGGGTCAGACCCTTCTTTGTTTACAGTTGTACCTAATGATAACGAAGTCATTAGACCTTTGGTAGATGTTAATGATATGGTATGTCAAATGCTTGAGGTTTATAATAATCCAGATGAGGCTACTCGTCGTGCAGAAAATGCGTATAACTGGATTCATGCAAAAATGGATTGGGGTTCTGGTGTAGTACCTAAGTGGATTACTGTTTTTGATGATGCTTATAATCGTCTTTCAGATGAGAGTAATAACACAGTTGATGAGGGTGTGTCTGGAAATAAAGTTATTGACTCTGAGGCATTCTAGTAAAAATTAGTAATATATATATATATATATTATAATTAAAAAGGAGAGGTGGTAATTTTTTTTTGCCGTGAAAATTTTATGGAAACTAAGATTATACAAGAAGTTGGATATAATGAGGCTATACAAGGAATAGGTTATAGTTTTGGAGTTAACGATAAGGACCGTTTAAAATTGATTGCTGAAAAATTATCTTTAAAAGATGGTGGACATAATAAATTTCTAGAGTCCATGATGGTATGGGTCGATATAAATGCCCCAAGATATTTTTGGAGTGAGTTTGATACGTATCGCGTTGGTACAACTAAACAATCACAAAGTACTATACACACTATTACATACCGTACTCTAAAACAAGATGATTTTGAGCACGAAGTTTATGAACACACATTGATTTCTCTTAATAAATCTATAGTGGCATATCAACATACTGAATTAAAAGAAAAAAAGCATAAACTATTTATGGAAATTAAAAACAATTTACCAGAAGGATTTTTGCAGCGACGAATGGTTTGTACTAATTATAAAGTATTAAAGAATATTATTTTACAGAGAAAAAATCATAAATTAAAAGAATGGGGTGTTTTTATTAGTGCTTTGTTAGATCAATTACAGTTTCCGCATTTTGTTACTAAATTTAAGGAGAAGGATTAATGGAGATAAAAGGGATAAAGTATACGGGTCCGGTATTTGATGGGTCAGGTTATGCCCAAGCAGTTAGAGGAAATATAATGGCTTTACATAAACTGGGGGTACCTTTAACTGTAAACTCCATATCATTCGAACACTTAAGACCTGAGTTAGGTGTGGTTGGTAAAGTTATAAACAAGTTAGTGGATAAAAAAATAGATTATAATATTAATATAATTCATACAACTCCAGAATTTTGGGAGAATCATAAAGAAGAGGGTAAATTAAATATCGGTTACACAATTTGGGAAACTACTAAACTTCACCACAAATGGCCTGGTTATATTAATGACAATGTCGATGCAATCATGGTGGGCAGTGAATGGAATGTTGGTGTATTCAAAGATAGCGGTGTAACTGTACCGATTTTTGTAGTACCTCACGGAATAGGACAACATGAATTTGATAATATTGAGAAATTTGAAGTTAAAGGTGTGTCAGATGAGACGTATATGTTCTATAGTATTTTTCAATGGGTTGAGCGAAAACACCCTCTTTCTCTAATTAAAGCATATTGGCATGCTTTTCAGAACAAAGAAGACGTAGCTTTGGTGCTTAAAACATATCGTAGTGATTATAGTGATCAGGAAAAAGAGGCTATCAGGACTACGATAAGAAGATTGAAACAAGTAACACCATTTGATAACTATCCTCCTATTTATCTTATTCCTAACATGCTAACTAATGACGAAATTTTTGGACTACATGCTAGAGGTGATTGTTACACTAGTTTGGATCGCGGGGAAGGATTTGGCCTTTGTGTAGCTCAAAATACTAATATAACAACTCCTTCCGGTATTAAACTAGCTGAAGATATTATAGAGGGGGATTTGACTTTATCTATGGGGGGTAAGTTTAACAAAGTTACAGCTACCTCTAAGAGATATGTTGAAAAGGCATTACGTGTATCTATAAAATTACATGAAGCTCTTGTGGTTAGTCATGAACATCCTTTTTATGTTACTAAAGATTTGTCGACATGGAAAAGATACAATTATTCACCGTCCACGATAGAAGATGCACTTGAGTGGTCAGAGGCGTCTAACATAGTAGTTGGAGATTATGTTGCGGTTCCTAAACCTAAACTTAATAACAAATTGATAGATAAAATTGATATAAGTGATTATTTAGATTTAGAGGGAGTTGTTGTTGAGGACGAATATATCTTTTTAAAGCATGGGTATTCCCCTAAAAATACTAAAAATAGTTATAAAAATTTAGTAGATAAATACGGATTTACAAAGAAAATTTTTGAAACGGCAGTATCACATATTAAAAATAATACTGTTCCTAAGATTGGTACAAGTGCACATAATGCTTATACTATTTTATTGAAAATAGAGTATGAGGTTAAGAAACCAAATAGAATTAAACGTTTTATCGACTTAGATAGTAATTTATTAAAATTGTTTGGTTGGTATTTAGCTGAAGGAAGCACTAACAATAGAACTTTTTTAGAGATAGATCTACACAAAGACGAATTTGATGTTGCAAAGAGCCTTTCAGATATATTTAAACAGTATTTCTCTGTTAGTGTTGATTCTATATATACTAGTATAAATGGAAATAAATCGAGGTTAATAGTAAGTAGTAAAATAATAGCTTCCTTATTTGAATCTCTGTTCGGTAAAGGAGCTAGGAATAAACATATACCAGACTGGCTTATTTATTCAAGCCAATCTTTATTGCCTCTAATTAAAACATTGTTTTTTGGGGATGGTTATGACTCAGGGAATACTTATGCATTAACTACAGTTTCTCCTAGTTTAGCTTATCAGGTTAAGACTGTACTAAATAGTTTGGGGATGTGTCCTAGAATAAATAAAGGGAAACGAGGAGAATTAGGAAATTATGATCAATATATAGTCAGTGTAGCTAATGAAGATTATAAAATATTTACTGAGAATACTATTACTAAAGAATACAAAAAACATAGTGTAGAAACTGAAAATTATTTTCTAGTAAAAGTAACTAATATTGAAGAGATAAAATATAATGATTATATGTATGATTTTACTATAAATGGTGCTGAAAGTTTTGTAGGGAATGGTATATTATTACATAATTGTCCTTTTACTGCTGGGGCTTGTGGAAATCCAGTAATTATTACTGGGTTTGGTGGTATTACAGAATACGCTAAAGAAGATAACAGTTATCTTGTTGACTACACACTGACTCCAGTGTTTGGGATGCCTTGGAGCGGTTCTCCAATAATTTCAATAGGTTGCATCGATGGATATAAGAAGATAAAGGATGTAAAAGAAGGTGACTTGGTTTTTAATAAGAATGGTAAAATAAAAAGTGTAACAAAGGTTGGAGATCGACCAATGCTTCCTGATGAAAGGATGCACTCTATTAAACATGGGTCTATGCATACTAGTATAGAGGTAACAAATAAACATAAATTATATATTGCAAAGAATAATAAGTCAGTACTAGCTGAAGTAGAAGATATTACTGATGAGGATTATCTAATTATACCAAAGCCATTTTTGTATTCAGAAAATTTCTCTATTAATATGAAGGATTATACTTTGACAGATGTTTGGAGTGAAGAGGCCGGTAGAATAGTTTATAATAGAGATGTTGATGTTTCCACTGGTATTTATAGCACTGTAGAATTGTCTGAGGATATGTTTTATTTAATTGGTTTATATTTAGCAGAAGGATGTGTGTATTCTTCCAACGATTGTGTTAGTTTTTCTTTTAATTCTAACGAAATTGATACGTTAGCTGCTGAGTGTAAGAAATGTTTATCTTCAGTTTTTGGTATATCTTCAGAACATTTTCATGAGCGTGAGTATAAGGATAGAAATGGTTATGAGCTTATTGTAAACAATACACTTATAGGAAGATTTTTTAGAAATGAATTTGGTACAGGAGCACATGATAAGTTTATACCTTATAGATGGAGATTACATACAAATGATAACTATAGAATTCGATTATTAAAGGGGTATTGGGATGGGGATGGGCACATTAGTTATAGACATAAAAATCAAAATGCTCCGGAGTACTCTGCTTCATCTTGTTCAGAAAACCTTATGTTGTCTATACGTGATTTAGTAATAAGTTTAGATGTGATACCGTCGTTAACAATAAATATTAGATCTGATGGGCGTATTAGTTATATTATGACTGTAACAGACCCAGTATTTGATAAACTGTTTGGTGTGAAATGTAAAAGAAATAAACGTACATCTTATTGTTATAAAATTGATGATCACCATTTTGCTGTACGTGTCAAGAGTAACGTTGTTATGAAAGATTATAAAGACCCTGTTTATAGTTTATCTGTGGAGCCTGGAGACGACGAAGACATTGAGCATGGCGGTAGTTACATATTAAACGGGGTTGCTTCTAGTAACTCACCGTGGTATAGGGGATCACAACTGTGGGCTGAAGTTAGCGTTAAACACGGTGCCGATTTGATGTATAATGCATACGAAAATCGACAGGAAGCCAAAGATAAAGGGTTATTATTACAGAAATATATATATAAGAATTTTGAGTGGGAAGTAATAGGACAGAAAATAGTAGATGGGATTAGGAGTTTGTAGTGACAAAACGATTAACATTAGATTTTGTAAAAAGTTCTTTTGAAAAAGAAGGTTATACTCTGTTATCCAAGGAATATAAATCTGTAAAAGTTAAACTTAAATATGTTTGCCCAAAAGGGCATGTCCATGAGATTGGTTGGTCTGAGTGGAATTCAAAGAGAAAACATAGATGCCCTTATTGTGCTAATAATGCTGCTCTTAATATAGATATAATTAGAGAAGAATTTTTAACATCTAATTATGAATTGTTGGATACAGTATATATTAATTCAAAACAGTCCTTTAAATATAGGTGCGATAATGGTCATGTAAATAGTATGCGGATAGACCATTTTAGACGTGGAATAAGGTGTCCTTTTTGTTCAGGCTTTATTAAAAAATCTATAAATGAAGTACGGGAAATAATTGAGTCAGAAGGTTATAAGTTGCTATCTGATGAGTATAAGAATGTACATACAAAATTATTAGTACAGTGTAAGAAACGGCATCAGTATAAAGTATCTTTTCATAGCTGGTTACAAGGAAGCCGATGCCCTTATTGTAATGGTGGAATTAGGGCTAACTTTGATGATATTAAAGCCTCTATCGAGGAGGAAGGATATGCACTATTAACTGATAATTATGAGAATTCAAATCAAGTACTTGAATTAATTTGCCCAAATGGGCATCATTACAATGTTGCGTGGAATAATTGGAAACATAAAGGGTCTAGATGTACAGAATGCTCTGGAAAAGGTTCATCGATTAATGAGGAGGCTATAAAAGAATTTATTTCAGATTTAGGTATTGAATTTATATCTAATGACAAACAACTTATAGCCCCATATGAATTAGACATAGTAATCCCATCTAAAAAGATTGCTATAGAGTATTGTGGATTATATTGGCATTCAGAAAATATGGGAAGAGATAGAAATTATCATTTAAATAAACTTAATATGTGTATAACTAAAGGATATAGACTACTAACTATATTTGAAGATGAATTTTTAGATAATAAACAAATGGTATTTTCCAGACTTCTCAATATACTTAATGTTACTAATAATTTAAAGAGAATATACGCAAGGAAATGTAAAATAATGCCTATACCTGTACCGGAAGCTAGAACGTTTTGTATAGAAAATCATATGCAGGGGTATACAGGCTCATCTATAAAGCTTGGAGCATTTTATAAAGGGCAGTTAGTGTCAGTAATGATGTTAGCTAAACCGTCAATTGCTAAAGGGTATAAGAAACAAGTTGATGGTGTATATGAGCTTAGTAGGTTTTGTTCGAAAAAGGAGCATATAGTAGTTGGGGTTGCTTCTAAATTTCTTACTTTTTTTAAAAAAAATTATCAATGTAGTTCGATATTTACATTTGCAGATCGTAGATGGTCTGACGGTAATTTATATGAAAAAATTGGTTTTAGTTATGTGAGTGCCACTGTTCCAAATTATTGGTATTTCAAAAATAAAAAGCGATTACATAGGTTTGCTTTAAGAAAAACTAAAAATGACCCAATAGAATTGACAGAGAGAGAAATTAGGAAACAAGAAGGTTGGAATAGAATTTGGGACTGTGGTAATTTGAAATATGCTATGGAGGTAATATGAAACTTACATTAAATGTTGGTTGTGGAGAAAGGACTTACAAGGAATACCCGCCAGGTCATAAATGTATAAATTATGACGAGCGTGAAAACCTTAACAATATAGATGAGGTCGGTGACGTTAGAGATTTATCTAAGTTTCCTGATGAGAATTTTGATTATATACTTGCAAGTGATATAATCGAGCATTTTCCAATTGTTGAAACAGATAAGGTTTTGGCAGAATGGAAAAGAGTACTTACAGTAGGTGGGATAATTGAGTTTAGAATGCCAAATCTAAAAGTTATTTGTAAAAAATATATAGATGGAAAACATGACGCTAAACACACCTCTTGGCTACTTTATGGTGGTCAGGGATACTCCGGAAATTTCCATTACGTTGGTTACGACAAACAATGGTTCTCCTCTATCCTTGAGACCAATGGGTTTGAAGTTTTTGATTATAAAGAGATAGGAAATAATTTTGAAATAAAGGGGAGAAAAATATGAATATAACATTAATCGGTTTAGGTTATTGGGGACCTAACTTACTAAGAGTTCTTAATAAAATAGGGGCATTACGATCAGCATACGATTTGGATGTGGAAAAGGTTAATAAATTCTCACACGATCCTTCTTATAAACACATAGAATTTGGGACAGACTACAAAGACGCTTTGACAGATGATATAGACGCTGTTGTTATAGCTACGCCCCCAAGTACCCACCATACTATAGCTGTCGAGGCTATGAAGTCCGGTAAACATGTTTTTATAGAGAAGCCTATGACATTAGATGTCTACGAAGCAGAAGATCTTACAAAAATGGCTAAAGCGTTAGGCCTTATTCTTATGGTGGGGCATATCTTTCTATATGTGCCTGAAGTTATAAAAATAAAAGACATAATAGATTCCGGTGAATTAGGTGATATTGTGTATATTCATGCATCGAGATTAAATCTGGGAAAATTTCAAAAGGCCAATGTAGTTTCTGATTTAGCTCCACATGATATATCTATATTCAATTTTCTAACTGATGATGATGTAGTTAGGGTGCATGCAAATGGTTATGGTTTTGTGAAGAAAGAAGTAGTTGAAGTAGCTAAGATAACTTTAGAGTATTCTCGTGGTATGGTGTGTGATCTTCATCTCAGTTGGTTGGATCCTAGAAAAAAGCGAGTTACTACTATAGTTGGTACGGAGAAGATGTTAGTGTACAACATGTTAGCTGAAGAGAAAATTAAAATATATAATAAGGGTGTTGACATACAAGATACTAGTGATCATGCTGCTTATATGTTGGCGTACAGACATGGAGATGTCTATTCTCCTTACACAGAAGTGTGGGAGCCTTTACAAAAAGAATGTGAATGTTTTATAGAATGTATAAACAAAAAAGAATCACCACTCACTGATGGAGCAAATGGTGTGGCTGTAGTAAAGGTTTTAGACGCGGCTCTTAGTTCTTTAGAGACAGGTGGTTGGGTAACCCTCTAGAAAGGTAATTAAAAATATGGTTATGGCAATAGATAACGATGTTGTAATAGGTAAAGGCACTAAACTGTGGTTTCGTGATAAATCAAATATATATGGGTGTAGGATAGGTAATAATTGTAACATAGGTACCTTAGTAGAGATAAGAAAAGGTGTAATCATAGGTGATGATTGTAAGATTCAAGCCTTTACTTTTATACCTGAAGGAATTAGTATAGGTAATCGGGTTTTTATTGGTCCACATGTTTGTTTTACTAATGATAAATATCCCAGAGTTGTTGGTAAATGGGATGAATTAAAAACAATAGTGGAAGATGATGCTAGTTTAGGGGCAGGTTCAATTATTTGTCCCGGTGTTACTGTAGGGAAGGGAGCTATGGTGGGTGCAGGATCAGTTGTAACTAAAGATGTTCCGGCCTTCACATTAGTTGTAGGTAATCCAGCTAGAATCGTAAGGTTAGTACATAGTAAACCTTTCATTATCGATCTTTAATATATCTTAATAAATTAACCTTCTTAGTATAAAGAGGCTATAATTCAAATAAGATACTAGAATTACATTCTAAAAACGGAATCATGGTAAAGGAGATATGACGTTAATGATATCAGAAGTGGATTCAACTATAAGCGAAAAGGGTTGCAATCCATTCTTCGACGAGCAATGTCAGGAGAGGCAATCAAACTTGTTTCTGCCTATAGAGATAGAATCACAAGATTTAGCATTGAACTCATCTCACTTGCTATTAAAGAAAATGGTGGAGAACTCGTGGTTTTCAACTAAGCTACTTTATCCGCGGAACAAAAACTTACAGCAGACTTACTTAACATCTTGCACGTCTTCTCCTGCAGAATGCGTGTTTATAAAAAGCAAGTCTGTGAGACTTTATCCAACCAAAAGTCAAGTTAAACTCTTCAAATGCTGGTTAGATTGTTCAAGATATGTTTATAACTGGACCATAGATTTCTTAAAATCTTGTATAGGATTTAATCTTAGTTGGATGACTATTAAGAAATATGCTACAAAGTTACTTCCTAAATGGACTAAAGCAATACCATTTCAAGCCAAAGGGATTGCTATTAGAGAAGCTCATAAAGCGTTTTGGGCAGCTAAAGGTCGCCCTAAATTTAGGAGCAGAAAAAAGCCTTTACAATCTTGTTACATACCTAAATCAGCTATTTCTGATAAAGGAATTTATTCAAGAATATCCGGTAAAGGTTTAATTTTTAAAGAAGTTTTACCAGAACAACTTATGGACAGCAGATTAGTTTTTCAATATAATCAATGGTTTTTGTCCGTACCCAGTAATCACACAAATCGTGTAGCCGATAACCAAGGGCACGGAATTGTGGCTTTAGATCCTGGGATACGAACATTTCAAACTTTTTATTCTGAAACAAGTGCTGGACATATTGGGCAATATGATATTGGTAGAATTAATAGGTTGTGTTATTATTTAGACAATTTGATTTCAAGAACTTCTAAAGTTTTTGGAAACAAAAAGAAACGAATGAAACTTGCTCAAGATAGAATTCGTTTAAAGATTCAAAATTTAGTTAAAGAGTTGCATCATAAAACAGCTTATTTTTTAGTAAATAACTTCGATGTAATATTGTTACCGACATTTGGTGTTAAACAGATGAGTAAAAAAATCTAGTAAGTTAAGATCTAAAACTGTTCGTCAAATGCTAACTTGGTCCCATTATAAATTCAAAATGTTCTTGAAAAACAAGGCATTAGAGTTTGGGAAGATTGTTATAGAAGTTTGTGAAGCTTATACTTCTGTGACAGAAAGTTGGTCAGGTAAAATAGTAAATATTGGAGGATCTAAAGTTATTGGCTCGGGCAAAATAAAGCTCGATCGCGATCTTAATGGAGCTAGAAATATCTTCGTAAGATCTTTGGGAGATTCACCCTCGCTGAAGAAATTAATATCTTCAGCGTGCGTTGTTAATAATTGTTAACGAAAAAGGATCGGAGTTTAAAAGATGAGTAATACAATGTTATTTGCAGTTTGGAATAGGCCGGAAATGTTCGCTCTAGTTACAGAGAGTTTAGTGGAAGCATATAATTATTATCAGTTTCCAGATCTTAAATTTGTTTTTGCAGTTGAAGCTCCTAATGATCCTAAAGTGTTAGAGCTCATAAAGACGTTTCCATTTCCTGTAGAAGTTGTTCTTGTTAGAAACAAGCATTTTGGTTTAAGCAGAAATATATTGGAAGCCATGAAGGTGGCTATGGAAAAGACAGACGATTATGTGTTTTTCCAAGCTGATGACATAGTTGTGCATAAAACATTCTTTAAATTTTATCATACTTTAATTGAAGAGTATAAAGATAAATTTTCTGTACACAGTCTTGCGACATACACAGAAGGTGGTAACATCAATAAAGTAAACATAGGACACGCATATGATGCTGCAGGAGCATGTATTTCTAAAGAATTTTGGACAGATTATATTGCTAAATGTTCTGATGAGTCTTTTTATAGTTATAGGTCTTATTTTGTTAATAGGTTGGATGAAATGTTTAAAGAGTATTTTCCTCACCCGTATAAGTTTAAAGCTGGTCAAGGAAAGCATAACCAACAAGCAGGGTTAATAAATAGACTTGTAGATGTTGCTCTTATAAAAGAGGGTTACAACTCAACTACGGTTGATGTGGCTAGAGTACGTAATGTGGGTTTCTACGGAAGAAATAGACCTGGAAGTGGTTTAACAGGAGAAACTTTCGAAGATAGAATTAAAAATTTGAGAGAAATTATTACTGATCGTGACAGAATTTACGCTCATACAGCGACAAAACAATACAGTGATTATGTTAATTTTGATGAGCATCTGGATGATTGGGATGGGAGTATTATACTAAAATGAAATTGTCAGCGTGCTTATTGACATTCAACGAGGATAGATGGATAGATCTTTGTATAGAACATATGTACGATTACGTAGATGAAATCGTATGTTTAGACGCAGGTAGTACAGATAATACTTTATCTGTTATAAAGAGGTATGATAAAGTTCGTTATTACGTGGTCCCACAACCGTCCCCACTTAGGGGTCGCCCAGGCTGGCATGAGGGGGATAGAAGAAATATTTTACAAAGTGCGGCGAGAGGGGACTGGATATTATGTTTGGGTTGTGACGAGCTCATTGAGGACGATGCTTGGGAAAATATCCATAGCTGGTTGGACAATGACAAAATGTTAGGTTGGGGGTTTTATAGAATAAACTATATGTATAGTTTTGATTGGCACAAACCCATTCATCAACCAAATAATGGTGGAGAGGTAAGAATTTATAGAAACATTCATCAGATAAAGTGGGAGACAAATAATGCCCACAATTTCCTTAGATTTTATGAGGATAAACAATCAGCAGATAGAAATCTTATTAACAACAGTGTTCGTATGTATGACCATCCAGATGTTACTAACACAAAATATCTTATACACCACATGCATCAAATGGGGATAAGGGGCCACGAACCAGTGCACAATAGGAGAGACGAGACACCAGGTATAGTGACTGAAGAGTACGTAAAGACTCACGGGTTCCATAAAACAATAGATAATAATTATTCAAATAAAATAAAGTACCCTCAGATACTGCACGATAAAGACATAATATGAATCAGAAATTAAAAAATATAGCCGCGATAAAATATAATGCATCATTGTCCAACCCAACGTATAAATTGTTTGGTCAACATACAGATGTGGGCGTAGGTTGTTTAGCTTTAACTAAACCAGTGCACATAAGAGGTGGGTGTGAGTTTGATTTGACTGGTAATATTACCATCGGACAGCATACAGAGGTTTCTAAGTATGTTCATTTTTTTACACACAAACATAATTGGCAGGAATCTAGAAGACTTAGAAAGGATAATCAGCGAATAGAAGCGGTAGATTTGATTATAGATGGGGATGTGTTTATAGGAGAATCTGCTTTAATTATTACTGTTAGACACATAGGCCAAGGGGCTGTAGTTGGTGCTGGTAGTGTTCTAACAAAAGATGTACCTGAGTATGAAATATGGGCAGGAAATCCTGCTGTTAAAATAGGAGAACGAAATGATTGAATTATCTGTTGGTCTTCCATTTTTTAGATCTAAATATATAGGATGGGCAGCACTTGAATCTCTCTGCCTCCAAGAGAATATAAATTTTGAATGGGAACTTATTATAATGGAAGAAGCCAACGATCCAGAGGCTTTGGGTAAAGACGAAATAAGAAAATATGAGAATAGATTAAAAGCTGTGGGTTGTAAACATCTTAAGTATATTCCATTTAAAAAGTGGGTGCCTTTGGCTGTGAAACTTAAAAAATTAATAAATAGTTTTTCAGATTCAGAAGTGGCTATATGGAATCCAGACGATTATTATGCTCCTCCTAAATTATTAAGTACAGCATATGATGTTCTTAGTAATGATACAAGTATAGATTGGTTTTCTATACCCAAAACTATATTTTATAACATATCTGATGAAAAGACTTTGGTGTATGATGTCTGGGCAACTGCTCTTAGACGCAAAGATGATAGCACTGGACGAGCTTTTAAAACACCTTTACTAAAAGAAGCCACTAAATATTTCGACCAACGTAAGGCTGTTTGTGATGGTATGGTAAGAGATGCCTATAAAAAGGTTTTGAATCGCCCTATCGTCATGCATTTTGATAATACTGACAACTGGAAATGTGGGTTAAATATAAAAGGATTGAATAATGTTTCTAAGGGGCAGGAGAGGTGGTTTTGTAATATTAAGCCACCGTTATATAGCTGTGAGGTGGAACTAAAGGAATTTATTCCTGAACATGTTTTAAAAAAACTAATAGAATGTAAGAAATATTTAGAACTTCATAAAAGAGGTGTGGGGAAATGACAACTAGAATATTTATAACGGGCTGTGCAAAGAGCGGAACAACATTATTGTTAAGATTATTTAATTATTTTGATAATATTTTAGTACTAACAAGTGGTGATAGTAACGAAGTCACGTTAGAGAGGTTGATAAAATGCGAATATGAGGGGGTTATCGTAGGTAAGAGAAAATGGAATTATATATTATCAGAAGTTTTACATGATGATATTTTAAAGAAACAAGAAAAATTAATATTGGATAACGATATAAAGGTATTAAACATTGTTAGAGACGGAAGAGACGTAATTCTTTCAGATAATAAATATGTTCCTCCTAAGAGGTGGATACACTGTGTAAAACAGCGTGAAGAATTAAAGGGGATAATACATCTTGAAGTTAGATACGAGGATATAATATATAAACCTGATGAAGTTCAGAAAGAAATAGGTAGTAGTTTTAATCTTAAAAATAAACAAAAATTTTCAGAATACCCTACTGGTTTAGCTAATGAAATTTTTAATAAGAAAGGGGGTAATCTGTACAAAGCTCGTCCTATCACGGATGTATCAATTCACAAGAATTTAACGGCGTACAAGAATATCTGTAACGATAAAGAATTGCCAGAATTTGAAAAATTATTAAAGGAGCTAAATTATAAATGAAACCTATAGGACTTATAGGGGGTGTCAGTTGGACATCTACCATGGAATACTATCGCCGACTTAATAGTAATTTTGACGTGGAGATCCTCATACATAGCTTTAATTTTGCCGACATATTGAAGCATCAGAAAACAAACAACATAGAAGAAGAAAGTAGAATGTTAATAACAGCAGCCATGGGTCTTCAGAAAGCTGGTGCAGCAGTAATTCTTATATGTTCTAATACTACGAGTAAAACGTCAGAAATTGTGGCGAAATGTGTAGATATCCCTTTGGTCAACGTTATAGAAGCTACTGCTAAGCATATTCATACTTCTGGTTTTTCTAAAGTTGGTCTTTTAGCTACTACACACACAGTAAATAATAAATTATATAATAAATATCTTGGCGATGTTGAAATAATATTACCGACTACAGAACAACAAGAAGATATACATAATATAATATATAAAGAGTTATGTAATAACATTATACTAATGCCTTCCAAAATGAAATACCTATATACTATATTAGATATGTGTAATAGAGGTGTTGAGGCTGTGATTCTAGGGTGTACTGAGATCCCTTTACTTATATCAAAAGATGATTTAAATGACCTTACATTGCTAGGTTGTTCTATAGATGTTCCAATTATTGATACTATAACAGTTCACATTGACGCTTTGGGGAAATATTAATGAGACTAAACAGGTATTATAGACACAAGAAGACTGGGAAAGTGTCCCGATTAATTTTAAATTTAATAGAAGATTCAATTACACTTAAAAAGAATGCAGCAACTATCAATTTAATGGCTGGAAACACCCCATTTGAGGAGATAGAGGTTGTGACTCCTTTAGATACTTTGTCTGAAGAATATAAAGAGTTGAGTAAGGTCAAGGCACACAGTGTACCTATATCTTGGAATAAGTTCATAGATAAATGTTGGGAAACATATTTGACCGCAGTTGATAACGTGTGGGATGATGATAAATTCCATATGGTAATGCACTCTTCAGGGTACGACAGTAGAATTATGTCGTTGGCTCTGAAACAGTTGCATAAAGAAAATCTACTGTTTGTTTGCTTAGAGCCGGAGGGTTCGGTGTTTGAAAATATAATGAAGCATCAGGCTTGGTCTGAGGACAAGTACATGGTGTATAATAAGGGCATATCTTACGATGAATATTATAAGGAGGGGTTGGACTATGATTTATGTTTAAAGATAACTAATGGTCCATCCGAGAGGCCCGTTAATCCAAATGGGGTCGCTTATTATTGTTTGCAAGCTGCAGGAAAAATAGATAAGGATGAAAACATGCAGTTTCACGCAAATCAGTTTGCTGAAATTCTAAATAGCAAGGTTGTAAATTTTGAGCATTATTATAAGGAATTTTATTATTCTAGATTCAGTAGATTCTGGTCTACGTTTGATTGTAAAGTGTCAGACAATTATTTAGACTTCGACCTCATGAAGTTTATGATGGAAGCGAAGGTCTCTAATTGGCATACTAGAGACCAGCTTAGAGAAGAGATGATAAGACAAATAGATCCACATATGTTAAAATTTAAGAGGTGGACTTGGAATGAAGTTTATGGTCAGAACTTTTTTAAGTTGTCTGACAGATTACACAAGAAAGCAGTAGAGGATTACAAAAATTCTTGGTTCTATAAAAATATAGATAAAGATATAAACAGTACATCTAAATATATGGTGTCAGCAACATTTAAGTGGTGGCAAAAGTGGAGTATGGGAGCTGTTACAGACTATCTTGTTAGTAAAGGATGCAATATAAAATTTTAAGGAGAAATAAATGGATACACCTTTTGCAATATGTATGGGAACAGGAGAGATAGGTACACCTTTGTACGAATTAATCAGGGGCGTATTCAACACGTTACCGGTTGATCCTATTCATTTTCCAGGTAACGAGCTTACGACATGCAGCATCTTGCATGTTTGTATACCCGGAAACATTAGAAATTTTAATGAAATTATTATTGATGCCGCTATATATACAGAGGCATCGTTTGTGGTTGTACATAGTACTGTGGTACCCGGCACTATTGACACTATACAAGATAAATTGACGGTACCAGTTATTCATTCTCCAGTACAAGGAAAGCATGCGGGTAATCAGATGAAAAAAGATATGCTAAGATATCCTAAATATTTAGGGGTTCCTAAGACATTGACAGAGAAACAGGAAGGAGAGTTGGTAAAGTTCTTTGAGCTGGTAGGTTTTGCTGACGTTAGAATTATACGCGGTGTTGGTAATGTGGAGTGGCAGAAGGTGTTGGCTACATCTTTCTTCGGTTATATGATAGCTTGGGCCCAAGAGGTGGAGAGAATTTGTGACGAATTTAACTTAAATTATGAGGCTGTAACAGATATCTTTAAACATATAGAAGATATAATTCCGCCACATTATCCCGGAGTAATTGGTGGTCACTGTGTTATGCAGAATATAGAATTAATTAGTAAAATTCACGATTCTGAAGCGTTGGCTTTTATTAAGAAGTCTAATGATTTAAAAAAGAAACGTGATGGTGTATAACTAGTAAATAGATGAGTTTAATAATACAAAGGGGAATAAATAATGAAAGTTAATTTCGTTGATTTGGTAAGCCAGTATGCAGTAATTAAAGATGATGTACTGTCTGATACAGAGGCAGTACTTAGTACTGGTGGATTTATAGGGGCTCAAGAATTTGAAGAAAAGTTTTCAGCTTTTCATGGAAAAAAATATTGTGTTGGAGTTGGTTCTGGTACAGACGCGTTATGGCTATCTCTGTTGGCCCTAGGTATTGGTATAGGTGACGAAGTGATAGTGCCTTCTAACACCTATATTGCTTCAGCATTCGCAATATCACACACTGGAGCAACACCAGTATTTGTTGACCCTAATCCAGAAACTTATGTTATAGATGTTGATAGTATAAGAAGTGCTATTACAGATAAGACTAAAGCAATAATGCCTGTACATTTATATGGTCACCCAGTAAACATGACAAAACTAATGTCGTTTGTTAGTAGTAAAGATATATTTGTGGTAGAAGATTGTGCTCAATCTGTGGGTGCTTCGTGTTTAAATAAAAAGACGGGTACTTTTGGAGATGTCGGTTGTTACTCGTTTTATCCAGCTAAGAATCTTGGAGGTCTTGGGCAAGGAGGAGCAATAGTAACTGATAACGAGAGGTTGGCTATAATGGTTAGGGAGTTAGGGAATGTTGGTAGGTCAGAAGGGTCTTGGTTTGATTATATTCATAAAGGATTTAATTCAAGACTAGACGCTTTAAATGCCAAATTTCTTAGTAGAGGGCTTAACTATTTAGATACTTGGAATAACGCACGTGTAAATTCTGCTGTAGTGTATTCTGAACTTTTAGATGGAGTTCCTGTGGTTACACCACAATTGCCTACTGACGATTTTTATCCAGTGTTTCATTTATATGAGATAAAATGTCAATCTGAAGTTGTTCGTGATGAATTAAAAGCTTTTCTTGGAAAAAAAGAAATAGCTTGCGGGCTTCACTACCCTATTCCATGTCATCGTCAGCCTGTTTATAAGGAGTTATTTGCCGAGTGCCCTATAGCTGATGAACTGTCTAAAACCTTGTTATCGCTTCCTATACACCCAGGTTTAAAATATAGTGAGATAGTGTATGTCAGTGAGGCTATATGTGAATTTTTTGATAAGTAAATTGTATAGTTGATAGTAAGGGAAAAGGAGGTGAATTTTTTTGGATTTAAGTAATATAAAATTTATAATAAGTGAAGTAGATGGTGTAATAACAGAACACCTATCCGGTATAGGTGAGATGGGTATCACTTTATTCAAACAATTCTGTATTAAGGAATTTGAGGCAATAAACTTTATCAAAAAAGATTGGGGTTTCGCTTTTTTGTCAATTGACGCAGCTATAAGTATGTCTACATGTAAGAAAAAGAACATACCTTTCTTTTTTGCTGAGAGAAGTAAGAAAGAAATATTTAATAATATGTTGCGGCGTTATGATATTACAGCAGATAATGTACTATATATAGGAAGTATGTATTCTGACATAGAATGTATGAAGATGTCTAGTTTATCGATGTGTCCTGAGGATGCTTCACAGCAGGTAAAAAATGTGGCTGATCACGTGATTCCGGTTTATAGTGGTAATGGTGTGCTGTGCTATGTGTATGATACTTTATTTAGTTACAAACTTAGTAAGAATAGGGGTGAATAATTGTCTATTTTACGAATGGAAGTGGGTAAAATACTCCTCAGGGACGTTATAGACACTGCGTATGGTAATATATACGAAACAATTGTGTTTAAGAATGTATATAAAAATCCTGTAGTTATAGCATATATCATGACGAGAGTTGGTGGTGAGTCTATTGATGTTCGTGTTAGAAATGTTACCCAGTTAACTTGTGAAATTTTTATGCAGGAATGGGATAATGAAGAACATTCTAGTGAGTGGGTTTCTTATATGGTTATTGAGTCCGGCAAATATCTTTTACCTAGTGGTTTAAGTGTTGAAGCAGACACAACATCCATTCCTGCAACAGCTGTACATAATGCTACAGAGGGTCCAGGTAGTTTCAATACCGTCAACATTAATTTCCAAACTATTTTTTCTACAGATCCTGCATTTTTTGTGACCTTAAATACCTTCAATAATAATGACTTTATGTCTGTTTCTTCTATGTCTATTACCTCTTCAGGGGCAGAAGTATTTCAAGAAAAACAACGTACTAATAAAACTCCGGCTGATGAAATTGCTGGGTGGGTAGCCATATCAGAATTTTCTGGTGAATTACCGTGGGAAACAGTTTTTGAAACAGGGAAATTTAGTGATGGTTCTAGTGATGGGGTCGGTGACACACCACACAAAGTAACATATACGCAAACCTATAGTGAGCCTCCGATAGTTTTTTCACAAGTTAACACACTTAATGGTTGGGATGGTTCATGGGCTAGAGGGTATTTTTGGGCACTAGATTATTTTGAAACATATGCCGAAGAAGCAGACGATGGTGGGGGCATGTCGCACAATGATGAGGTATTTTCTCATTTAGTATTTGACTCGGAATTTAGTATTATATACGATGAAACTTTTGGCATCTTTACATCAGAAAAATATAGAAATATTTGTACTGTAGATCCGTATGTGTTTAAAGCGTCAGTTACTGGTGTAAAAATATATGATCTTGCTTCAGAATCTTTGGTAAGTTGTGCAACTTTTTCAGGCGGGGTAAATTCTGTTTGGGCAAATGATGACTATCTTTATGCAGCAACATCGTTTTCTGGTGTATGCAGAGCTACAATCAGTACTGTAACCGGTACTATAACATTTTCTGAGTACAAAAGTTACCCCAACATAACAGCTAACGATGTGAACTATATACATGGGTCAGGCGATTACCTATGTATATCTACAGTATCAGGTGTTGATAGAATAAAAATATCTAATGGCACTAGAGAATATCAAACATCTTCTCGTTCTAGTAAATGTTTTCAAACTAGTAAGGGTGATTATTATTATGTAGTAAACCAATTTAAAGATATACAAGGACTTGATGATAATCTTTTTTGGTGGAGTTATGGTCGAGAAGTTAATCTATCCTCAACTATTCCAGAAGATAATTATCAATTAAAATTAACAATTCCAATAACACAACCAGATAACATTTATACACAAGCTATGCAGGAGGGTATAGATGTTAGAGTAATAGATAGTAATGGACAGTGTGTTCCACATTTTATAGAGGTTTGGGATTATGTTTCTCCTGTAGATATCTGGGTAAAATTATCAAGAGGTGTAGATACATTATATATAATATATGGAAACCGTTCGGTAGTAGATACTTCTAGTGCTGAGGGTACGTTTAGATTATACGACCATTTTGAAGGTACAACACTAAATGAGGAGCGTTGGGACTTTGATGACGGGGGTTCTTCTACCAATACATATATCGTAGCTAATAGTGTTTTATCTATTAGAACAACCAGTAACGATTATACTGTTAAATTGTATTCTAATGAGGCTTTTTTTGGTGGGGTTATAGAGGCTAAAGTAAAGTATCGTACTACTGACCTTGAAGATGACATGGATTATACATTAACTTTTTTAGATAGTGTGCTTTCTTATATAGGGGTTGACGATAGTTGGCATGAATTTCCGCATTACATAAGGACTTATGATCCACAAGGAGTAAGTACTACTACGTACGGAACAAAATTACTTAGTACAGAATGGAAAATTCATACTGTAGTAGAAACGCCGGATTATCAAGCTTCTAATTATGATGGGGAGACTGTGGCAACTTCAGCAACATTGGATTCTGGTTACAGAAAAATAAGGTTTTCTTATAATTCAGGGGCTAATAAGCCGGATCTTGATATAGATTGGGTACGTGTAAGAAATTATGACCAAAACCCACCAGTTGTAGTGGTAGAACGTGGTAAAAGTATAAACGATTTATTTGATGCTGCAGAGCTTCACGCGGTATACGATAATGGAGATAGTTATACGTATAGTTCGTCTCAGAACGATGTAATATCCTCAGCATATATATCAGATTTATATGTGACTGAAAATACGTCTATTTATGGTGATGGTAATGTTATATTTTTGGGTACTTCTTGGGGAGCTTATGTTTTAGAAGAAAAACGTGGTGATGAAAGTAATTGCCGTAAAAGAATATATTTAATTGAGACTTGACAAGCTCAATTTTGTGATTATATTATAGAAGTACAATTACATCACAGGAAAAGGAATGGAGGTTTATATATGATTTTAAGACGAGAAACTTCAAGTGGGTCTAATGACCTTAATGTAGTCTATCGCCCTTGTCTTGTTACCGAGATGCTTGGTAACGAAACCAATAAGCGAATTATTAAGAATGCGTTAGACTCAGGAAAAGTTCCCCATACGCAGTTATTTACTGGAGATGCTGGGTGCGGTAAAACTACGGCAGCAAAGATAATTGCTTTAGGGTTAAATTGTGAAGAGAATGGTGTTAGTTCTAATCCATGTTTAAAATGTAAGTCGTGTAGAACTATACTAGAAGGAAATAGTTTAGGGGTTAAAGAGATTAATGTAGGGCAGTCCGGCGGAAAAGATTATGTAGATGCAATGGTAAGAGAACTTCCATTGTCTCCTTTTGATACGAGATACAAGATTTTAATCTTCGATGAAGCACACGAACTTACGACAGCCGCTAAAGATCTTCTCCTTAAGCCAATAGAAGCTGGCTATGAACATGTGTATTTCATTTTTTGTACAAATCAACCTGAAAAATTACGTAGCAAAAAGAAGGATGCTGGTGAAGCGTTTCTTGATAGGTGTTCTGTACTTAATTTTAGTAGAATACCCATAGAAAAAGTACGGGGTCTACTACAGAACATATGTGAGTTTGAGGGGTTTCACTACAATGTAGACGTGTTAGATTTAATTGCTGAGGAATCAAAAGGAGTACCACGTAATGCAATTGTGTGGGTAAACCAGGTAGCTACTGAAGGTTCTTGGCTTGTTAGTGCAGCTAAAGAAATCTGTAGTGTAATGTCAGATGAGGATGAACCTAGGGTTCTTGAACTATGTCGGGCACTTAATAAAGGTAGTTGGATAGAAGCTATCGAAATATTTGGTGGTATAAAGACAATCCCAGTAGAAACTGTTAGGATATCTGTATCTGGTTACTTTGTAAGTTGTTTGAAGAGGGCAAAGAAGTTTGGGGACGGTAAAAAATATTCAAGGGTTCTTGATATAGTCACTATACCAATTTTTGAGCAAGGAAAACTAGCAGAACATAAGTGGTATAATTACATGTTTAAAATTGTTGATACTGTTTCTGCAGCCGGAAGGAGAGTTTAATGTCAGGATTAATAGAAGATACCAAGTCGATGCTTCCACCACCTAATTATAAATATATTACCACAGAAGAAGAAGCAAGAGGGGCGATGTCTGTTTTAGATAATTACCCCATACACTCTATGGATATTGAAGCAACTGCTCTTGATCCTTATGAGGCTAGATGGACTTTGTTACAGGTAGGAATACCAGACCAGGTTTTTGTTTTTGATGTAAGACATGATACTGAGCACAGTAGTTTACACCCAGAAGTGTTAGACCCAATGCTTCAAGACCAAACAAAGGTTCGTATATTTCAGAATGCATCTTATGATATGAAAGTCATTAAAAGAAGTCGCGGGTATTATCTTGATAATATATATGATACGATGCTTATAGAGCAGTTGAGTTATCTTGGGCTTGGTTTTACAAAAACTAGTTTGGATGCTTTAGTTTTCAGACATCTTGGTTTATATATGTCTAAAGAACCTAGAAATACTTTTGCTGATTACTATCAGAAGTATAAACCTTTTCAACTAGAGTATGCAGCTAACGATGTAGTTCCTTTACAGATGATTAAAGATTTACAGTGGCCTAATATACAGAAAGAGGGGTTAGAGGGTGTTGCACAGTTGGAGTTTGAATTCTTAGTCCCGTTATGCGAAATGGAACTAAATGGAATTTGTATAGACGAGCATAAGTGGCGAAAAATGATGGCTGAAGTTAAGGATGAACGAGATAATGTTCACAGTATTATACAAGAAACACTAGCAGAATCACAGGCACAAGCTACTATGTTTGGGGTATCTCTAACTAATATTGATAGCCCTTCACAGCTTAAAAAGGCTTTAAGTAGATACGGTTTACCACTTGATAGTACTGCAGAAGAAGCTTTAAAAAAGCATCAAGGCTTGCCTGTAATTGACGCACTACTTGATTATAGGAAAGCTAATAAACTTATAAGCACTTATTCCGAAACACTACTTGCTAAAATTAATAAAGTAACTGGCAGATTACATACAAACTTTAGACAAATGGTTGCTACAGGTCGTATGAGTAGTTCTAATCCAAATTTACAGAACATACCAAAGAAGCAAAAGTTTCGTTCATGTTTTGTAGCTAAAGAAGGGTATTCGTTATTAACTGCTGATATGTCTGGTGCCGAGCTCCGTATTCTTGGTAATTTATCAAAAGATCCAGTGTTCATTGACGCATATGCTACTGGTCAGGATTTACATACACGTACTGGTTCGGAAATGTTCAAGGTTGCTTATGAGGAGGTACAGAAGCATCAACGTAACGCAGCAAAATCTGTGAATTTTGGTCTTTGCGGGTCGGAAGATACTGATATTATTACTAATTTAGGAATAAAAAAAATAAAAGAGGTTAAAGCTAGAGACAAGGTAGCACATGATGTTGGTTTTAACGAAGTAATAGATAGTGCTTTTATGGGACAAAAAGAAGTTTTTGAAATTAAAACTAAATACGGTTATACATTAGAAGTAACAGCAGACCACCCAATGAAAGTAATAAACAGTGATGGAGATTATGTTGATAAGAAATTAAAAGATTTGAATTTGAATACTGATTTAGTATGTATCAAAAATGGAGCTAACTTATTTCCACATGAAGAAGTATTTTTTGACAAGTTTGAAGTGTCAAAAGTTACTAATTATAAACATATAGATTTACCAAAAAAACTCAATTCATGTGTGGCGGCGTTTTTAGGTTTATTTATTGCTGAAGGAAGTGTGTTCAAAACAAGAGGTAGCTCAAATTATGGGGTTGTTGCGTTTGGTTTTAGTAAAGAAAACAAAGAATTTATATATAATATGGATAAATTATTTAACAATCTATTTGGCCACAGGGTATCTATCCATGATGGTAAATATAAGAGATATACGATCAATTCTGTTTTGTTTGCTGAGTGGCTTGTTACTATTTTAGACATTAAGGGGCATAACAAGACTGATGATATTGGTATTCCTGATTGTATAAAAAGATCACCGAGAAAACATCAGGTAGAATTTTTGAAGTGGTTGTTTGAAGGGGATGGTACAATTAAGAAAAACGGTAAAGGGTGTAAAATATGTTACAGTAGCAACTCTAAAAAACTTGTAAAAGATATTCAGACTGTGCTTCTAAACTTTGGGGTGTTATCATCTATTACTATAGAAAGCAGGAGTGGTTACGATAAAAATTATTATGCGTTGTCTATTATAACTGTGACTAATGAATTGTTTATGTCTGAAATTGGATTTTTAACTAAGGTCAAAAATGATAAATATATAAATCTCGTGAAGCATATTATTTCCTCTTATTTTGTGGGCCGCCATAAAGAAAGGATTAAAGATGTTGTGTTGAATAATTATGTAAGTACTCAACTAGAAAGTAGATTTAGCGAAAGTATGTGTGGTGATAACGTTGGAAATATTTACCTAAAAGAGTTGTCTAAATACGATGAATTTTTTGATTTTATATACAAAAATAATATAGTTCCATTAAAAATAAAATCTATAATGACTAAAGGTATTAAAAGAGTTTACGACTTGGCTATTGAAAACCATCAATATTTTTTAGCCAATGGTTTTATTGTACATAATTGTTATGGTATGTCCGCAGTTGGTTTATCAAAGAGATTAAAAGTGTCCAAAAAGGAAGCAGAAAATCTTATTTTTAGATATTTTAATGCCTATAAAGGAGTTAAAAAGTATTTAGATAAGGCAGGAAAGGACGCTGTACGAAATAGACATAGTACAACCATTAGTGGACGTCGACGTTACTATAATATGCCTCCTCATGACCACCCAGATCGTAGAATGATGCAAAGTAGGATAGAAAGACAGGGTAAGAACGCAGGTATTCAAGGATGTTTGTGTGCAGGTAGCGTTATTAAAGGTATTGGTGCTATAGAAAATTGTGTTGATAAGTGTGTAGAAATTAAAACAGGGTTTGGTGACGATAATGCGGTTGGTGTTTATTCTGGTAAGAAGGGGGTTTATAACTTAAAATTATCTAATGGTGTTGAGTTAGGGATTACACTTGATCATAATATACCTGTTGTAAGAGATAATAGCATTGTAGACATACCTGTAGTAGAGTTAAACGATAAAGACTTTATTTTAGTACCGTTAAACATTACTGACGGGAAAGTTACTGATATTTCTGGATATGATTATAACTGTCCTAATGTTATGGATATTAAATTGTCTTTTATATGTGGTTGTTTACTTAGTGATAATTGTTCCATAAAACGTAATCATTTTAGATTTGTTTGTCAAGAACATGAAATAGGGTTGTTTGCTAAATTTAATAACTACATAGAGGATTTATTTTGGTATCAGCCTGAAATTAAAGTATTAAATGAAGATAGAAAAACACTTTTGTATGTGTCTAAAATTAGATCAGTAATTGTATGTGAATTTATGAAACATATCGGGTTAGACTGTGTTAAACATGTAGAAAAGAAGATTCCTGAGTATTTTTATACAGAGACTGTTATTAATAAAGGTGAATTGTTAAATGGGTTGTTTTCTATTAATGGTGGAATGACTTCTAAATCAGGACCAAATTTTACTACATCATCGAAATACTTGGCTAATAGTGTGCACCAATTACTATTTACATTAGGCATCAATTCAAATTTAAAAACATATATCGAGAAAGATGAGTGTATTTACAAAATTCAGATACCAAAAAGATTTAATTATAAATTTGAACAATACATAGGATTTTCTGTGTTAGAAAAACAACGATGTTTAATTAGTGAAAACAATAATCATGAGTTTGTAGATAATAGTGTTGTCCCAGAGTTTATTCCTAAAACTATAGAAAAGGTTTTACATAGAAATTCTAATTACCTAGAAGAATTTTCTAAAGATGAAAAAGAATATTTAAGAAGATTTAAATTAGGTAAATGCTCTTTCAGTAGTTGGAGAAAATTTTATAAATGTTTACCAGATTGTAAAGAAAAAGTTATGTTATCTAAGTATTTAAATTACGATTTCTGTCATATTCGTTCTTTAAACTATAGAGGTAAAGAAGATACATACGATATGATGTGTGATAATATTCATTACTTTACAGCTAACGGGGTAATAGTTCATAATTCTAACGCTGACACAATTAAAGAGGCTATGATTATATTAGTGGAACGTCTTAAAAATTATGATGCAAAACTTATACTGACTGTACATGATGAGGTAGTAGTTGAGGTGGCAGAAGATCAGAAGTATGAGGTGGCTCCTATAGTTGCTCAATCCCTCATTGATGGTTTTGGTAAATATTTTACTACTATTCCTATGGAAACTGATACTTTGATTGGTCCAAGCTGGTTAAAAGAATCCTGTAGTAATAGACCAGATGGTAAAAACACGTGTGGCAACACGGAGATGAAATTTGTACCTCACAGTAAATTTGGAACTAAACTTGTATGTGCTAAATGCGGAGCTGATCAAGAATAGCATTGAATAAATTTACATATAAATACATTAAAGAACAATTTGAAAAAGAATGGTATACTCTCATATCAAAAGAGTATACTAACAATTATACCCATTTATTATATAAATGTCCAATTGGACACACTAATAGCATAGTTTATAGCAGTTGGCAGCAAGGTAGAAGATGCCCTAAATGTGCAAAGAATAAACGTCTTAATATAAATGAAATTAGATTGTCTTTTGAAAAAGAGGGGTACACATTGCTTTCTAAAGAGTACGAGAATGCTAAATCTCTATTAGAGTATGAATGCCCTAATGGGCATAACCATAAGACATCTGCTGATAATTTTAGACGAGGATATAGATGTCCTTATTGTAACGGAAGGCCTGTAATAACTATTAAAGAGGCGAAGGAAGTTTTTGAACAAGAAGGTTACATCCTTTTGACAAATATTTATATTAATGGTGAGAAAAAATTAAAATATAAGTGCCCTGTTGGGCATATCCACAGTGTTGGTTTGACCTCTTTTAAAAGTGGGGTACGTTGCCCAACATGTTCTAATATAAAAATGTCAGGTTCTGGGCATCCAAACTGGAAAGGTGGTATTTCTTGTGAACCTTACTGTGTAGATTGGACAAAAGAATATAAAAATTTTATTAAAGAACGTGATGGGTATAGATGTTTGAATCCAGATTGTACAAAAAGACATAAAAGATTACATGTACACCATATAGACTACATCAAAAAGAATTGCAGTATGGAAAACTTGATAACACTGTGTGGGAGTTGCAATTCAAGGGCTAATTACGAAAGAGATTGGCACCAATCTTGGTATCAATCTATATTACATAATAGATATAATTATAAATATTAGGAGAATTAATTAAATGCTAGCAAACGGATTAAAAGTACTTTACACAACAAATCACCCAGATGCAAAGATACCTACTTACGAGAAAGAGGGTGATGCTGCTTGTAGTTTAAGGGTGGTTGAAGATTATACAATTCATCCTGGGGAACGAGTTTTAGCCAGGACTGGTTTAAAGATTTCTATGGCCGAGGGGTTTGAGGCTCAAATTAGACCAAGAAGTGGTTTGGCTTGGAAAAAAGGTCTTACTGTAGTTAATACTCCAGGTACTGTGGACGGAAATTTTCGTGGAGAAATTATGGTAGCTTTGATTAACTTAGGAGAAGATGTTGTAGAAATTAAAAGTGGAGATGCTGTTGCTCAAATGAAGTTTTCACCTGTTTATGTTGGTTATTTTTTAAAAGTAGATACTTTAGATGATACAGTACGTGGTAGTGGTGGTTTTGGATCGACTGGCAGATAAGGAGGAATTATGTTTATAGACCCTTTTCAGGAAAAAATTTGGAAAGATAAGTACCAATATAATGACGAGACATTCATACAATTTTGTTATAGAATTGCTGATAACATATTTAAAGATGATAAAAAACGTCACGCAGCACTTGTAGATTTTATTAAAAATTTTCGTGGACTATTTGGAGGCAGAATAAACTCTAATATAGGTGTAGATGAAGAAGGGCTAACCTTATTTAATTGTTTTATTGAGTCTATTGTAAAAAACCCCGATTCTCTAGAAGGTATTATGGATATGGTTACTAAATATGCTATTACTTTAAAGACTGAAGGAGGTGTTGGGTTTTGTGCAAACTTTCTTCGGCCGGCAAAAACTTTAATTCGTAAAATAGGTGTTACAACGCCAGGAGCAATTAAATTTCTAGAGATATTTGACAAGACATCAGAAATAATCACAGCAGGTAGTGTTGATAAAAATGATAGTTATCAAGGAGAACCCTCAAAGAAAAGTATAAGGAAAGGGGCTACCATGGTGACTATGAACATTAACCATCCTGATATTGAGGAGTTTATCGTTGCCAAAGCAGTACCGAACAGGTTGACTAAAATGAACATGTCAGTACTTGTTACAGATGCTTTTATGTATGCTGTTGAAAAAGATACTGATTGGGATTTATGGTTCCCTGATATTAATTTTGATAAGTATGACGATGAGTGGGATGGTAACTTTGAAAATTGGGGAGATAAAGGTTATCCATTTGTCATATATAAGACTCTCCCAGCACGTGAATTATGGAATCTTCTTTTAAATAGTACTTATAATAGGAATGAGCCTGGTATTATTTTTATTGATAATGCTAGACGTATGAACAACTTGCATTACTTGAATGGTAGTATGACGTCTACCAACCCTTGTCAGCCTTCTTGGGCAACCGTGATGACTCCAAACGGTATACGTATCATGGAGAATATACATGTTGGTTCTGTAATTTGGAGTGATGATGGATGGACTATAGTGACTAATAAAGCTTCTTCTGGACAAAAAAAAGTGTATAAATATAAAACAACTGCATCTGTTTTTTATGGCACTGAAAATCATAAAATAGTTTCTGATGGCGTCAAGGTTGAGGTTTGTGATGCTTTATGTATTGATACATCTGTAGGTCGTGCAGTGTGTCTTAATACTGCTAATAAAAATTCTACTACATATAACTGGCAGTCTGTTGTTGATGGTCTGCTTATAGGAGACGGGTCTGTTCACAAGGCGTCCAATTCTTTAATTTATTTATGTGTGGGAAAAAATGATAAAGACTATTTAGATAACTCATATCTCAAAGACTTTATACTTGCACATCGTTCTGGAATAGATGACTATGCATATACAGTTAAAACAACACTTGAATCAAATGAGTTACCATTAACTTTTAAACGTAGAGTACCTAAAAAATATTTTGAAGCTGGCGGAGTAGAAGCGTGTTCGTTCTTAATGGGGTTGTTTTCAGCTAATGGTACTGTTATAACAAGAAAGGGCTCAATGTCAGTTAGATTGAAGGCCGCATCGAAGGCTCTTGTTGAGGATGTGCAGGTTATGTTGTCTTCTTTAGGTATAAGGTCTTTTATAACGACTAATAAAAAAACTAAAGTTAAGTTTGACAATGGAGAATGTGAGAATAGAGAAAGTTATGATTTGGATATAATAGAACACACAGTTTCTTTTCAGAAAATAATTGGTTTTATACAGAATTATAAAAATGAGAAGTTGACTTTAATAAACAAAAGAAAGTTCTCTACAAAAGAAAAAATTTCTTTTGAAGTAGTAGAAAAAGAATTTATATCTGAAGAGGAAGTTTTTGATATAACTGTTGATAATGATTCTCATACTTATTGGACTGGTGGGTGTAACGTTTCAAATTGTGCGGAGGTGGTTGGACACACAGGTCCTGAGTATTATAACGGTGAGCTTATTGAACTTGGTGATGTATGTAACCTCGGATCCATTAATCTCACTAAATACTACGATATTACAGAAAATAAATTTAGTATGGATGAGTTTAAAGAAGACATAGATCTTATGATAAGGTCTTTAGATAATGTAATAGAAATATCTAATTATCCACTGAAGATGTATGAAGACGCTGCCAAATTAAAAAGAAAAATAGGGGTTGGTTTAATGGGCGTAGCCTCGCTTATGATGATGTCTAATATACGGTATGGAAGTAAAGAGTGTATTGATTTGTTAGAAGTAATTTTATCAGAATTCATTAATCAAGCGTATAGATCATCAGCCATACTCGCAAAAGAGGTAGGTCCTTTTCCTTTGTGGGATAAGAAAGCGTTACAAGGTGGATTTATTAAACACAGTGGAGTATTAAAGAAGGATACACTTGCTCTTATTAAGAAACACGGATTGCGGCATTCTGCTGTATCTGCCATTGCACCAAACGGTACTTTATCAATTGTGGCTGGTAATATTTCTGGTGGGTTGGAACCTATATTTGCCAAAGAGTTTACTCGTTGGAATAGGATTGAAGGAAAAAAGGTAGATTTTGAATACCCAAACATACATAAAGGTGAGTGGTTCGAGACTGATTATCTTAAAGAACAGAGGGTAGCTGATGAAGTTATTCTTATATCTGAGGACGGTAAACATAGGGTTGATAAGAACAGCGGTTTGTGTAAGAATGTAACTATAATGGATTATGGATATAAAGCGGCTTTAAAGGCCGGGCACAACGAATTCGCTTGTGCTACAGAGTTAAGTATAGACGAGCATCTCGCTGTATTAAAGGTTTTTTCAAAGTATATTGATCAGTCATGTAGTAAATGTATATCTCTAGACTCCAGAATTAATACTGACAAAGGATTGGTTAAGTTAGGAAGTTTGTCTGATAATAGAGCAGTAGACACTTTTTGTGATATTGATTCCAAAGTGTTGGTACCTACAGAGAAAGGGCTTAAGCCTGTGAACCAGTTCTATTATAATGGGGAAGTATTAGGTAAAGAAGTAATAACCAAATCTGGGTTAGAATTGACTGGTAGTAATCAACATAGGATTAGGGTATTAAATAACATTCACGAGTTGGAGTGGAAACGGTTAGATAGTTTAGTTGTAGGAGACTTGATAGCAGTTAAGCTAGGCAAGGATATTAGTTCAGAAAAAACTATTAGTCGTATTGTTGGTAAGAAGTTTAGTTATGACACTAAGAGGTGTAAACATATAACTATTCCTACACAATTAACTAAAAATTTATTATGGTGGTTAGGTTGTATAGCTGCTGATGGTAACATTAACAGTGTCGGAGTACATTTATCCCAAGTATCTGGTATTGCTCTAGATAAATTTATCAGAGTTTCAGAAGAACTATTTGCAAGAAAGCCAGTTATAGTCAAAGATCATAGAAGAGATAAGTTATTTACAGCATCAATTAATTCTAAGGTTTTAGTTGAGTGGTTTAATTACATAGGGTTTTCTAAAGAAGAATTATCAGAAATTGTATTCGCGGCTCCGAAATTACTTAAGAAGTCTTTTGTTGAGGGGGTTACTTTAGATGGGTACGTTACTGATGAGAGAGTTTGTTTAAAAACCGATAAAACTGAACGTTTTATTATGGATTTACAACTTATTTGTAACACTATTGGTATTCCAACTAGAATTACAAAAAAATTCAATACACATTATGAAAAGTTTTATTATAACTTGTTTGTTTACTCTGATGGGGTTAACAAATTATCATCTTTTGTTTTTCCTGAGGAACATAAACAGACTAAACTGTTGAAGTTATTAAACGGTAATAAAAATTATAGTAGAAAATCTTTTATAGATTATGGGTGTAGACTTCCTATAGATGATGTTATGGTTCAACGTGTGTCTGACGTGGAAAAACAAGTGTTTAAGTCTAATAAACTATATAATATTTTTCATAGAATAACCAATGATGCTAAAGAAAGCAAGTCTCTAACAATGGACCAGCTTTTAGCAGTTTATACATTTAATAATACAGTACCGAAAGCATTAAATAATAATTATTTATTTACAGCGGTAGAAAGTGTTGAAGATAAGAAAGTAATTACGGCCGATATTGAGGTTAAAGACGAGCATAATTATATTGCTAATGGTTTTATTTCTCATAACACCATTAATCTTCCTGCTGATATTGGTTTTGAAAATTTTAAGAAGTTGTATGGCGAAATTCATGGTTACGGTATTAAGGGTTGTACGACATACAGAGCAGGTACTTCAGTAGCCGTGCTTGAGACACAGAAGAAAGAAAAAAATAAATCTATTAAGGAACAGCAGAAAGAATTTCTAGATGTTTTTAAAAATCAGGAAAACGGAGACACTATAGTTCAGAATGTTAGTTTGCCAGAACAGTATCCAGCTAAAGGTTTTATTTTAAAATCTGATGGTGGAAAAAAATGGTATATTCACGTAGCTTTTAAAGATATACAATGTACTCAGCCATTTGCAATTTTTGTAAATACTAATAATAGGGAAGACAATGTTGTTACTTACAATGCTCTTGAAATGATGGTAAATGTTGCTAAATCTAAGGGTATTAGGGGAGATTTAATTGAAGAGGTTCAGCGTAAGTATGGTTATCAAAAAAATCCTGTAAAAATTTGTAGGATGCTTGGATTCCTTCTTAGGCATAACATAGATGTGTACACTATTGTTATGGGTTTAGATGGACTAGGTACAGCTCCAGGGACATTTGTATTTAGAATTAAAAAATTTCTTTCGCAATTTGTCACTAAAATTGGAGACCCATTATTGTGTCCTGAATGTGGAGAAATAGCCATAGTTTTTGAAGCTGGCTGTTTTGAGTGTAAGAACTGTGGGCATTCTAAATGTTAGGAGGTAGTTATGCGATTAGGATTTGATTTAGATGAAGTAGTGGTAAATCTAACAGCTGAGTTTGAAAAGTATATAGAACTTAATTACGGTATTGTATGGCCTATAGATTATTTTGTTCATTACGATTTTGCTAAGTGTAAATTTCATGACGATTCTGATTTGAATAAAAGGATTATAGAGGACATGCTAGTTACAGCAAATGATCCTGATTTTCAATTTCAAGCAGAGCCTTTAGAAGATGCTAGAATGGTGTTACAGAAATTAAAAAAAGTAGGTCATAAATTATACTTCATTACCTCTAGGCCGGTACAGAATCAACCATTAACGTTTCGTTGGCTTCGTAAGAATGATATACCGTTTGACGGTCTTAAAGTAATAGGCCATAAAGAGCCTAAAGGCTCTTACGGTATGCGACTTAATCTTGATATGTATGTTGATGACTTAGAGAGGCATCTTAAATCTATGTTGAATTATAAAAAAAGATGGAGAAAAGGACTTTTATTACTTGACAAGCCCTGGAATCGTACTTACATTGATGGTAGTAGATTTAAGAGAGTAAATAATTGGAAAGATATTTTGAGGCATGTTGGTGTGCAGAATAGATAACAACTAAACCCACCAGCCCTGTTTTTTTGGGCTGGTGTGTGGTTGGAATAATTGTTAAATAAATTACTTATAAACCTTGACAATAGAAAATTATGTATTATATTTAGTTATACGCAACAAAAATATATAGGAGGAGTCCATGATGAAAGTAAGATGTGGTGTTTGTAGTAATGAAAAAGTTGGTTTCTGTTCGATTAAAAAGACTAGAATTAAACCTAACAAGTCACGTAAGTGTACTGCTTATGTTTATGATGAATCTAAGGTTAAAACTAGACAAAGTATCCCATCAATTAAGTTTGGGTATAATGAACATCGAGAACAAAAACAACTTATGAAAGAGGAGCGGAATGCTTTAAAAGTCGCAAAAAAACAGTTATCGTTAGACAGTACGTTTGATGAACAAAGTGCAGCTGATTTTGCAGGAAACCAAAAACACCCTTTAACTGGTGACCTGAGTAGGTTTACGACTACTGCAGTAAAGAATGAGGAATAGTGCAAGGAAATTAATGGAGATATCCAAGGTAAAAGAAAAAAGAAAAACAACGATTTATCCAACATATGATTTAGAGAATCTTACTAAGGGTAAAGGTTATAAATATATAGTAGGGACCGATGAAGCTGGGCGTGGTTGTGGTGCTGGTCCGGTAGTAGCGGCTGCAGTGCATATACACGAGGATATATTACCAGAGCTCTTAGGAAAGGTCAATGACTCTAAAAAGATGTCTCATAAACGTCGTGAGGTTATGTATGAGTTTATTAATGAGCATTGTAACGTTGGTGTTCAAGCTATAGAAGCAGAAATTATAGACGACATAAATATTTTAGAAGCCACGAAAGTAGCTATGCGAAGTTCGGTAGAGCAGCTAGAGTATTATGACTATATACTAGTAGACGGGCCAGTAGATTTGACTAAACATATTGTTGGTATCCCAACTCAACAGATCATTAAAGGTGACACTAAATCAGTTTCAATTGCAGCAGCATCAGTTATAGCCAAAGTGACTCGTGATAGAATTATGGACGATATACACAATATATATCCGATCTATAATTTTCGTAAAAATAAAGGGTATCTAGTTCCAGAACATCTTAAAGCATTGGAGCTATACGGTCCGTGTAATTTTCATCGTTTTTCTTTCAGAAGAGTTGGTAAATGAGTATAAAAAACATGACGTTAGAGCAACGAAACCAGCAGAGCCAGATTACGAGCAAGTAAACGAATTGGTAAAAACCATTATGTGTAACTACATCAATAGGAACTAGTGTGTAAGTGTGTGGTAGAATGAGGTTTCCAAGGTTCTGGAGAATTGGATAGGGCCTCTAAACAAAATTCTAATATTGTACTATAATATTAGCAAGTCGGTAGGTCTAAACCAGAACAGGAGGTGCAATATCATTAATATAATTAAACAAAAACATAATACTATCTACTATACATGTAGTTGTGGGGCACAAGGGATGTGTTCTTTCAAACCTATGAACCATGATGCAGCTATTGTAATAGACATAAAGTGCCCAGCTTGTGGTGGGACAGAGAGGATGACACTTTTACAATATAGTTCTGAAGAGACTAAAGAAAGCCTTTTAAATAATTTAGATAATATTGATTTGTCATGGGTCCCAACACTTAATCAAGAGATTTAGTATGGAGATTGTTAAATATGGAAATGATTATTGATGATGTATTTCGTAGCACTCACAATTTATATTTCAAAGGTTTACCTGAGGAAACAGTTTTAAAAAGAATTAACGAAGTATTTAATAGTTACGATCCTGAAATGGTAATTGATGTAATTAATATTATTAAGACATCGATAGCTATTGGAATAACTTATAGTGATTGTTATGATAAGATTGTGGTTGCAATTATCGATAGGTTCCCATCAGACGATAATATAGATATTTTTGTTCTAAGTTTAACCATGAAAGTTTTAATAGCTATGGGTGATGGTGGTATTGAAAAACTATTATTTAAATCTAGGGATATAAATAAGGAAGTTGCTGCTAAATATTTTAGGGTACCTCTTAAGAAAGTATCTAAAGATATGATAAATGAAGTTCTAGACGCTTCAGATAATTTTACAAAGAATTATTCTATAAATGATGAGCCTGTTGAAAGTTGGGATGAATATTTCTATAATGTTTGTAGACAAGTTGCACGTAATTCTAAGTGTTTGTCTCGTCGTATAGGGGCTATTATGGTGTGGGATAAGGGGATTATTAGTACAGGGTATAACGGCCCACCTAGAGGTGTACCAAGGTGCGATATGAGATGGAAAATTGATAAGGAATTCGTTGAGAAGTATAAGGAAAAGACTGGTGGTTGTAAGCTAGAAGGAATATGTCCTAGGTACGCTATCGGGTTTAAATCTGGGGCTGGATTAGAGATTTGTCCTGCAGGCCACGCAGAAAGAAATACTTTAATTAACGCTGCTAGAAAAGGTATTAAAACTAAGGGGGCCGCTTTATATATGACGTGTGGTATTCCATGTACACCATGCCTTGTTGAAATTATCAATGCTGGAATAAAAGAAATAGTTGTAATATCACTAAAGACATATGATGAAACGTCTATGTATCTTCTAAATCAGAGTAATTTAGGGGTTAGATTGTTTAATTTTATAAAATAATTGAACAGTTTTGGTTCTTTGTACTATAATAGTATTAAGGGCACGTCGCCCATAAGAATATTAGGAGGAGTTTAAAAATGGCAGAAAAATTTTATTTTGATTTTCATCAGATACCCCAAGTAGGGGTTGATGAACCAGAACTGGAGGGTGATTACGCTCGTGCTGATGGTATGTATGGTAAGACTGTTATCAGACGCCCTGTTGCAATGAAAATTTCTAACTTTGGATCTTTGGAAGTAAGTAATCGTTTGGGATGGGACTACACAAGAACTGATACCATGGCTTTTAAGGCTAAAGGTGAGCTGGAAGACATCAATGTCATTACAGCAGACACTGGTATAGGAAGTAATGTACGTTTGTTTGGTGTTACAGTTAATCATAACCCATATCTATGGGGTAACTCTGTTAAGTACACCCGTGATGACCAGTTTATAAGAATGACTATGTCCAAAGACACAGGTTCTTCTACTGCTGCAACTCAGGTTGACTTGCCTAAGTTTGATATTATGGATGAAAACGAAAGAACAGCTGAAGGTATTTTAGCTACATCTAATTATGCTATGAAGAATTGGCCTTCTGAGGGTTGGAGATCGTTTGGTGGTAAATATGACTTCTTACCTTATGTTGGGTAACGGATTAAATAATCAAGTCAATAACTCCTACCCTAAAGGGATAGGGGTTTCCTTGTCGATTTTTTAGGAAAAACATTATCAATGAATAATTTTTGCAACTGTAAAGATTGGTTTGAGTTGAAAGACAATAATAGATCTATTGTAAAGTGGGACCCGGCCTATGGCTGGGTCTTAAATTGGATAGAATTGACTGAGGATGATGGTTATACCCAAGTTCATAGGTACGGTATACCTATTAAATTTTGCCCTATGTGTGGCTGTCCAGTGAAATGCCCATAGATTAAAAAAAATCTGTTGGTTTTCTCTGACATCTTTTATAAAGAATTCTTAAGGACTGATAAATGAGTAACAGAGATGAAAAGAGAACTGACAAAGTCACCCTAGATATAGAATTCAAAGATCTAGTAGATATGGTTTCTAGGTCTAAAGCCCCGCTCATATCCGGAACTTATTCTAACCATATGATAGAAGGGGAGGAGCTTAAAAAAGCATGGTTCCAACATGTACTAATCAGTATGGAGAAACTAGGGGACACCATCCAAGAAGTACGTACAAAGGATTTAGTAGCACTAAGGAAAGAGCTTAAATCGGAATTTCAAAAGGACATACAGCGAGTTGAGGCTAACGTAATCAAAGACGAAGATGCCTTTGAGATTTATAAGAAAGAAACTATTAAACCGATTCACGATAAGTTAACAGTGCTTGTTACTAGACTAGCAACGTGGAGCGTGTTAGCTGGTTTTATTGGTAGCGGTTTAATGTGCTTGCTTATGTACTTGGCCAAGGAATACTTCTTTAAAGGAGGACCGTAAGGGAAAATTAAATATGATTGATGAGCTAAAAAAATTAAGAGAATTAACTGAAACTCTGACAGGAAATGGTTATTTACGAGATCAAGCTGAAGAATGGGAATACGCTTTGGACGCTATTCCTAACCCTATTTACATCATCAACCATAAGTTTATGATTAAGTTTGTTAATAAGGCGTTTGTAAAAAGATTTAGTGTTGAAAAAAAAGATTGTTTGGACAAAACATGTTACTATTTTATTACAGAACATGAAGCAGGGGATATACCTGAAGATTACATAAATGAAATAGTTATGGACTCAGAGCCTTTACTTAAAGAAAGGTATATAGAGAAATTAAACGGGTGGTTTGACATAAACAGATCTCCTATTTACACAGTTACTAATAAATTTCTTGGTTATATATGTGTGTTACAGGATGTTACTGATAAAAAACTAGCGATAGATAAATTACATCTGTTAGTTGGAAGTGAGTTAGTAGAGAGTAGATAAATCAACTTTATACTTAAGAGTATAACGGTTATAAGAGGTGCGTAAAATAAGAATTTTAATACTTGAAGATGACGGATTTAGGGTACGGTTTTTTATAGAACGTTTCGGTCACCATGAATTAAAAATAACAGAGAATGCTAATAACGCTATTGAATTTCTTAAAGAATTCACATTCGATTATTTATTTCTCGATAATGATTTAGGACAAGGTAATGGTGAGGGTATAGATGTGGCCGAGTTTCTGCACCATAACACAGAAAATCCAAATAACTACGCTATCACTATTATCCATTCATGGAATCGGCCTGCTACAGATCAAATCAAAGCACGATTACCTAACGCAGTGGCCGCTCCGTTTAATACCGAACATTTTAATAATTTAAAACTTGACATATAGGATTTAGTGTTTATATTATATTGACGTTAGGATTTACTAGATAATCTAGTGATCCATACTACCATTAGGAGGGGTAATGTCAGAGGAATTCGACAATTGTGCTAGGAACGGTGGCAAAATAAGGACAAAGAAGTTAAAGAATAATAAATACATACGTACTTGTTATGATAAAGATGGTAACTCGTATACCGGAGAAGTTATGGATAAAAAGAAAAAATCCAAGGCTAAAAAATTTCATAAAAGGAAAGGCGGGCCAAAGGATTTGAATGAATCGTTGTTGGGATTGAAGAAGTATTACGATGAGTGTTACCATAATTAAAAGGAGGGGCCCATGAACAGATTTATAGAAATTGACGATGGAGTTGTTGAAGTATTTTTAGCCATTCTTGAAGAACGTTTTCCTAGTTTGGCACAATTAAAAATTAAATTAGTTTTTGATACTAAGAAAAGAATGAAACAGGGTGAGATTTGTTTGGCTAGTACTGAATTGGCTAATGAAAAGATTAAATTCTTTTCTAAAGATGATGTTGCTATTGAGGGTTACGATATTGTAATTGTACTTGATATGAAGGCTTGGGGATTAGCTAGTGCTGAAGACCGCAAACGTATTATGTCTCACGAACTTCGTCATGTACTTATTACAGAAGAAGGGAAAGTCAAGATACTTCCACACGATATTTCTGACTTTAGAATTGAACAAAAACTTAATCAAGAAAACCCAGACTGGTCATTTAAACTTGTAGTACTTGTGGATGATATTTATAAGCAAGAAAAAGAAATGGTAAAACAGGGTAAACAAACTAAAAAGGGAGGGTAGTAATGACAGACGACATTCAAAAAGATAGTGTAGTTGATTTGTCTGATTTAACTCCAGAAGAGCAGGAAAGTGCTTGGGAAGACTGGGTAAGGAATGAAGTTAATTCAGCCTTAGATATCTATTTACCTATTTCTAAAATTGGACATGTTAACCTTAGTTATAGTGCTGTTGTTTTAGAGCAGACGGAAGCTGGACCAGTGTTCAGTGACAATTTGAAAGACGCTGTAATGATCTCTTTGGTCTTTGATTTTAAAGATCCAGTTGATATTACGAAACCTAGAATTAACGATGACGATGAAGAAGTTGTTCCAGACGAACCAGGCACAGAATAGGAGTGATAGATGGCAGATGGACTGATCTACTTCATTGATGGTGAGCTTGTTGCCAAACATGGAGAAGCACACGTATACAAAATGAACGAAGAGCTTTTTCTTGAAATCGGACCTGGGCATACACTCTGGGCGTTGGAGAGCGAGCTTAAGGACTACATAGTACAGCTAGATGATCTTCCAAAGGGGCGTTACTTGGAGATCGGCTTAGGGTTAGGGGTTGTATCACGGTACCTATTAACATTCCCACAGGTAGAACATCTTACTACTGTAGAAATTAATCCAGACGTTGTTGCTGTCCATGCTAAAATTAAAGAAGAGGATCGTAACCTAATTCGGACATACGATCCAGAAAGGCATAGGATTCTTAATGCAGATGGTATTTTATACGCATATCAAACCAAACAAAGATATGACTTTGTTTTTATAGACTGTTACGATTGTATTGATGAAGAAACTTTACCTTTAATAGCAGATATGTATGCTGCATGTTCTAGAATTTTAAAACCTGGCGGAAAGATTACAGCATGGTTAGATAAATATACCCCTGAACCATATTACACAGCATTTGAACGAATTAAGTCACAGTATCAGTAACGTAACACGTATGAAGTTAGGGGAGTAGCTTCTCTCCACAAAACAATTGGTAGAAGAGTCTATTAAAATCCCTGGCATGGATTTAGATTTATAGCCTTAACTGAGTATACAAAATAGGAGAATAATATGTCTTACAAAATTTCAGGAAGTATCGGTACAGATAGTAGAATACTGGTTTTCGATGAAACCACTGGCACGATAACTGGAAACGAATTAGTTTCCAGTGGAGAATACGAAGTTCTAGATGTTGGCGAAGGGGCTAAAACTGTTTTAGCTAGGAAAAGTGACGGTGAAACGATCGGTTACGGGAATATTTCACCGATATTTTACGAGGGCTCCGGGTTACTATATACTTTGGATAATCCTAATCCGTATGGTACTTCTACAGATGATTATTTCGGTATGAGTACCGCTATTGATGGAAATAATTGCATAGTAGGTGCTCGTGGAGAAAGTAATAATATTGGAAAAGCATACATTTTTGACGTAACTACCGGAAATTTATTACATACTTTAGATAATCCTAATGCTTATGGTACTTCTTCTGGTGATAATTTTGGTATTAGTGTTGCCATTTCTGGAAATAAATGCATAGTTGGTGCTAATTATGAGGATGATGCTGGTGGTGGTAATTCTGGAAAAGCATATATTTTCGACGTAACTACCGGAAATCTTTTACAAACTTTAGATAATCCAAATGCTTATGGTACTTCTCAGGACGATCGTTTCGGTTATAGTGTGTCTATTTCTGGAGACAGGTGTATAGTAAGTGCTTTAAGAGAAGACGATGCTGGTGGAACAACTTCAGGAAAAGCTTACATTTTCAACGTAACTACCGGAGCCTTATTGCAAACTTTGGATAATCCTAATGCGTACGGTACTTCTGCAAGTGATTATTTCGGTTGGAGTGTTTCTATTTCTGGAAATAAATGTATAGTAGGTGCCATTTTGGAAGACGAGGCTGGTGGTTCAAGTCCTGGAAAAGCTTATATTTTCAACGTAACTACCGGAAATCTATTACATACTTTAGATAATCCTAACGCATACGGTATTTCTGCAGGTGATCAGTTTGGTTACAGTGTCGCCATTTCTGGGAATAATTGTATAGTGGGTGCTCGTTATGAAGATGATGCTGAGGGTAGTCAGTCAGGAAAAGCATATATTTTCGACGTAACTACCGGAAATCTTTTACAAACTTTAGATAATCCTAACGCATACGGTACTTCTGCAACTGATTGGTTTGGTTACAGTGTCGCCATTTCTGGGAATAATTGTATAGTGGGTGCCCATGGAGAAGATGATACTGGGGGTACCACTTCAGGAAAAGCCTATATTTTCGATGTAATTACTGGAAATTTAGTACGCACGTTAGATAATCCTAATGCGTACGGTACTTCTGCAGATGATTGGTTTGGTAATAGTGTCGCCATTTCTGGAGATAATTGTATAGTAAGTGCTCATTATGAAGACGACACTAGCGGAACAAACTCAGGAAAAGCATATATTTTTGCTGTTTAAAAAGAAATGATTCAATGAAAATATATAAATTAGATTTACATAGAATGCTCCATAGGGACGTAAGAAGAACAGTTATAAGATTTATTGAGGAACATTGGGGAAAACAAACTGAGCTAGAAATAGTTACAGGTAACAGTGCTAAAATGAAAAGTATAGTAATCGATGTTTTAGACGAATACAAATTAGATTACCAAATAGGCAGACCACTAGATCTTAATAATAAGGGGTACATAATTACATGGATAAGATAATTTGTGTAAAAACTTATTGTAGAGGAAAGTTAGTTACTAGTAAAATTTTTGAAGATATTCCGTTGGAATATTGCACAGAGAAAGCAGAGTTTTTGGAGAACGGTATGAGAATAGTAATTTATACTGCACCTAAAAATTTAAAAAGATTATTAAAGACGGTACAAATGTAAATATAATGTGTTTTAGAAAAAAAAATACTTGACAAATGGAAAATATGTATTATATTATAATCTAATGTGGGAGCGACTTCTATCGCTTCTGTAACTAAGACAAGGGAGGTATTTACTATGTTTGGAGAAATTGTAGCATTAGTTATTGGTGTAGCAGGCGGAGCAATCGGAATGTTTTTCGTGGCTAAGAACAACGAAGAGAAGTTTACCGCTGCTTTAGGTATTGATTTCGAGCGGATGGTCAATGACCTGCTAGACAAGACCGAAGTCGATGAAAAAGTTAAGAAATTTATCGACGATGTTAAAGCAAAGTTAAAAAAGTAGCTTGACAAACTGAATTTCAGTATTATATTATAAATCGGCTGGGGGCAAAAGTTCCCAGACCCAAGATAATCCAGGGTAGCTCAGCAGGCGGAGCAGACGGCTGTTAACAACCTCGTCGGAGGTTTGAATTCTTCTCTCGCAAAAGATAACAACACTGGGGCATGGTGTAAAGGTAGCACACAAGGTTTTGGTCCTTGAAGTCTGGGTTCGATCCCTAGTGCCCCAGCCATTAGAGAAAGAATTGTTTAAGACAAAAGCGAGTATCGTCCAGTGGTAGGACCTCAGCTTTCCAAGCTGATGACGGGGGTTCAAATCCCTTTACTCGCTCAATAAAATAAAAATACTGTATGATTTATAGGAGAATAGATGGTAAAACGAATTAATATGAACGATATAGCCCGTGTTGTTGCTTCAAAAGAAGGTGGTAGTGTTGAAGTAAACATTGCCCAAATTAAAGAGGTCATGAGAATTTTTCTCGAAGAACTTTCTGTTTATGAAGATGATGAAATTCTCGAAGTGGTTAAACGGTATAGAAAAGAGGAGTAAAATAATGATTTATAGATTAATTTTATCTTGCGGAGGTAGCCCCATGACGTAAAACCCCTATAAAGGAGGTGATAAGTCATGGGTGAACATAAAAGCGGTAAGAAAAATCGCAAATACGGTCGGTCTGACCGTAGACCTTCGCACACTCGTTATAACATGGAAGAGCGTTGGGCTAAGAATAAAGCACGTCGTATCGCTAAACAAGCTCGTAAAGAGGCGAAAAAACATGCTAAACTAGCTCACAAGAACGGATAATAACCTTTTACTATGGGGTCTCCTCTGCTTTAGGGGGCCCCTTGTTTTAAATTTTTACTTGACAAACGAAAAAGAATGATTATATTATAAAAAGACTCGGGATGTAGTCGCGGGGAGCGACGCCTGCTTTGGGAGCAGGAGGCGGTGAGTTCAACTCTCGCCATCCCGACAAATTTACACAGGAGTCAGCACAATAGTTACATATATTTATTTTAAATGTACTGTTTTTTACACTTGACAAATGGAAAATATGTATTATATTAATAATGTAACTTATTTATAACTGAGGGAGTCCTTTGTTGGATTACCTTTACAAAATACGGGGGTGAATTGGATTCGACGTGGTGAAAGAAGCTAAAGATTCGATGCGTAGACGGTACAGACTACGTAAAAACTGTGCAAAAATTATAACTTGCAATTCTATACTTGATTATGCCTGCGAAATGCTTGAGGCTTCTAAGCCACATAGCGTCAATGGCAACGTTATGGCAGCTATTTAGTAGTTGCCATGGGGTTTGTGAGAACCTAGCAACAGAATCTCACACAATGTTTGATATTAGTAATCTAACACAGTAGGGTATCAATCCCCTTAATGATTGATTGGTGGAGGCCAGCTGTTTTGGCCCTATTATCATCGTCAACCCTTTAGAAGAATCATTGCGGACGCGGTTTCGATACCGCCACCTCCACATAACAAATTAACTTACATTTAGGAGATTAACATGTCTTATAAAATTTCAGGAAATATCGGTACTGACAGCAGAATACTGGTTTTCGATGAAACCACTGGTACAATAACTGGAAACGAATTAGTTTCCAGTGGAGAATACGAAGTTCTAGATGTTGGAGAAGGGGCTAAAACAGTTTTAGCCAGGAAAAGTGACGGTGAGACGGTTGGTTACGGGAATATCTCACCGATATTTTACGAGGCTTTCGGATTACTTCATACACTGGATAATCCTAATAAATACGGTACGTCTGAAAGTGATTATTTCGGAGGTAATGTCGCTATTTCTGGAAATAAATGTATAGTAGGTGCTCATGCTGAAGATGATGCTGGCGGTACAAGTTCAGGAAAAGCCTATATTTTCGACGTAACTACCGGAAACCTTTTATATACTTTAGATAATCCTAATGCATATGGTACTTCTGCAGGTGATTATTTTGGTTACAGTGTCGCTATTTCTGGAGATAAATGTATAGTGGGTGCTTTTCATGAAGATGATACCGGCGGTACAAATTCTGGAAAAGCCTATATTTTCGACGTAACTACCGGAAATCTTTTACATACTTTAGATAATCCTAATGCATATGGTACTTCAACAAACGATTATTTTGGTACTATTGTCGCTATTTCTGGAGATAAATGTATAGTGAGTACTTATGCAGAAGACGATGCTAGTGGAACAACTTCAGGAAAAGCCTATATTTTCGATGTAATTACCGGAAATTTATTACATACTTTGGATAATCCTAATGCATATGGTACTTCAACAAACGATTATTTTGGCGGGGCTGCCGCTATCGATGGAAATAAATGTATAGTGAGTGCCAATAGTGAAGACGATGCTGGCGGTACGGATTCAGGAAAAGCCTATATTTTCGACGTAAGTACCGGAAACCTTTTACACACTTTAGACAATCCTAATGTATATGGTACTTCTGCACAGGATTATTTCGGTATGTCTGTTGCTATTTCTGGAGATAAATGTATAGTTAATGCTCCTTACGAAGACGATGCTAGTGGAACAACTTCAGGAAAAGCCTATATTTTCGACGTAACTACCGGAAACCTTTTATATACTTTAGATAATCCTAATGCATATGGTACTTCTGAAGGTGATCGTTTCAGTAGCAGTGTAGCTATTTCTGGAGATAAATGTATAGTTGGTGCTCAGTATGAAGACGAGGCTGGAGGATCAAGTTCTGGAAAAGCCTATATTTTCGACGTAACTACAGGAAATCTTTTACACACTTTAGACAATCCTAATGTATATGGTACTTCTGCACAGGATTATTTCGGTATGTCTGTTGCTATTTCTGGAGATAAATGTATAGTAGGTGCTTCCGCTGAAGATGACGCTGGTGGAGACTATTCAGGAAAAGCCTATATTTTTGCTGTTTAGTAAACAGTTTTTGTTGACAAAATAAATCTAAGTAAAGGTTTATTAAATAATTTAAGTATTATTAAAAGGAGAAATGACAATTTTTCCAGGATTAAGGTCGTTGGTTCTTTTGTCATAAATAACCTATGGATTTTACAATACTTGGTCCGAGTGATGGTCAGCTAGCAGATAATAAATCTGATATGACAGATTGTAGATTTGGCGGTATCAGAGAGCACAGTGATGTAGCTGACACAAAAGATTACACTAAACGTACTGGAGGAGCTCCAAACAAAGAAGAGAATCCGGTAGATGAGGTCGCTAAAGATGTTGATGAGATGACTGAATCTGAAGCACGTAAGCGAGAATTTAGTCGGCGTGAAGAGACATCTAATGTACAGAAAAACAATGAAGCGGATTGGCAGGTTAAATCTGATTCAGATAACCAACCTCTGGAAAATACAGATGCGTTTGAGCCTGATCCTTCAGATCCTAATTTTCTAATGAAAACTAGACGTTCTAAGTTGAAAGGTCATTTTGGTGATGGACAATACGATAACCCTCATGGTGCTTATGAGGGAGAAATTAGTTAAGGAGATATATTATGCCAAGAAAAGATGGGACTGGGCCGAATGGAAAAGGCCCCAAAAGAACAAATAGAGGAGTACCTAAAAGAGATGGAACTGGACCAGGTGGAAACAAGCCTAGACGCACAACCAGAAATAAGTAACACGAAAGTATATAAAAAAGATATTTAGGACTTGACAAATAGAAATACTGTATTATATTATAGGTAAGAAACAAGGAAAAGGCTCGGTGGTTAAGTGGTGAGAGTATAGGTATGTAAACTCTTGTACAGAGAATTACGCCTCCACGAGCCTACATTTTGGAAAAGGAGAAATTAATATGAGTATAAAAGAACAACTGTATGCACCATTTACAAACATTCAGTCACGTAGAGGCCGCGGCGGTACATATGATTATGTATCTTGGAAAGCCGTAGCTGATCGTATGAATGAATCGTTTGGTGTAGGATGGTCCAGTGAAGTAGTAAACCAGGAAATTGTGGGAGAAAATGTAGTAGTTCGAGTTCGTGTACTTGCTACAAACCCAGAGTCTGGTGCCATTCAATATCAGGAAGGTTACGGTGGTGCGAAAAATGATGTAGCTGCTGAAGCAGGTAATCCATTTAAGTCTGCATATTCTAAAGCATTTAAAGACGCTTGTAAGAAATGGGGAATAGGATTATATTTGGACGAAGATGTTGAGCCTTCGTCTTCTACTAGTAAAATACCTACTGGCTATACAGGAAAAGAAATGGGCGTTCCGAATACACCCAACACAACACCTACAACAGAGCCACCGCGTGTAGTACAACAGATGCCAAAAACACCTACGTTTCCAGTAGACACACCAGAAGTTAAGAAAAATTTCACGGAACCAAATATAATAACTCCATTACCAACAAATCAAATGCCAGCAGCAGGGGGGTTGCCGATACCTCCAGGTATAAGTATGAAAATGAGTTCTGGTATTGTTGTTAAACAGGAGACTCCAGGAGTTAAAGTTGTGGCTGAACAAGAGCAAGCCCCACCAACTCCACCACCGGTACAGCAGACAATGCCAACTCCGCCTGTTGTAAATTTGAGTGCCGGTGAGAAACCAATGGTTACTAAAGCACCTACAATTAACAACGGTGCCCCTGAGAGTATTTCTGATGTACAAAAAGCAGCTCTTCATAGCATCTTAAATATTAATGGTGTCGAATATGAAACATTAGTGACAGAAACTTTCGCTGCTAATGGCATTACTAAAACCCCAATCCCGTCTCCTGATGATTTAACATATCAGGAAGCAGTTTATGTGGTTAAGTACGGAAATGATAAATTTAGAAGACGTTAAGGAGTTAATATGTCAGAAAGTAATTATAAAGTTCATAAGGAATGGATTAAAGAAGCTGAATTTGAAATATTGATTCTTGAAATCCCGAGAGACGACATTGAAGATAAGTTAGCTTACTTAGCACGTGATAAAGGAAGTATTACAAAAAGTTTCTTTGAGGATTTTGTTATAGCAACATGTGTTGCAAACATTAACCAACTTCTATTTCACATTAAACAACAACACATTGATCCTCCTAACTTGATGAATGTAAGGGCTGAGGTTATGGGGCTTATTTTGGCAATTAATTCAACATTAGACCCGGAAAACCTTGTAATTAACCATAACGCAGTAGTAAAAATTAAAGATGAAGACGGATTAAAAGACGATGAGCGTTTACTTACAGATAATAAAGCATGGAATGTTTCTTATTATGATGAAGTAATAGACCAGTACGGTACAGATGAAGTCGAAGATAAAAATGTACCTGTAAATAATGATAAGAAAAAAAGACTTCCTTCTGGCTTAAAAAATATTGATGATCTTGAATTTGAAGTAATAAAACAGTGGTGGAAACGGATTAATAAGTACATTGAAGTTAAAAAGTTTGATGAAGAGTGTATGGCCACCATGTTGAGTCAGAGATATTTTCATAACAGGTCAAGTTTTCAGACATATATTGTTTCTGTGTGTGTAGTTAATTCAGAAGACTTGTTTATAATGCTCGATAATATGGGTATTCCTAGTCGAGTAGCTCCGCCAATACTAATGCACGAAGTTTATGAATTATGTAAGGAGATTAATCCTTTTCTAACTTACGAGAACGCAAAGGAATTTATAGAGGAATTAAACGACGATGATGATGAGGACGACGATAATAAAAATAATTCTCCTCGTAGAGCTCCTAATAGAATGTCTTCACACGCAAGACAACCGTCTAAAAAAAAGAAACATACTAAGAAAAAGTTCAAAGATGTTCCTAAAGCCGACTTTCTAAGACTTGCATCTGCTATGAAAGTGTTTGTTATTGGTCAAGATAAAGCTATTGAAAACATTGTAGAGGCTGTACAAAGGGCTTGTGTAGGACTGAAAGATCCTAATAAACCGATAGGTTCGTTTTTATTTGCTGGTAGAACTGGTGTTGGTAAAACTCTTACTACAAAGGTACTAGCTGACGAATTAATTAAGGACCGTAATAACCTAGTTAATATAGACTGTTCTGAATACTCAGCAGATCACGAATACGCTAAACTGATAGGAGCCCCGTCCGGATATGTAGGACATGAACAAGGTGGTATTCTTACTAATGCTATTATAGAGAACCCGTTTAGTGTGATTGTTTTTGATGAAGTAGAAAAAGCAAGCCATAAAGTTCATGAGCTCATGCTTCAGATTCTGGAGGAGGGCAGGCTTACAGACGGTAAAGGACAGAAAGTATATTTTAAAGATTGTATTATTATTATGACATCTAATGTTGGAGTATATGAAGTCGATGAAGTAAAGAAAACTATCGGATTTGGTGATGTGGCAGACCTTACAGAAAAACGTAGGATTACAGCTATTGATAAAGCTATAAAGAAGAAATTTAAACCTGAGTTCTTGAATAGAATAGACGCAATAGTTCATTTTAATACATTAAAAAAAGTTGATTACATGAGAATTATCGACCTTGAACTTTTTAAGCTTAACGAGAATCTCAAAGCTAATGACACTGAGTACAAAGATCTTACAATTGATTTTGATGAAAAAGTTAGTAATTTTATTTATAAAAACAGCATCGATGAAGACTACGGTGCTAGACCACTAAAGAGATATATAGAGAAAGAGATTTCTAATCCTCTTTCTTCAGCATTGCTTAATAAGAATGTTGATGATAGTACAAAAGTAAATGTTTGTATTAAAAAAAGAAAGATACATTTTAAATTTGAAGCTGATTTTTTTAAGAGTGAAGAACATAAAGAAATAGGTGTATAGGAATAACAATGGGAACAATGCAAGAACTGGAAGAAGATATTGCTTTAATGCTTCATCAATTTCGTGTGGATGTAAGAAGAACTACAATGAGAGATGCATCAGTACAATTTGTAGTTGATGATTTTGGGTTAATAATCTGCTGTATTGATAGACTAGATTATACCCAAATAGATGATATAGTTAGTAATAAGTTCGAGGGATGGAGGGCTGTATTTATATCGACTAGTGATAGTATGACAGAAAAGAGGTACGAAGTTCTTTGGGCTTTAATACGGTGTGGTTACATGAAATGGTTGAGATATAGTTTTCCTAGACAGGTAAAAAATGTATTAGCAGGACATGACAATTTAGGACAGAGAATTATAGAAGAGAGATTAAGGATTTGGAATGATAAGCCTAAGTTTAAGTATCTTATTGACGATAATAAGGTTGTCTTGAAGAACGGAGTACGGTTGGAGCTTTCAAATGATCCGAGTTTTTTTGACTTTATGCCAGAAGAGGAGGTGTGACTCATATGTTTAAAGAGAATGGTAGATTTAAACCCGCGAAAAAAGAAGAGTTGGCTAATTTAAAAGGTAAAAATATGATTTGTCCTAAGTGTCAAGAGTATTCTATTGTAACTAGTGCTAATTTTTCTGACATTAGATGTAGTGAGTGTGGTACTGTTTTAGTAGAGGTTGGGATGTCTGCTGCTGGTAAATCTACAGGCAAGTAAGTAAGTTGGAGGCAAAGAACTATTATGACAGATGAAAACAATGGTAATGGTAACGGGGTTGAGGAGCATAAGGAGTCTAATGATGGACTTCAACAACTTCTTGATTCAACGTATCCACTGTTGCAAAAATTCAGAGACGCTTGTTCTGGTACTTATAAGCATTCTCAAGCTTTAGCGTCTATGGTTGAAGGGGTAGCTTTACCACTTGGACTCGATGTGATGAAGTTGAAAGTGGCAGCTCAGTATCATGACATAGGAAAGATGTTTTGTCCTAAATATTTTACTGAAAATCAGGTGGAAGATGAAAGCCCGCATGAAAAATTGAGTCCAATTATGAGCTATAATGTTATAACTAGACACGTATCCGATAGTGTTGCTATACTTATTAATGACCATAATTTTCCTAGAGACATTATAGAAATTATTAGTCAGCATCATGGTACGTCAGTACTTAAATACTTCTTTAAGAAGTCTGGTTCTGATGTAGAAGATATGTTTAGGTATAAAACTAATAAACCGACCTGTATTGAGGCGGCGATACTGATGATCTGCGACCACATAGAAGCCACCTCTAGGTCATTGGTGCAGTCTAATAAGTTTGCCCCTACAAAGGCCATAGAGGGCACTATAAATGGATTAATTAATGATGGGCAGTTAGACGATGTAGTCATGAGGCTTGGGGACTTAAAAAAGATTAAAGAAGCATTAGCCAAGGAATTGGAAGGGACTTATCAAAAGCGTGTAGATTATGACAAGGCAGAGGAAGAAAGGGAAACTGCTGTAGAGTAAGAAGAATGTTGTAGTGAATGGTAAATAAAATTAGTTACGATACATGCGTTTTAATTTGATAAATTAACTTACATTTAGGAGATCAACATGTCTTATAAAATTTCAGGAAGTATCGGTACAGATAGTAGAATACTGGTTTTCGATGAAACCACTGGCACGATAACTGGAAACGAATTAGTTTCCAGTGGAGAATACGAAGTTCTAGATGTTGGGGAAGGTAGTAAAACTGTTTTAGCTAGGAAAAGTGACGGTGAGACAGTCGGTTACGGGAATATTTCACCGATATTTTATGAGGCTTTCGGATTACTACATACTTTAGATAATCCTAACGCATATGGTACCTCTGCAGGTGATAATTTTGGTATTAATGTTTCTATTTCTGAAAATAAATGTATGATAGGTGCTACTGGTGAAGATGACGCTGAGAGTTCGAACTCTGGAAAAGCATATATTTTCGCTGTTTAATAAATAGTTTTTCTAGAAATAGTAATACGAAAAGATATATTTAAAATAGTAATATAATAGGGGAAAGGTATGATACATTTCGGATGGGTTACCATTACAATAGTTATACTAGTCGTTGCAGGTATATGGTTAACCAATGTTTACAATCAATGTAGTAAGGTAAAGGAAAAAAATAAAGAATTAGAAGTCAAATGTGCTAAAGTGTTGAGCCAAAAGAAAAGCTCTGAGGTAAGACTTGGAAAAATTGGTGAGAATATGGCTCCATTTTTTGCTCAATGGCCTTATGACCCTAATGGTTTTAGATTCTTAGGTAACCCGATAGACGGCATACAGTTTAATGAAGATTCCGTTGTATTTGTAGAGATAAAAACAGGTAAAGCAAGATTAACTAACAGCCAAAAAACTGTTAAGAGGCTCGTTAAAGAGGGCAAAGTTAGTTTTGTAACCTTTAGGGTCGGAGAAGACTGTTGTACTTTAAAAAAAGACCCCTAATAATAATTTAATATGAAATTATAAGGTCAGTTCCGTAAAGGGATTGGCCTTTTTTTAATTAACTAACCTTACTATAAATAAAGGGAGTACAATCCTTTTGCCATTCATAAACTACTTTCTAATATTGTGATCAGTATATCGTTATTTTTTATTAAGAGGAGGAGAAAAACCTGATGCCAAAAAGAAGTTTATTTACCCAATTGAGTC